GGGAGTGCATTCCGCCAATACATTTTTTTTAAGAGTGGGAAAAATAACCCGCGGAGGAAAATTAAAAAGGCCGCGTTAAAAATTGGCCGGGAATGTATTAATTACCAGTTGGTTATTATGCCCTTAGGGTTATGGTTACCGCTGTTTACAGTGGAATTCGAATCATATGGGTAATATTTCAATGGTGAAATAGATAGCGCCTTATTAATTGATCATATAGATAATAACCGGCTAAATAATAACATTAAAAACTTACGTTTAGTTGATCATATGCAGAATAATAATAATCGTGTTAATAGTAAGCGTGATAATGATTTACCTCGTTTTATTTATCGTAGTAGTAATGGCAAGCGTGATAGTAACGGACGTGATTATTTGCTGGCTCAAATTAGGATTCCTAATAGTAAGCGGCGCATTAGTAAGTCTGGTTATGATTTACCTACGTTACTAGATTGGGTGATCAAAAAATGTGCAGAGCATGGCATTCAGTATAATATTTAAAAGTCAAATATTTTATTTAATAAATTAACGCAATGCCCCTTGATTTTTATAAGTCAAGGGGTTTTTCGTATTTATTTCATTTTTGCTTTTGTTAAATATTTGTTAAGTCCAATTTAAGGCGTCTAGAACGCATTCTAAGCGCCTCAAAGGAAAAGCTAGGCAAGTGCATTGCCACTATGCCGATCGCCTCACCTGATGGATTCTAGAAAAATCAAGTACCCTAGAGCAGATATAAATGAAAAAATTACTTGCCAACCTGCTAGGTTTTATGGTATTCGCGCCCGTTTCATTAAATTTTAGGCAGTCGCTGGACGTTTGCGGGTAGTGGTTTTCTTTACGTTTCTTTACAAAAATACGCTTGCGCCATTTTCGGGAATAACCTATTATTTATCTCGTAGGACGGCAAGACGGAAACGAAAGGCCAGACTACAACGGCGGGGAAGTTTACCGCCATGCTCTTTAAAAACTAGGGAACATCTTAAAGCCTATCGGCGGTAAACTTATACATTATAAGGAATCGACGATAATGATCAAATCAAAAAACGCTTTAGTGATTAGTGCAAAACCTGCTAGCCCACTGGATAGCAGAACAAAAAATTTGTTGACAGTAGCGCAAAGATCTGTAAAATACAGATTCAAGCAATACAAGAAAGGTAAGCAGCAAGGTCTGGAAATGGTGTGGCGTAATATAATGATTGATTTATATAACTCACATCAAATCGAAAAAAGTTTAAAAAACGCTTGACACGCTAGCCGATAGGTTTTAAGATGTTCCCCGTAGTAACTGCTCTTTAACAATTTGGATAACGGTAATGTTTAGGCTAACTCCTAGCGGATTATAATCTAATAGCGTTTCAAAGTATCGAGGCGCTATTGTGGAATAATCCCCAATAAACCGGAGTATTAAAAATGCAAAACGTTATTACCGCGCCGAAAGTAGGTCAATCTGTATTCATTCCTTTTGTAACTAAAACGGATGAATTAACCGGAAAAGCCGAACGTATTAAAGGTGCGGCGCTTGATCCCTTTGATAAGATTGAAGCGGTCTATGCGGAAACGGAACGCAGTAACCACGGCAAGCCTATTTATAACGTCCGTGTTAAATCTGGCGACGTTGTAAAAATCATTCAGAAAGATGATAAATGGCAAGCTATCGCATAAATTAATGCGCCTTACATATCATGCTTAGTTAGGCAATAAAGATAACTCGAAATATTCCTAGCGTGAACGGAATAATAAACAGCGTATAAATACAATGTTGCCTTATTAATTCTCTGGCAAGCCGGATAAGGTGAGAATATAAATATATTCGGGAATTAATAAACCGCTTGAAACTGGAAATAAAAATAAAATGTTTCCGTTATATATTCTAGCTAATAGAATATATAGCGATTAACATTTAGTTAATCATAATCCCTTAATTAATAATTGAATGGAGTATTAAATTATGTCTAACGTTAAAACCGAAAAAACCGCAAAATTCTCTTGGAACGAAGAAAACACCGAAAAGGCTGTTTCTATGTATTCTGAAATGGTCGCTAAAAGCGGAATTGAATTTGCTAACAGTGACGGCCTGAAAGAAATTGCCGCCGCCGTTGGCGCTGCAAGCCCTGTTTCTGTACGTTCTAAACTGACAAGCGCAAAAGCGTACCAGAAAAGTGATAAACCGCGTAAAGTTGGCGGCGGTAGTTCCATCCGTAAAGCGCATTATGTGCGTGTTATTGCAAAACATGCCATCGATTCAGGCATTATCAAAGACGCCGACGATTTGGCATCACTGGAAAGTGCAAAATTGGAAACGCTGGACGCCGTGGCGCAACTGTTAGGCGTTGCCGATGAAGTAAAACAAGCCGCAGGTGAATAATAGTTATACCTTGCCCTTCCTAGTGGGAGGGCAATAATATAACTGTTTAGCGATAGTTATTTTCTTCCCTTAAATCAGGAGTTTTAAAAATGATTTTCTTTCCTACTGAATCTTTAATTCTAGGCTTATTTATTATGGCGGCCTCATTATTGTTTGCTTATTTTCAAAATGATTTAGATTCATATTATTTTAAACGTAAATCTAAATTAGCTAAGCGTTTGGGCTTACTTTGTTTTATTGCCGCCGTTGTTTGTGGTGTTAGTTCTAGCCTAATGCCAATTAGTTAAATGTTGCAAATTATAACGCTGTAAATAAACGGCGTTATATTTGGCAATATTTGCCAATAACAAACGTTTTTTAATCCCTTTAATGGAGTTTATTACTATGGTTATTTCCGCAGAAAAACAAACCCAGATCCTCAACCTTGCCGCTGATTTCAATTTCTACGGTAAACGTCTGCGCGCTACTAAGCTGGAAGTATGCGACGACATCTCAAAAATGGTTTACGATACTGCAAAACATTCCACCGCTATTTGTGATTGGTTGGAAGCAAATAAACCAGCGAAACCAAAAACGGCGAAAGCTGTAAAAGCTATCAAAAACGACGAACGCCCTGAAGCCGCTGGAGTTATTTCTAGCACGGTAGAAAGCTGGGAAGTAAAGCAGGGCAACCGCTTCATTATTACGTCGATTCAGAATAATACGTTCCCGCATAAAAACTTTTTGGCCGCGCTTGAACAATATGCCCAGTTTATCGGCGCTGATTTGCTCGTTTCAAAATATATTTATAATAAAAACGGTTTTCAAAATGGCGAGGGCGCCGACGGAATCAAATATGATTCTGCATTTGACAAATATATTTGCAGCAAAAACGTGTTTTTAAATAACCGCCGTTTCGCTTTCATGGCTGAAATTAACGTTTTACCAACGGCAGATTATCCGCTTTCAGGATTCGCAGAAACCGCCACGGCTTTAAATATCGAAGGTTTGGCAATCGGTCATGCTAAAATCACCGCTGAAAGTGTGCCAGCGTTAAAAGGTGAAGTAGTGCGCCGTATGTATTCAACCGGAACGGCTACGCTTAAAAACTACATTCAGCAGAAAGCAGGTCAAAAAGCCGAGGCTTTACATAATTTCGGCGCTTTGCTAGTAGAATTTGACGACGACGGAGAATTTTATTGCCGCCAGCTTGAAACAATGGACGAAAGCGGCATGTTCTACGATTTGAATGTTTGCGCTATGCCTACCGGATGTTTTGAAACATCCGATCATGTTCTAGGCTTGCAATATGGCGATATTCACGCCGAAAAATTAGATGATGATTGCGCCGTTGCATCATGGGCTAGTGAAAACAGCTTGCTTGATATTCTTAAACCGAAATATCAGTTTATTCATGATGTGCATGATTTTACATCGCGCAATCATCATAACCGCGCAAGTGGTGTATTCCTTGCTAAACAGTACGCCGCCGGACGTGACAAGGTTCTAGATGATCTTATCGATACTGGACGCGTTTTAGAGTCTATGGAGCGTGATTTCTCTCAAACAATCATTGTGGAATCTAACCATGATTTAGCTCTTTCACGCTGGCTAGATGATCGTAACGCAAACATTAAAGACGATCCCGCAAACGCGGAATTGTATCACCGTCTAAACGCTGCGATTTACGCCGCTATTGCTGAAAAGGATGATACCTTTAACGTTCTAGATTACGCCTTGCGTAATGTCGCAGGTTGCGAATTTAACGCTATTTTCCTGACGACAGACCAATCATTTAAAATCGCTGGCATTGAATGCGGCGTACACGGTCACAATGGCATTAACGGCAGTCGGGGCAATCCTAAGCAGTTTAAAAAGTTGGGACGCCTTAACACTGGTCATACTCATACGGCTAGCATTTACGGCGGCGTTTATACCGCTGGCGTGGCGGGGTCGCTTGATATGGGCTACAACGTGGGCGCGTCAAGCTGGACGCAAACGCATTTAATTACCTATGCAAACGGGCAACGTACTTTGATCGACTTTAAAAACGGTAAATTTTTTGTACAGTAAGCCAATAAATTAAAATCTTATTTGCCTAAATCCTCCAATTAGTGAGACAATATTAATTGGAGGATTATAAATGGCAAAAGAAATAGATTTTAATGAAGTTAACGAGAATGTTTATTATGATGAATCTAGCCCATCATTTTTACGATGGAAAATAAGTAAGCCCGGTGTGAAAGCTGGAAGTGTAGCGGGAACATTAAATCAGACAGGCTATTATGATGTAATGATTAATGGTGAATTATATAAAGCTCATCGTTTAATTTGGGTTTTATTTAATAAAGAAATTAACCCTGATTTAGATATAGATCATAAAATAATTTCTTACCCCGTTAACAACGATATAAATAATTTACGCCTAGTTACTCATGCTGTTAATATGACAAATAAGAGTGATTATAAAAGGCGTAATAAACTACCGAAATATATTTATCTTGATAAAGTTGATCCCATAGCGGGAGAATATTACAGGGCAAAAATTAAAAACCCTATAACAAATAAATATGTTTCAAAAGGCAATTATGATTTATCTATTCTTTTAGAATGGGTTAAATCAAAGTGTAAAGAATTTAATATCCCTTATTAAATTAATTGGAGTTATATAAATATGAAAAAGCAAAATATTCCATTCGATCGCGCTCAGTCCTCAATTGTTCTGGTTTATTCTAATGGTGAGCGGTATCACGTTGAGGCAGGGCACGTTATTGATGAACTACTAGACTTTAATGACGCTTTGCAGGTTACTACCTTTGCCTATACGCAAGGCCGCGCAAGTAGTTACATTAAGGCCGCAGGCGTTTATGTTGACACGGTGAAACAAGAAACGATTATCATCGACGCCGTAAAATCCGGCCTAGCCTTTGCAGTTGTCGCGCCTTGCCCCGCTTGTCTTGATGATCAATTGATCAGCGCAAAAGTATATACTTGTGCGGGGATTCGTTCCAGTGTATCGGGTGAAGATGTTAGTTTTATCGCTGATGCGTTGGCTTATGGTCTTTAATAGTTAATTTATTATTACCCGCTTATAAATAGCGGGTAATGCTGAATTAATCTAATCCCTTAAATGGAGAACGTAACAAAATGAATAAAGTCAATATGAATATTACCCGCGCTTTCCCGCATATTTCCCGCGTTATGATTTGGGATTTAGACGGAACGATTATAAATTCTTTCCATCGTGTAGCGCCTTGCTTTGATGATAACGGGAATTTAGATTTAAATAAGTATAAAAATGAAGCGTGTAAACATCATTTAATAATGCAGGATTCATTATTACCATTAGTTGAATATATGCGCCAGTGCATGAATGACGCAAATACTTTAAACATTATTTGCACCGCTCGACTAATGAGCAAGTCGGACTATTATTATTTGCGTAAACAAGGGTTGCGCGGTCGTGGTGATAGTAATATCCGTGTATTTTCCCGCGATACACTACACAAATATTTTGAGGCTGATAAGGTTAGCGAAATATACCACAGTAAGGACGCTATTTATAAAAGCCATTACTTTGAGTTATTTAAACAACTATATCCGAACGCTGATTTCACGATGATCGACGATCATAAAGGAGTATTGGCGGCGGCGGCATCATATGGGTTTAAAACGCTGGACGCGCAAGCTATAAACGATATTCTATCGATTGGGGTTACATTGATAGGTGAAACCTTTATTGATGAATCTCTTGAGGATGATAATGATTATCAGTTCCTAGCCGACCGCCTGCAATTATGTTGGGAAGGTATGACCGAGGAAGAACGCGCAGAATATAGTTGCAGCCCGCAACAATATATTGAGAAACTAAAAGTTGCATAATAATTAAAAATAAAATAGTCACACTGTGTAATGATAACATGGTGTGACTATTAGCTTGCTAAGTAAGGGGGCGGTAATGAGACTCATTCTCATCTGGGGAACCACTGGGCCCATCCGCATGTGTAATCTTATGAGATTTCGAGAATTGGTAATTAGCGCTAACTTAGGAGGAACACCGGTCTACCGGCTTGTCTCCTGATTCTGACATACGAAATCTCCTCCGCGACGCCCGAGATCCCTCAGACCCTTCTCGTTCAAACTCCGCACGTTTCTCCGCAAACCTCCGCTCTCTTTCCGAAAGCTCTCGCGATACCCCCGCAATATATTCACGATGTTTGTTAATAGCCCCGAGTGTTCCGAAGATTCCCGCAAGTACCCCGATAATGAAGATAGCTACAAAACTAAACATTACTTGTCTCCCCGCAGCTTACGTTCGATACGAGCTAAGTGGTTATCTAAGATGCACTGCCCTATAATTACCACAACTAGTAAAGCAATAATTACTACTTCCATTATAACCACCCCGCCATAGCTGCTAACCAAAAGAGTACAAAGATAAAGAATAACACAGTCCCGAATCCGAAAGAATTTATCCAACTTTCATATACTTCCCCTCTTTTATTTTTACTCATTTATTTAACTCCTCCACACTAGAAACTTTGTATCCCTTAAATAACTCCTGAACTGCACGTGGTCCATGAAACTGTACGCGCATCGTATTAGCCTTCTCCACCGCTAACTTTAGATCTTGGTAGGGAAAGAATCCTCCAGATATTTGATTACCTTTACTATCTTGTACTCTAACTTGCCATTTTTGTTTTAATTTATTCCAGGATACTCCTAGGTAACCAGATATACCCCAAGAAGGTCTATTACGCATATTTTCCTGCCTAGATGCATCAAATAGATTATCCCACCTATTATCATCTCTAACTCTATTATCATGGTCCACTTCTACGGGCATATATCCTTCCATGTATAAGAAGGCCAGTCTATGTGCTCTATAAGGTAGTCTGTCAATACGAATTACTATATAGCCATCTTTATCTCGATGTACCTGCTATACTACCTGCTTTTTTGTTTCCTCTACTTTGTAAATTTACAAATATACCGGTATTCGGGTCGTACCTTAGCACTTCTTTTAATCTTTCTTGCGTTAGCACGCTGCTTCTCCTGTAAGCCTGGTATTTGAAAAATTCTACATATTGCACGAACCATAACGACTGTCCCAATAATATCCATTACTTCATCAAAGCCGGATTCTTCTAGTATGAAGGATGTACCCATCACATCTTCCATTGTATCTTCTATGACGTCTTGAATGATTTCGTTAACTGCATCATGAACTGCTTTAGCCCTAGGATTCATTTCTAGTGGTAGAGGTTCCTGAAAGGGCTTATCATCTTCTTGCATAGTGTTTGCTACCAGTGACCCATCCAGAAAATAAAAAAATTTGTTTACTTGGATGCCTTTTTAATTTATACTTATATTATATAAAAATAAAGACTTGTTGACAAGTGAAATTTTGAGATTTTATGAGCTTCTTCGCAGGAAAATATACAGATGGAAAAACAGTCCTATCTTTAAATAGGGCTAGTGGAGGAGACATCAACGTTCATTACAGTCCCAACACAAACTCCATCTTCCATTCAGACATGCCTCACATGTTTGTTAAACGCCGTTTTCAGGTGGGTTTAGGGAACGCAGGTAATGGATACTTTACCGGAGCCTTACCATCCGACCTCAGCTATCTTCTAGCAAATAGGGCAAATGTGATTCTTCCAGTCCTAGTGGTACGAGATAATGCTGATGGTACAGAATATTACCACCAGATGACAGGTATTCAGAGGAACAGTACGTATAGATGGCGTAACCTTTATGAGAATATTAGTATCTGGGGTCAATATACCGGATCTATTCAGTTTGACTTGAACCTTGAATGGGGGTACTGGAAACAGGGTGGTGCTGTCTGGGATCAGATTGGTAACTATGGTACTGGTGGGCATACTATATTTGACCATGAAGGTGGTGAAGACTACGCTGCTGATGCCTATTATGATTTAGCGGGTGGTTGGATTATGTACCAATGGCGTGATCCACAGGACTGGTATATGTATACTAACTGGATACCACGTGCTCAAAGCCGTCCTATCATGAACTATGAAGACAGTCAGAACCTGGTAAATCCTGATTACATGCATCCACTTGGACCTTCTAGCAGTGTTTACGATGCTGTGTATGTTAGAGCAGGTGGTGCTAGATGTGCTACTGGTATGGGTGATCCTAATGCCTATGGTAATACAGCTTATACTAAGGTTCGTAACCTGGATTTCCCCTATCAGATTCCAATGGCTAACTCTAGTTCCGCTTATCTAACTGCTGGTGCTGAACGTCATGTGGCTAATGCGCGTATGTCTGGATTCAGTGAGGTTTACTACCCATTCACCCCAGTTCGTATGGAGTACCTATGGTTAAACGTTACGTTTGATAACTACTGGGGTTACTCAGCTGAAAACCTGTTTACTGGTAATGACATTAAGATTGCAAAAGATTCCTTCATAATTAAAGGAGTTGATCTAAGAAATACCAACTACGAAATGTTAGCAGCTGTGAGTACCGGTACTCCTAGCATTAGTAATACTTACTTCTCTAGTAACGTGTTTGCTTGGTCCTCTACAGAGATGGATGATGGTGGTGCTTTCAGATTCTTTGGTGCTAATGCCTGGGGCGGTTTGAAAGGATTTACTGGAAGTAACACAGGTAGTACAGTGGGTAACTCAACACCATGGAATATCGGATTGTACAGACTTCCACAAAATAGTAATATCGAGATTAACTCCCCACAGAATAAGATAGCTATTAACGGTGTGGATATCTGGAGTCCCAATGTAAGACCTCTACATTTATTTACGCAGAATAAAGCCAACAATATTATTCTTGGAGATAATGGTAGGCTGTATCCTATGGCATATGGTGAAACCAGATTAATAAACACAGTTGATGTTGGTTTAGGTGGTAGTCCAGAACCTTCCACGATTCTCCTAAGTATTGAATGGATGGGTAACTCTCTATGTGATACTGATGGTGACGTAAACATGCAGCGTATTGGTAACAATGCTGGTAGCGGTGCAGGTAGTGGTCCATATGTGGGGGCTGCCAGACGTTTGACTAAGTATGACTATGACGCTGGTGATGGTGTTTCTCACCAAATTGTAGTATTACATACAAATACTTTTGTACCTATTCTAACTACTAATACTATCTCGTATGCTGGAGGTGCTGCTGGTGCTCCTCGAAACAAATTCCAATACTATATCAGAAAGAACGCCTCCAATATCCTAGAATTCTGGGTAACTTCTAGGGCATTGCCAATGAGCGGTCTGCCTGTTTCATATACTCCGTGGGTTCAATACCACAAACTAAGACTTAATATTCAGAGGTTAACATAATGGCAAATGATGTTTTAGTACCGGATCTTATGTCCCCTGAAGGCATGGATGTAATCGAGGCTTATTTACAGTGCGGTAGCGATGTACGCATGGCTGCCCGTAGTCTTGGTATGTCGGAAATTGCATTCAGGGATATTATGAATCGTGGGGAAGTTAAGAACTACCTCAATGATATCTTTATGGAAAGTGGGTTCCGCAACCGTGACAAGTTGTTTGGAGTTCTTGATGAGGTTATCAAGCGTAAGCTGGAAGAACTTGAAGAAACGGGTATGGGATCTGACCAGGATATCATGGATATTCTGTGGAAAGCCCATAAAATGAAGATGGAAGAAATGAAGATGATGGTAGAGCTGGAGAAGGCAAGAGCTGCCACTCGTGCTCCTACTAATCAGACTAATATTCAGAACAATATTATTGCTGGCTCCGGTGATCAGAACTACATGGACTTAATTACCTCGCTAGCAACGGGAGGTAAAAGGTAATGGAGGTCTCAAGACCCTATATTAACACAACAGACGTCATAGACTTTGGGATTGATAAACGTTTCTTTCGTTTACCAGTTTCCAGTATTCTAGCTCAAGAGGGGATTACGCCTAATGCCCCTCAGGTAGCTATTATTAACGCACTGGAAGATCCTAGACATCGTTTCGTAACTGCTTGTGTATCACGTCGTGTAGGTAAGTCATTTATCGCATATACACTTGGGTTCCTAAAACTGCTAGAACCTAATGTAAAAGTGCTGGTAGTTGCACCTAACTACTCACTAGCAAACATCGGTTGGTCACAGATTCGTGGTCTAATTAAAAAATATGGATTGCAGACTGAGCGTGAGAATGCCAAAGATAAAGAAATTGAGCTGGCCAACGGTTCTCTGTTCAAATTAGCTTCTGCTGCTCAGGCTGACTCCGCAGTTGGTCGTTCCTATGATTTCATCATCTTTGATGAAGCCGCAATCTCTGACGTTGGTGGTGCTGCATTCGATATTCAGCTTCGTCCAACCCTAGATAAACCAAACTCTAAGGCTCTTTTCATTTCTACCCCTCGTGGTGGTAACTGGTTCAAAGAGTTTTATGAGAAAGGATTTAACGAGACACTACCTAACTGGGTATCTATCCATGGGACGTATCGTGACAACCCACGTGCTGACCTTAACGATATCGAGGAAGCTCGTCGTACTGTTAGTAAAAACTACTTCCGACAAGAATATGAGGCTGACTTCTCTGTGTTCGAAGGACAGATCTTTGATACCTTCAACGCCATTGAGCATGTTAAAGACCTTAAAGGTATGCGTCACTTCTTTAAAGATGATGAAGCATTCGAAACCTTACTTGGTATTGACGTTGGTTATCGAGATCCTACCGCAGTTCTTACTATTAAATATCATTACGATACCGATATCTACTATGTATTGGAGGAATACCAGCAAGCTGAGAAGACCACGGCTCAACATGCAGCATATATTCAGCACTGTATAGATCGTTACAACGTTGATCGTATCTTTGTGGACTCCGCAGCAGCCCAATTCCGCCAGGACTTAGCTTACGAGCACGAAATTGCATCAGCTCCAGCTAAAAAATCTGTTCTAGATGGCCTAGCATGTTTGCAAGCGTTATTCCAGCAAGGGAAAATTATTGTGGATGCCTCATGTTCCTCCTTAATTCATGCATTGCAGAACTATAAGTGGGACTTCCAGGAAGGCGAAGAGAAATTATCACGTGAAAAACCACGTCATGATGCAAACTCTCACCTTTGTGACGCGCTCCGCTATGGAATTTACTCTATTTCCCGTGGTAAATAAATAAGTATAGGATGGGATACTACTCAGTTGGTATCCCATTCCTGTATTTTAAAATCCCCTTTACAAATTCGATACGATTATGTATACTATATTCATTGATCGGGAGAACTTCTCCCATAATAGAACGTAAACAAGAAAAATTAATGCTCTACATGGGTGTAGGAGATTCTATGGGTCGACAAAAGCTAACAATAAAAGATATAAATATTAGATTAGCTGATCGTGGAATCCAAATTGTCGGTGAATATGTAAACCAACGTACAAAAACAGTATTTAAATGCCAGAGAGCACACGTTTGGGAAGCAACACCACATTCTATACTCCATATGAGGAGAGGTTGTCCACACTGCTCCAATAATACAATATCGTTAGATGAAGTTAGTAACAGAATATCTAATATAGGGTATACTCTGTTAAGCAGCTATACTAATGCTAAAACAAAACTACATCTACGCTGCAATAATGGGCATGACTGTTTCATTACCTTAGATGGATTGACTCAAGGTAAGAGATGTCCTTATTGTTCTCTTAAGTGGGAGAATGGTGGATTCCTCTATATCATGTCCTTCTCTAGCGGTACTAAAGTAGGCATAAGCTTATATCCCGAGAAACGGTTGAATGAAGTTAAAAGAGAATCTGGATTTTCTGACCTGTACTTGTTCACCATGTATCATCTGCCAGATAGAGAGACTGCTTTAGATTTAGAAAAGGAAGTTCACAGAGAATATTATAATAAAAACTGTGGGTTTTCTAATTTTACAGGAAGCACGGAATTTTTTAATGTTGCTCCTGAGGATATAGTAATCTTTCTAAATAGCTTTGGATTGGAGGAGTATGGCCACTAATACTAAGTACAAACGTGATGCCATTTCCATAATGAGGGATGGTATAAAATCTAGGTATAGTAAGGATGGTTGCTGTGCTATATGTGGTAGTAGTGAAGACCTAGAACTTCATCACTATCATACTATATCTCAGCTAATAAAAAAATTTGCTAAAGAACTCCAGCTGGATTTCACTGATGAGAATATCGTCCTTTCAAATAGGGAAGCATTCTACAAGAAATATGAGCATGAGTTAGTTAGGGACGTGGTAACATTGTGCCAGCACCATCACCAACTATTACATAAGGTTTACACAAAAGAACCTCCTTTATTTTCTGCTAATAAGCAAAAAGTGTGGGTTCAAAAGCAGAAAGACAAAATACAGAATCCTCAAGAAAAGACACAAGTCAAGACTGAAACAAAATCAGGATTCGCAAGGTTCTTATAATGGGTTTTAAAAGCTGGATTACTGAAAAGCTAAATCCGGGTCAACGTATTATAAGAGACATGGAACCAGTTAGTCATCGCACTAACCGTAAGCCTTTTACCACTGGACAAGCCTATAGCAAGATTGAGATTCTCAATCGAACTGCTAATATGGTTATAGATAGTGCGGCGGAGTGTTCTTATACTGTCGGAGATAAATATAATATTGTTACGTACGCTAATGGCGTCAAAACAAAGACTCTAGACACTCTCTTAAATGTACGACCTAATCCATTCATGGATATAAGCACATTCCGTAGACTTGTAGTCACTGACCTACTTTTTGAAGGTTGTGCATACATCTATTGGGATGGCACATCGCTTTACCACGTCCCGGCTGCTCTTATGCAGGTCGAGGCAGATGCCAATAAGTTTATCAAAAAATTTACATTTAATAATCAGATAGACTATCGCGTAGATGAGATTATCTTTATAAAGGATAACAGTTACGTGTGTGGCACAAACTCTCAAATTTCTGGACAATCTCGTGTTGCTACTGTTATTGATTCTCTTGAGAAGCGTTCTAAGATGCTTAACTTTAAAGAGAAATTCCTCGATAACGGAACCGTGATTGGTCTTATTCTTGAGACGGATGAAATCCTGAACAAGAAATTGCGTGAGCGTAAACAAGAAGAATTACAACTCGATTATAATCCTAGTACGGGTCAGTCTTCTGTCCTGATTCTAGATGGTGGTATGAAAGCTAAACCGTACTCCCAAATATCCTCTTTTAAAGATCTAGACTTTAAGGAAGACATCGAAGGATTTAATAAATCTATTTGTCTAGCCTTTGGAGTTCCGCAAGTACTGCTTGATGGTGGTAATAATGCGAACATTCGACCAAACATCGAATTGTTCTATTATATGACTATCATTCCTATGCTGAACAAACTGACTAGTTCTCTTACTTTCTTTTTTGGTTATAAGATCACTCCTAATACTAAGGAAGTCGCAGCATTAACACCAGATAAAGAAGCAGAGGCTAAACATTTAACCTCATTGGTTAATAATGGTATTATAACCGGTAACGAAGCTCGTTCAGAGCTGAACCTTGAGCCTTTAGATGATGAGCAGATGAATAAGATCCGTATTCCTGCTAACGTCGCTGGTTCTGCAACAGGTGTATCTGGTCAAGAAGGTGGTAGACCTAAAGGTTCCACCGAGGGAGATTAAGAATGATTGATTATAGTGGTCTAAGGACCATTTTTGGTGAAAAACTACCAGAATCTCATATCTTCTTTGCTACGGTTGCTGCGCATAAATATGTTCCTAGCTATGCTTTTCTGCGTAGAGAACTAGGACTTTCATCTGCGCATACTAACCGTAAAGTATGGAAGAAATTTGTAGAGGCTTATGGTAAAGCAATTCCTCCAGCTCCACCATTAACTCTTTCTAAAGATTTAACTGCTAGCATGTCCGTTGATACTGGAGCAGCTTTAACACTTTCTGTTACTGCAACTGGTGGTACTGGTCCATATACCTATGCATGGACTAAAAATGGTTCTCCTATTCCTGGTGCTTCAGGAGCTACCTATACTAAGCCTACAGCAGCAGCTGAGGATGCAGGCTCTTATAAAGTAACTGTAACAGATAGTAAGCGAGTAAGTAAGGATTCTACTGCGTGTACTGTGACAGTTAACCTTGGTGTTGGAGGCTAATAAATGACACAAGCTGCTATTGACTATAACAAGTTAAAATCAGCACCCGTTCATTTAGATGCTTATATTAAATCTATTGATAGCGAATCCAAAGAAGGTGTTGTAAAAATCCGTGGATTCGCTAATACAATTAGTAAAGATCGCGCTGGTGATGTAATTCCTGCTTCTGCGTGGAAAACGTCTAATGCACTTACTAACTACATGAAAAACCCGATTATTCTTTTCGGACACGATCATCGTCGTCCAATCGGTAAGTGTATTGATCTTAACCCTACTGAAATGGGTCTCGAAATCGAATGCGAGATCTATGAAAGTTCTGATCCGGCTATCTTTTCACTAATTAAAAACGGTGTACTGAAAACTTTTAGTATCGGATTCCGCTGCCTAGATGCAGAGTGGGATGAAGCTACTGATATATTTATTATTAAAGATTTAGAACTATACGAAGTCTCGGTAGTTTCTGTACCTTGTAATCAGGACTCAACATTCAATCTCGCTAAGAGCATGAATGGTCATGATTATACTGAATGGCGTAAATCTTTTACTGCAATAAGTTCTAAAGCTGTCCCAGCTCAAGAACGTAATCTTTCTGAACTAGAAAAACTTGCGATAGCTTTAGGCTACGTTAAAGAATAACGGAGAATTATTTAAAAATGACTATTGATATTAATAAGCTGAAAGAAGAACTTGGTCTGGGTGATCTGGCTAAATCTCTGGAAGGTCTGACCGCTGCTCAGAAAGCTCAGGAAGCTGAACGTATGCGTAAAGAGCAGGAAGAAAAAGAACTGGCTCGTATGAATGACCTAGTTTCTAAAGCTGTTGGTGAAGACCGTAAGCGTCTGGAAGAGGCTCTGGATTTGGTTAAGTCTCTGGATGAGAAATCTAAGAAGAGCGCAGAACTGTTTGCACAAACTGTAGAAAAACAACAGGAAACTATTGTTGGTCTTCAGGACGAAATTAAATCTCTGCTAACAGCTCGTGAAGGTCGTTCCTTCGTTGGTGATAGTGTTGCTAAAGCACTGTATGGTACTCAGGAAAACTTTGAAGACGAAGTAGAAAAACTGGTTCTGTTGTCTTACGTAATGGAAAAAGGTGTATTCGAAACCGAACACGGTCAAAAACACCTGAAAGCAGTGAATCAGTCTTCTTCTGTAGAAGTTTCTAGTGAAAGCTATGAAACTATTTTCTCTCAGCGTATTATCCGTGACCTGCAGAAAGAGCTGGTAGTTGGCGCACTGTTTGAAGAACTGCCGATGTCCAGTAAGATTCTTACTATGCTGGTTGAACCGGATGCTGGTAAAGCTACTTGGGTTGCTGCTTCTACTTATGGTACTGATACTACTACCGGTGATGAAGTTAAAGGTGCTCTTAAAGAAATTCACTTCAGTACTTACAAACTGGCTGCTAAGTCCTTCATTACTGATGAAACTGAAGAAGATGCAATCTTCTCCCTGCTGCCGCTGCTGCGTAAGCGTCTGATTGAAGCACACGCTGTTTCTATCGAAGAAGCTTTTATGACTGGTGATGGTACTGGTAAGCCGAAAGGTCTGTTGAAACTGGCTGAAGATGATGGTGCTAAAGTTACTACTGAAGCTAAAGCTGATGGTTCTGTTCTGGTAACTGCTAAAACTATCTCTAAACTGCGTCGTAAACTGGGCCGTCATGGTCTGAAACTGAGCAAACTGGTACTTATCGTATCTATGGATGCTTACTATGATCTTCTGGAAGATGAAGAATGGCAGGATGTTGCACAGGTTGGTAACGATGCTGTTAAACTGCAAGGTCAGGTTGGTCGTATTTATGGTCTGCCGGTTGTGGTTTCTGAGTACTTCCCAGCTAAAGCAGCTGAGAAAGAGTTCGCAGTTATTGTTTATAAAGATAACTTCGTAATGCCACGTCAGCGTGCTGTTACTGTTGAACGTGAGCGCCAAGCTGGTAAACAGCGTGATGCATACTACGTTACTCAGCGTGTTAACCTGCAACGTTACTTTAGTAATGGTGTTGTATCCGGTGCTTACGCTACCGCTTAATACAGGCTTTTCAGCCGATAAGGAGAGCTTCGGCTCTCCTTTTTTATTGGGAAAAATAAATGCAAATAATCACAGCTGAAGACTATAGATTATACGGTGGTTTAAAACGACCTGAACTAGAATCTGGAATAGAGATGATGATTACTGCTGCCAATGCGCTGATTACTAGCCTTTTAGGTATGGATGATGCTGATGCGGTAGACCAGTTAATCAATACAAAACCTACTCGTAAAAAATACTTTTTAAGTTCTCCCTCAGCTACTTCAGTAACCAAAATGACTATTAATGATAAGGAGATAGATCCCGAACAGTATAAGTTGTACTCTGATGGGGTTATACTTCTTAAATTTAATCCTCCGGAAGGTTATATGGATGTAGAATACACACAAGGTGGATTTAATCCAATACCTGAGGATCTCAAACTTGCAGCATGTATGCTAGTAGATCATTGGCATAAACAGGATTACCGTCAAGCTAAAACAATTGGCGGAGAAACAGTTACTTTTAATAATACTAAGTCTGGTATTCCAGAGCATATTCGTACTATTATTGAAGTTTACAGGAGAGTATAATGTCTCTTTCTGACTTAGCTACACAAATTATTAAGGAGCAGCTAGATAATGTTGGGCGTTCCGAGAACAATAAGAATACTGTTGTATATTCTATTGAAACAGGACTAAAAGATCCTACTAGGGATGGTACTGTTGCTCAGGTATCTTTTAAGTTCTCAAAACCTGTATCCCAAGATCTCCTTAATGTTAGGACCGCTTCTATTCTAAAAGCTGTATCTTCTAGCTTAGATCTAACAGGAGACTTAGGGGCTTTAGAAAGCCTTATTCAAGCAACCGCTGGTAAAAAATCCTCTGTAGGTAAAAAACGTTCTACTGGTAGGGTACAGGTAAACTTTGGTGATCCTAGTGATGTTGAGGGTGGGTATTCCGGCGCAGTAACAGGTGCTTCTGGTCGTTTTGTATCAAACAGTAATATGAAGGTTATTCTGGAGTTGGTTGCTAAAGAATACTTAATAAAGGATATGAAAAAAGCAGGAGCTCCACTTAAATTTAGAACAGGTCGTTTTGCAAATTCTCTAAAAGTTAAAGATGTTATGCTTAGAGATGCTGGAACTAGCAAAGGTGCTCCTGAATTAAATGTTACATATAATTATATGGTACGTCCATATTCAGTATTTAATCCTGCAGTATCTACATATCGAAGATTGTCATTACGACCCTACCCAGGTGCTAGAAACCCTCAAAGACTAATTGGAGAGGCTATAGCTAAAGCTGCAAGAGACTTAATTCACTCCAGATACAAAATTAAGGTTAATCAAGGAACCTAATAAATGGATCACAGAACAAGTATAGCACAAGCTCTGGTTGATCGAATAGCCAAACAAATGGATGGCTCCCGACCAGATGAATATTTTAATAACTTGTATGGAAACGTCTCACGTCAAACTTATAAGTTTGAGGAGATACGAGAGTTTCCTTATGTTGCAGTTCATATCGGAACTGAAACTGGGCAGTATCTTCCTTCAGGTCAACAGTGGATGTTTTTAGAACTTCCAATCCTGGTGTACGATAAAGAGAAAACAGACATTCAAGAGCAACTTGAAAAACTCGTAGCGGATATAAAAACCGTTATTGACACAGGTGGAAATTTAGAATATACTGTTAGTAAACCTAATGGATCGACCTTCCCATGTGAGGCGACTGATATGAGCATTACATCAGTTAGTACAGATGAGGGTCTACTGGCCCCATATGGTTTAGCAGAAATAAATGTAACAGTGAGGTATCAGCCTCCACGTAGGTCACTTCGCAGATAAGTTACAGATTAGGAGAAAATAATTAAATGTCTTTACAACTATTACGTAATACTCGAATCTTCGTGTCTACGGTTAAGACTGGTCATGATAAGACCAACACGCAAGAGATTCTAGTTCAGGATGATATTTCTTGGGGTCAGGACAGTAACTCAACAGATATTACTGTTAATGAAGCTGGTCCGCGTCCAACTCGTGGTTCTAAACGTTTTAATGACTCTTTAAACGCGGCTGAGTGGAGTTTCTCTACTTATATCCTGCCATATAAAGATAAAACTACTAACAAACAGATTGTTCCTGACTATATGTTATGGCACGCTCTTTCTAGTGGTAAAGCATTAAACCTTGAGGGAGACACAGGTGCGCATAATAATGAAGCTAACTTCATGGTTAACTTTAAAGATAACTCTTATCATGAGTTAGCAATGTTACATATTTATATTCTGACTGATAAAGCATGGAGTTATATCGATTCCTGTCAGATTAATCAGGCAGAAGTTAACGTTGATATTGAGGATATTGGTCGTGTAACTTGGTCTGGTAATGGTAATCAGCTTATTCCTCTGGATGCGCAACCATTTGATCCGGATGCATTAGGTATTGATGATGAAACCTATATGACTATTCAGAGTTCTTACATTAAGAACAAGTTAACTATCCTGAAAATTAAGGATATGGATTCTGATAAGGCATATGATATTCCTATTACTGGTGGTACTTTTACCATTAATAACAACATCACGTACCTAACCCCGGATATTATGTCACGTGTAAATATTTCAATTGGCTCATTTACAGGTGCATTTGAGTTAACGGGTTCTCTAACGGCATACCTTAACGATAAAGCTCTAGGATCTATGGAATTATATAAAGATCTAATTAAAACCCTTAAGGTAGTTAACCGTTTTGAAATCGCACTTATCCTCGGTGGTGAATATGATGATGAACGTCCGGCAGCTGTGTTAGTTGCTAAACAGGCACACGTTAACATTCCTACTATTGAGACTGATGATGTACTTGGTACTTCAGTAGAGTTTAAGGCTATTCCTACAGATTTGGATACTGGTGACGAAGGTTATCTTGGATTTTCTAACAAGTATACAAAAACTACTGTGGCTAATCTGATTGCTACGGGGGATGGTGCTAAAACTCCACCAAAACTAGTCGAATCAATCACAGTTAAATCTGCTGCTGATGCTACTTCTGTAACAAATAGTAATACTTTACAGATGTCTGTTGAGGTAACACCTCCAGAAGCTACTAATAAGGCTGTGACTTGGTCTATCTCTAGTGGTGACGCCGCTACGATTGATGCCGAATCTGGACTATTAACAGCCGATGCTTCTAGAACTGGTGAAGTTACTGTGAAGGCTGTAGCTAAAGACGGTTCTGGTGTAGAAGGTACTAAAACTATCACAGTTAGTGCTGGTGGTTAAATAAATGTACTACTCTCTAATGCGAGAGTCAAAAGTTTTAGTTGAGTATGATGGTAGGGCATTTCATTTTGATGCCCTAACAAACTATGATGTACAAACCTCCTACGAAGAATTTAAGACTCTTCGTAGGACTATTCATCGTAGAACTAACTATGCAGACTCTATTATAAATGCTCAAACTCCTTCTTCCATATCATTAGCAATAAATTTTAGTAATACACTTACTGAAGCTAACTTTTTTGAATGGCTAGGTTTTGATAGAAAAGGTAATACTTTCTTACTACCACTATATAGTAACAATATTGAACCTATTATGTTTAATATCTATATAGTAAATAAAGATAATAACTGTGTATATTTTGAGAACTGCTATGTATCTACTGTAGATTTTTCTTTGGATAAGAATATACCAATTCTTAACGTTGGTATCGAATCAGGGAAATTCTCCGAAGTATCTACATATAGAGAAGCAGCTTCTATTATACAGGGTGAAGCAATGTCTTATAGCCCGGTAATAGTTTCTACTAACGGTAGCATCTTACCTGGTCTTATTTCCGCTTCTTTATCTTTTCAACAGCAATGCTCTTGGAGAGAAGATAAGAGTGTTTTTGATATAAATAAAGTCTATAATAATAAAAGAGCCTATGTAAATGAAATGAATGCTTCAGCAACCATTTCTCTATATTACTTAAAACGTTTTGCTGGAGATATGGTTTACAATATTGAACCAGAAACCGATGTACCTTTAAATATAAGAAATAATAATATTTCTATAGATTTTCCTTTAGCACGTATTACAAAACGCCTAAATTTCTCAGATGTGTATAAAGTTGAGTGGGATATTATACCTACTGCTTCTTCAGACCCTGTGAGAATAGATTTCTTTGGAGAAATTAAAAATGATTAACTTAAAAGATATTACTCTTGATACCCGTACTATTACTCTTTCATACCCAGGTATGCCAAACTTTAAGCTAGAGCTTAACTACATGTCTCGTGCTACTTCTAAGCGTGTTGTCTCTTCTGCCAAACGCGATGAATGGGTTAATGGTACTCTAATTCAAGTACAGGATGACGATAAGTTTATTGAGGCTTTCGTTGATGCTGCGATTAAAGGTTGGACTGGTTTGACTGTAGGCGATGTTGAAAAACTGATGCTGATTGAAACAGATGCTGATCCTGCTACTGAAGTTTCATTTAGTCGTGATAATGCTGTAATGCTTATGCAGAACTCTGCTGCGTTTGATTCTTGGATCAACCAGACAGTGTTCCACTTAGACACTTTTCGTAGCTCAAAAGCGTAAAGAACTACTAGATGCTGTTGCTGATTTTGCAGATAAGTGTATTAAAAGCTCAGCATCTAAAATGACTAAACAACAATATTTAATACTTTGTGAGTCAATGGGTATAGAACCTGATCCTAAGGCTATGCCTGTTGAACTTGAAGATTTTCCACCTATTGTAGCTATTAGTATGAATATTTATAATAGTCTAGTTGACTGTTTCATACCTGGTGACTTCCCTATCTTTATAGGTAAAGACAAGGCTGCCCTAGGTGTTTTATTCGATATTTATGGGATTACCGATCCTATAGAAAAAGAATTTGTTCTACACATCATCAATATATTTGATGCTAAAGCTGTAGACGCTGCACGTAAACGTGCTGAGAAGCATAAGCCGCAAAACGGTAGAATACCTAACGTTAAGCCACATGCTAGATCTCGTGCACGGTAAAAGTTTCCTCCAATGGGGCGTTCCACGATGAGGCTTGGCTCTGGGTGATATGCCCAGAGCCTTTTTATTGGGAAAAATAAAATATGACTGATAAGCTAATACGAGAATTACTAATAGACGTTAAACAGAAGGGGGCAACTCGTACTGCAAAGTCTATTGAAAACGTATCTGATGCATTAGAGAATGCTGCTGCGGCTTCTGAGCTAACGAATGAACAGTTAGGTAAAATGCCCAAAACTCTATACTCCATTGAGAGGGCAGCAGATAGAGCAGCAAAAAGTCTTACTAAAATGCAGGCTAGTAGGGGTATGCTTAGTGTTACTAAATCTATTAATGATATAGGAGCTAAGCTGGACGACCTTGCTATTACAATGATCGAGGTAGCTGATAAGCTAGAAGTTGGATTCGATGGAGTTTCTAGATCTGTTAAAACAATGGGCAATGATGTTGCAGCTGCAACAGAGAAAGTTCAAGATAGGTTATACGACACTAATAGGGCTTTAGGAGGTACGGCTAAAGGCTTTAATGATACTACTGGTGCTGCTGGTAGAGCTTCTAGAGCTATTGGTAATACTTCTGGTTCGGCACGTGGGGCTACCCGTGACTTTGCAGCAATGGCTAAGATCGGTGGTAGTTTACCTATTATGTATGCAGCTCTTGCTTCCAACATCTTCGTTTTGCAATCTGCATTCGAACAACTTAAACTAGGTGATCAGCTAAATCGTCTAGAAAAATTTGGTGTTATAGTGGGTACTCAGACAGGTACTCCTGTTCAGTCCCTTGCTAGATCCCTACAAGAAGCAGCCGGGTACGCTATTTCCTTTGAAGAAGCTATGAGACAAGCATCCTCTGCTTCTGCATACGGTTTTGATGCTGAACAACTTAATAAATTTGGTCTAGTAGCTCGTCGTGCTGCTGCTGTTCTTGGCGTTGATATGACTGATGCACTTAACCGTGTAATTAAGGGTGTATCTAAACAGGAAATCGAACTTCTGGATGAGCTTGGTGTTACTATTCGTCTTAACGATGCTTATGCTGATTACGTTAAACAGTTAAATGCTGCAAACACAGGTATAACATATAATATTAATAGCCTTACTACCTTCCAGAAACAGCAAGCGTATGCTAATGCTGTTATAGCAGAGTCTACTAAACGTTTTGGTTACTTAGATGAAGTTTTACGTGCTACCCCGTGGGAGCAGTTTGCCGCTAATGCTGATGCCGCACTGAGAAAGATTCAGCAGGCTGCTGCTAAGTACTTAGGGCCAGTAATTGATGCTATCAACACAGTATTTTATACTTCTCAGGCTTCTGTATCTGCTGAAGCAGCTAGAGCTCAAGAAAAAACTAATAGACAGATAGATCCTACCAACGTTGGTGCTGTTGCTTTAAGTTTGGCCGCTTCTGAAGAAGGCTATAATAAAGCTCTAGATATGTATAAGGAATCTCTTGATAAGCGTAATAAGCTAAAATCCGAATTCGATAAACGAATGGAGCAAGCGGATTTCTATACAAGATTAGCCATACGTCAAGTTGGTGAAGGTATTCCTGTTGGTCTTGCTGCTGCCGGTGCTTCCGAAGCTAATAAAAAATTCGTAGAAGAAACTGCGGCTATGGGTCTACAAGTAACCAGACTAGGTAAGGAGGTAGAAGATTCTACTGAAAACCTTAATGCTTGGAAGTCAGCCTATCAAGCTGCGGGTGCTGCTGCTGCAAAAGCTAATCCAGAATTCCAAAAACAGATTAATCTACAGAGGGATACTACTGATCCTGGTGCTGTATATGACTTTAACTCCACAGTATTAAAAGGACTAACTGAACAACAGAAAGCATATAATCAAACTAAGAAAACTGCTAGTGACTTAGCTAATGATATACAAAACGTTGCTCAGAATACAGATACTGCAGCTAAAACTAGTGCTACTTTAGCAGATGCTATAAAAAACATAGAATCTCTATCTCAAGGTACCGGTAAAAGCGCAGATGAGTATGTTAAAAACCTTAACCTAGGTTATAACACACTATCTGAGATGAAAACTGCTTCTCAAGCCTTGTCTGAATACGTTAAGCTAACTGGTAATGAGACTAAGAATCAGTTGGCTGTTCATCAGAAGATAGCAGATGTGTATAATCAAACTAAGGATAAGGAAAAGGCTCAGGAAGCTGGTAGACGTTTAGAGTTGCAACAGTTAGAAGAGCAAGAAGCTGCTTTACGCCGTGTTCTTCAAACAAACCAGGGAAATAAAGCTGTTGAGAAAGAAATTGAAAAAATTCAGCTGGAGAAACTTAAACTTACCAATCAGGGTATGGAAGCCCAGAAGAAGGTCAAGGATTACACAGATAAAATTCTTGGTGTAGATCGTGAGATAGCTCTTCTGAATGACCGTACTATGACTACTACTCAATATAGATTAGCTCAGCTAAAACTAGAACTAACTGTAGAGAAAGAGAAGTACGAATGGTATACAAAACAAGCGGACAAACAGAAAGAGGCGGAACAGTCTAGACGTGCGCAAGCACAAATAAGCCGGGAGTTATGGGAGGCGGAGAAGCAGGCAACTGCCTCACATGTATCAGCTCTCATGGATGCACTAGAAGTCAGCCAAACACAAAGAAATGTTACTGGCCAAGCTCAGATTCTTACGGAAAGATTATCTGTTTTGCAAGAACAGCTAGAACTATCTAAGGGCAATACCGAAGAAGAGATCAAGTATCGTAATGAGATCTATAAAACTGCTGCTGCTCTAGAGCAACTTAGAAAGCAAAGAGAAGGCCAAATGCAGCAACAGGTAGGATCTTCTGTGGGTGCTGTGTACACTCCTACAACTGGACTATCTGGGGAAGACAAAGATTTTGCAGATATGCAAAATAGAATGGCTTCTTATGATCAGGCAATCTCTAAGCTATCTGAATTAAATTCTGAAGCAACCGCTGTGGCTCAAAGTATGGGTAACTTAACTAACGCTATGATTCAGTTCTCTCAGGGATCCCTAGATACTACCTCCTTGATTGCTTCTGGCATGCAAACTGTATCTTCTATGATTCAGTATAGTACTAGTCAACAGGTTAGTGCTATTGATGCAGCTATCGCAGCGGAGCAGAAACGTGATGGTAAATCAGAAGCATCTAAAGCTAAATTGAAGAAGCTAGAAGCTGAAAAGCTGAAGATTCAACAAGATGCAGCTAAGAAGCAGATTATCATCCAAACTGCAGTAGCAGTTATGCAGGCAGCAACAGCTGTACCATACCCGTTCTCTATCCCTCTGATGGTAGCGGCAGGATTAGCAGGTGCTCTGGCATTAGCGCAGGCATCCTCTGCCTCTAGTATGTCAAGTATTGCAGATTCTGGAGCGGATACTACTAGTTATTTAACTCTTGGAGAGCGTCAGAAGAACATTGATGTATCTATGTCTGCTAATGCTGGAGAACTATCTTATGTACGTGGTGATCAAGGTATTGGTAATGCTAATTCATTTGTGCCGCGTGCCGAAGGTGGTAATATGTACCCAGGGGTTAGCTACCAGATGGGAGAACATGGTACAGAAGTAATTACACCTATGATTCCTATGAAAGCTACGCCTAATGATGAGTTAAAAAATTCCTCTAATTCAACCTCAGGAAGACCTATCATCCTGAATATTAGTGCTATGGATGCCGCTAGTTTTAGAGAGTTCGCCTCTAGTAATAGCGGTGCTCTGAGGGATGCAGTAGAATTAGCTCTGAATGAGAATGGTGCTAGCCTAAAAACACTAGGAAATTCTTAAAACTGGAGGAGGACTTTGAGTCCTCCTTTTCTTTATGGAAAAATAAAAATTTCTTGATAAAATTTTCTAATACTATTATAATAATTGTATCTAAGAGGAGAAATTAACTATGAGATTACCAGACCCATACACGAATCCAGAACTTTCAGGATTAGGATTCGAAAGTGTTAACCTGATTGATAATGACCCAGTAATTCGTGATGAGTTACCTAATGGTAAAGTTAACGAAGTTAAGGTATCTGCTCAGTACTGGGGTATAAACATTTCTTACCCAGAATTGTTTCCAGATGAATATAGTGTTCTAGATTCCTTTATTCTAGAGTATAAGAGGACAGGAGGCTACATTGATGTTATATTACCTCAGTATGAGGCTTTTAGGGTTAGGGGTAATACTAACTCAGTAAATATACCAGCAGGACAAAAAGGTTCCAATATTACTATGGATACAAAAGGGCTCCTAACGGGTACTCCAAAACCGGGGGATCTATTTAAGCTGTCTAACCACCCAAAAGTATATAAAATAACATCATTTAACAAATCAGGCAATATATGGTCTATAAATTTATACCCTGATTTATTTGTAACTACTACTGGAGCTGAAAAACCAGTATTTAATGGGATACTATTTAGAACAAAACTCATGAATGGTGATGCTTTCGGATCTACATTAAATAATAACGGAACATATTCCGGCATCTCATTAAATTTACGGGAAAGTTTATGAAAAAAATACTAGATAGTGCTAGAAACTACTTAAAAAATAATAGCAGAATAAAAACTGCTAGTCTAATTTCCCTAGAGTTACCTGGCTCTACTGGTACTAGTACTGCTTTTATTTATTTAACTGATTATTTTAGGGATGTACTATATAATGGCATCCTATACCAGGCAGGTAAAGTTAAGTCTATTAGCTCACACAAACAAAATAGAGATTTATCTATTGGTAGTCTATCTTTTACTATTACTGGTACAGCACAGGATGAAGTACTAAAACTAGTACAAAATGGTGTATCCTTTTTAGACAGGACAGTATCAATCCATCAAGCTATTATTACTGAAGATGGTTCTATTCTACCAGTAGACCCAGATACAAATGGTCCTTTACTATATTTTAGGGGGAGGATTACTGGTGGTGGTATTAAAGATAACATTAGTACCTCTGGAGTAGGAACCTCTACAATTACCTGGAATTGTTCTAACCAATTCTATGACTTTGATAGAGTTAATGGTAGATATACTGATGACGCTTCCCATAGGGGACTTGAAGTTGTAGCAGGACAATTAGTTCCATCTAATGGGGCTAAAAGACCTGAGTACCAAGAAGATTATGGGTTCTTTCATGCTAATAAAAGTATATCTATACTAGCAAAGTACCAAGTACAGGAAGAAAGGTATAAGCTAAAATCAAAGAAAAAACTATTTGGCTTATCTAGAAGCTACAGCCTTAAAAAGTACTATGAAACTGTTACTAAGGAAGTAGATATAGATTTTAATCTTGCTGCTAAATATATACCAGTAGTTTATGGCGTGCAGAAAATACCAGGAATACCTATTTTTGCGGATACAGAACTACATAATCCTAATATAGTTTATGTAGTATATGCTTTTGCTGAAGGGGAGATAGACGGTTTTCTTGATTTTTCCTTTGGCGATAACCCTATGATTTGTATGAATGATAATGATAGTTCTTCCAGAACCTGCTTTGGTGTTAAAAAAGTGGCTGGGGACACCATGCAAAGAATAGCATCAGGGACACCCTCTAGTAGCCCTTCCATGCACGGTCAGGAATATAAGTATAATGATGGTAACGGGGACATAAGAATTTGGACGTATCATGGAAAATCTGATCAAACGGCTTCTGAAGTACTAGTAGATATAGCTAAAGAACGTGGGTTCTACCTCCAGAATATGAATGGCAATGGACCGGAGTACTGGGATGCTAGGTATAAACTACTAGATACTGCATACGCAGTGGTGCGCTTCACTATTAATGAAAATAGGACTGAGATTCCTGAAGTTAGTGCTGAAATTCAAGGTAAAAAAGTAAAAGTCTATCATTCTGATGGTAGAGTAACTGCTAATAGTACTAGTTTAAATGGTATTTGGCAAACACTTGATTACTTAACCTCTGATAGATACGGCGCTAATATTACCATTGATCAGTTCCCCCTTCAGCAACTAATACAGGAAGCAGCTATTTTAGATATTATAGATGAATCCTATCAGGTATCTTGGCAGCCATATTGGAGATACGTTGGGTGGACTGATCCACTAGCAGAAAATAGACAAATAGTACAAATGAATACTATTCTGGATACATCTGAATCAGTATTTAAAAATGTGCAAGGTTTGTTAGAGTCCTATGGTGGGGCTATTAACAATTTATCTGGCCAGTATAGGGTTACTGTAGAAAAATACTCTAATACTCCATTAGAGATTAATTTTCTAGATACTTACGGTGATTTGGAGCTATCTGATACTACTGGTAGAAATAAATTCAACTCAGTTCAAGCATCTATTGTGGATCCTGCCCTTAGTTGGAAAACTAATGCCATTACATTCTATAACTCCAAGTATAAGGAACAAGACAAGAACCTGGATAAAAAACTACAACTATCTTTTGCTAATATTACTAATTATTATACTGCAAGAAGTTTTGCTGATAGGGAACTTAAGAAATCTAGATACTCAAGAACACTTTCTTTCTCATTGCCATATCAATTCATCGGTATTGAGCCTAATGATGCTATTGCATTTACATACGACCGTTACGGATGGGATAAGAAGTACTTCCTAGTAGACGAAGTGGAAAACTCTAGGGAAGGAAAGATAAATGTTACCCTACAAGAGTATGGAGAGGATGTGTTCATCAACTCTGAGCAGGTTGATAATAGCGGTAATGATATTCCTGATATTAGTAACAATGTCCTTCCTCCTAGAGACTTTAAGTATACCCCTACTCCTGGCGGTTTAGTAGGTTCTATAGGAAAAAATGGTGAGTTATCTTGGCTTCCAAGCTTAACTAATAACGTAGTTTATTACTCTATCGTGCATTCCGGTCATGCTGAACCTTATATTGTGCAGCAACTAGAAACAAATCCCAATGAACGCATGATCCAAGAGATAATTGGAGAGCCTGCAGGTTTAGCAATATTTGAAATAAGGGCAGTAGATATTAATGGTAGAAGAAGTTCTCCAGTAACATTATCTATAGAACTTAACTCTGCTAAAAACCTAAGCGTAGTATCTAATTTTAGAGTAACTAATACTGCCTCTGGAGATGTAACTGAGTTTGTTGGCCCAGATGTGAAACTAGCCTGGGATAGAATACCTGAAGAAGATATAATAGAGAGTATATTTTATACCCTTGAAATACACGATTCGCAAAATAGGATGTTAAGAAGTGTACGTATTGAAAATCAGTATACTTATGACTATTTATTAACATATAATAAGGCAGATTTTGCTCTCCAGAACAGCGGTGCTCTAGGTATAAATAGAAAATTGTATTTTCGTATTAGAGCTGAAGGGGATGATGGAGAACAGTCTGTGGAGTGGGCATCCATTTAATGATTTCAAATAATGCACCAGCCAAAATGGTCTTAAATAGTATAATGACTGGATATACTTTGGCTTATGTCCAGCACTCCATTTATACTGATTATGATGTTATTGGTAGATCTTTTTGGTTAAAAATAGGAGAAAGTATAGATAGACGTGATTACACCGGTATAGATACTTTCTTCGTAATGATTAATAATCTAACCCCCTCTACTTCCTATGAGATTCAGGGGGCTTTCTATGACTCAATTATTGACTCAGAGCTTTTAAATGCAAAAATTGGTATCAACCTCTCTAATGAAACTAACTTTAAGACAAAAGAAAAGCCAACAATTGTTGCAGCAAGATCTGAATCAGAGCCCGTCGACGTAGGTGTTGGTGCTCCAATAGTTGTTGTAGATACTACTGGTGAAGCTAGTTACTGCACTATTGAATTAAAAAGTACTGCATCAGAAGATAGTGAATGGGTTAAGTATTATATAGGCGCGCTGGGACCTACTATCAAATTTGGTGGTGTTCCTGTTGGCGACTATAAGATCAGAATATCTGGTCAAGTTACGATGCCAGATGGTGTTACAGTTGACTCATCTGGCTATTATGAATATCCTAGCGTTTTCACTGTAGCTTATAATTTCGTACCACCTACTGCACCTACTAACATTGCCTTTAAAGCTGCACGAATCGCAGATGGTAAGGAACGATATGATGTTAGAATAGAGTGGGACTGGGAACGTGGTGCTGGTGCTAATGTCCGTGAATTTCTGGTTACTTATATAAACTCTGAAGAATACGCTAAGACTGGCTGGGCTAAAGCTCAAAAGATAAACGTTGGTGCTGCTAGAGCTGCAACGATTATATCATTCCCATGGAAAGTTGAGCATACTTTTAAGGTATCATCAATTGCCTGGGGACCAAATAAGCAAGATATAACAGAATCAGCTCCTGTAACATTTATATTGAATGAAGATACTCCTCTAGACAACAGCTTTGTCAATGAGACGGGTATTGATGTTAATTATGCCTTTATTAAGGGCAGCATGAAAGATGGAGAAATCTGGAGACAGACATTCTTAATCGACGCAGCTACTGGTGCTATTAACATTGGTCTGCTAGATGAAGAAGGAAAAGCACCTATTTCTTTTGACCCTATAAACCGTGTTGTTAACGTTGATGGTAAAGTAATTACTAGAGATATTAATGCTGCGAATTTTATCATGACTAATTTATCTGGTAAGGATAATCCAGCAATCTACACTCAAGGTAAATCTTGGGGGGATAATAACTCTGGTATTTGGATGGGTATGGATAATACCTCTGCCAAAGCTAAATTAGACATTGGTAATGCTACACAATGGATACGTTATGATGGTACTACTTTGCGTATCTCTAGTGGTGTAGTCATTGGAACACCAAATGGTGACGTAGATATTGGAACTGGATTACAAGGTAAACAGACAGTATTTGTTTATAAGTTAGCAACATCTCTACCAGCTAAACCACTAGAACAAGATTATCCACCTCCTGGTTGGTCAAAAACTCCACCTAATCGTACAGATATGACTCAAAATATCTATGCGACTACTGGTACACTTGATCCAGTTACTAATAGATTATTAGAGGGTACTAGCTGGTCAGATGTAGTTCAGTGGAGTGGTACTGAAGGTACTATAGGACATGATGGACAACGTGGTCCTGGAATGTACTCCTTAGGTATTCCTGGTCTTGGAGGCTGGGATGATGGACAAGCTAACGCCTTCTTCCAGAATAACTTTGGTAGTCCTCCTGTTAGATATGATGTATTGACTGAGTTTAATAGTAATGCTCCGCAATCCGCATTTACTCGTCAGTGGAATGGTTCCGGTTGGGTTAGTCCAGCAATGGTTCTCCACGGAAACATGATTGTTAATGGAACGGTGACGGCAGATAAAATTGTAGCAGGAAATGCTTTCTTATCTCAGATCGGTGTTAACATCATTTATGATAGGAATGCTGCATTATCAGGAAACCCTGAGGCATACTACAAGATGAAGATAGACCTAAATAGTGGGTATATCCATATAAGGTAATAAATAATGAGTACTGAAAATAGAGTTATAGACTTAGTAATAGCTGAGAAAGTACCTTATGGTCTAATGATGCAATTCTTAGATGTTGATGATAGTACTTATCCACCTACAAATACCCCTGTTAACTTAACAGGGTATTCCCTAAGGGGTACTATAAAGGCCGGGCTTGACGAGAATGCGGAAACTTTGGCATCTTTTACTACTAAAATTATTGATGCTGCTCAAGGTGCTATAGCTATAAGTTTACCCGTAGAGGCGGTAGAGAATATTGGTGAAAAAGCCACCAAAGAAAGAGATAAATATAATCCTCGCCAACGTTTTGCAGGATACTATGATATAATTATGACACGAGATGTTATAGGATCTGCAATTAGCTCTTTTCGTATAATGGAGGGTAAAGTATTTATCAGTGATGGGGTAACTAAATAATGTCAGTAACTACTAAAATTATTGTACAACAGATATTAAATATTGACGATACTAAAGCTACTGCTAGTAAGTTTCCTAGATATACAGTAACTCTAGGTAATTCTATTAGCTCTATTACTGCAAGTGAGTTAGTATCTTCTATTGAGGCAGCAGCTAAGTCTGCTGCGGCTGCAAAAGATTCTGAAATTGCAGCAAAAGAATCTGAAATAAATGCTAAGGACTCTGAGAACCTATCTGCAAATTATGCTAACTCTTCAGAAGCTTCTGCAACTCAATCTGCTACTTCTGCTACTGAAGCGGAGAGACAAGCTGGTTTATCTAAAGATAGTGCCGATGCCTCTGCTATTTCTGCTTCTCAATCTGCTGCGTCCGCTACTAAAGCTGCAGAATCATCAGCTGCAGCAAAAACTAGTGAAACTAACGCTCTAGAATCATCAGCTGCAGCAAAAACTAGTGAGACTAATGCAAAAACTAGTGAGACTAACGCAAAAACTAGCGAGACTAATGCAGCAGCATATGCAGCAGCAGCAAAAACTAGCGAGACTAATGCTGCTGATTCCGCTGCCTCTGCTTCTGACTCCAAAGGATTCAGGGATGAAGCAGAAGCATTCGCTGCACAAGCCTCCACATCAGCATTAGCAGCAAAAAACTCAGAAACTAATACAAAGACTAGCGAAATTAACTCAAAAGCTAGTGAAGACGCTGCTAAGCTAGCTCAGCAAGGTGCATCAGATAGCGCGAACATAGCTACGCAAGCTATGACCACAATACAGGGTCTTAAGTCCGATGTTGAACAGCTTAAAGCGGACACTCAGACCATTAAAGAAGGTGCGGCGACAGAGATTGGAGCAGCTAAGACGGACGCAGTAGGAGCAATTGACACAGCTAAGGCAAACGCAATTGCTGAAATCACCCCGTTAAAACAAGCTGCGGAAGACGCTGCCACCTTAGCTGGACAAAAGGCAGTAACGGCTACAGAACAGGCTACAGCCGCGGCTGGAAGCGCTACAACCGCAGGAGAACAAGCCGTAGCAGCATCCAGTTCCGCAACTCGAGCTGAGACCGCAGCAAACAAAGCTGAACAAACTTTGAGCATATCTTTGTTAAAGGATCAGAACCTTGCAGACTTAAGTGACAAGGTACAGGCTCGTATAAACCTAAGTGTGGATCGTCTTAAACAGAGCGCTGATAGTTCCCGCATTTATGACCCGACAAACCGCTACAACTTAGTTGTAATGGATACAGGGTCTTGGGGTGTCTATGACGATACTAGTAATGTATTTAAACCTTTAGGAGTAGGACAGGGCGGCACTGGAGCTTGGGACGCAGAGGGTGCTCGCAACAACATCGGGGCGCTGTCCAAAGGTGGTGACACTGCGACCGCCATGATTGCTACTAAACATTATTATCCTGCTGGCTCAACAGGTCAAATTTTGGGTTGGTCGTGGCGATCAATTGTAGAAGGCTATGGTATCGGAACGGCGACTGCTGATTTTTACGTAAACCACACAGTAGGAAGCGTCACATATGCCTGCATTAAGCCTACTCGAGTGTCCGGTGAAAGCTGGGAGTATCTTTTTAGCGACTTTGGCGAAATGTCTAATATTAGAAGCCTGATTATTAGTCGTAACACAGGTGCGCCAGGAGAGGCGTCCGGTAACATGGAGTTGAGTTATGGGGCGGGGCAGGTGACACAGTACGCCGCTCGTGTAGATTTTTACGATGGAACTGCACGATCTGTTTTAGATACCTACGATGCTACTCGCTTAACAACTCTCTTACCCTCGGCAGGTGTCATTTGCCGTAGAGGTATTGGTGGTAATTTCCAAGCAAATAGCTATTCTTTCTCGTGGGAAAATCCGGGAGTCGATGTATGGATTGATAGTACTCGTATTGGGCGAGTAACGCTGGATCCTACAAGCGACATTGATTATAAAGAACAGGTTGAGCCATGGGACGGTAAGAGTGCGTTAAACAACATCAATCAGTTAGAGCTCGTGACGTTTATCTTCAAAGATGATATAAAGCGTCGGGTACGTCGTGGAATCATTGCACAGCAAGCGGCAACCATAGACCCTGAATACACACACTCAAGCGAGGACAAGGAGGGAAATACAATTCTTTCGCTTGATACTAACGTGCTGTTACTGGATGCGCTTGCTGCTATCCAGGTGCTAAGCGCCCGTGTCAGTAAGTTAGAGTCTTTGTTAGAAGATAAACCAACCACTCTACCTGAAGACCCCGCTCCAAATCAAGACCTTCCTTAATCCTAAAATACGCGGCTTCGGCTGCGTATTTTTATCACTTTTAACTTTACAAAACTTTACATCAGATGCCAGGTAAACTTTTTGTTATGCACTATGCTTAACTCGTAATGTGCGTGTTACATGTGTTTAACAATCAACTCTCAGGAGTGTTTACTATGTCTGACAGGACTCTTTTACCGACCAACATGGGCGGTCTCGGTGGTGACGGTGCTATGCCTGGTATCGCTGCTTTTAGTGGTGCGCTGATTGATTCCTGGTTAGGTAATGGTGTGGGTGGTCGTGGTGTTGGCGTTGGTGGTGTGGATGGCGCGGTTTCCGTTGCTGGTACTGCTGCAAACATGCTGACTACTTCACTGGTAAGCGATATCGAATCCATTCAGAGCGGACTGAACAATCTGGGCCTAACTGTTGTACAGGGTCAGGGTGCAACCAATCTGGCAATCGCTAACACAGGCGCAATGAACCTGAACGCTATTACCCAATAGAATACTCAAAACCTATTGGCGTCTGTCCAGGGTTTTGCAGAGCTGAACACTGCGATCACCTCTAGCACTAGTACCATCGCTGGCGCGATCTCTGCTCAGTCGTTTGATCAACAGCGTACAGCATTCCAGGAGCAACTTGCCACTGAAAAAATATTGCTGCGAAACAAGCCTGAATTTTGATTATCCTAGCAACGCAATGCATGTTCTACTGTATTAACAGTTCGCTGATTCTTAGGCTGTTCTTATGTACATATGAAAACACAAAATGCAAGAGGTTCGTTTTGCACCCTCTCAGTACAAAAGATTACTAAACTAAAGGAATTAGTAAAACAACTCCTTACTAAATAAGAGAAAACCCCAGTGGATTGTCCACTGGAGGGGGGGGGGTTTTATTACTCTTTACTACCTGCGATAATACCTAAGTTATACACGGCAAGCATAGCCCTAAGGGTAGGATCTTGAGACTAAGAACACAGTTTAATAAACCCTTCTTCTTTCCATTGCTCCATATTGCCAAACATATCCACTTTTAGTACTACCTTATCAAGGGTAGGGGGGTGCTACAATCACACCATAGAAATTAGGGTGTTGATTAGCATCAATCTCTATTTGATTAGGATCAACAAAATTACTTACTTCCTGAGCTTCCAAAGCCGCCTTCTCCACGATCAGTCTCCTCTAGTTCGTCAACGATTTCAAAATGATGTGTTGAGTAGTATGGTAGTATCACTAGCTGACAAAGTCTCTCGAAATTCTCCAGAGTTTGCATTTCAGAACCGTAGTTAAACAGGTTCATCTTAATAGTACCACGGTAGTCTGAGTCGATCACTCCTGCGGTATTTGCGATCATCAGTTTACGCTTACCTAAAGAGCTGCGAGGAACTACCAAACCAAACCAACCTCGCGGAATTTCCACCGCGACACCGGTGTCAATCATAAGGGATTTGCCTGGTGCAATAGCACGTAAATCTGCTGCAAGGTTAGTACCAAAGAATGCACGCAGATCCATACCTGCGGCATCATTAGAACCAATCTTTGGCATGCAATCTGGATGAGTTAGTTTAATTTTAATCATTGTCCCGCGATCTCCAAAATATCTTTCGTAAACTTATTTAATACGTCTTGACCCACAGCAGCAATAGCATCTACACAATAGGTCGGTAAATCAACCAGAATCAGATTTCGGAAAAGCAACTCCTCCGATGCATTTAGATTCTGCATATATTTCTGTTTCCCAGGCAGAGGGAGCTGATCAATAATATCCAGAACATTACCAAATTCACGGATAATATTATAACCACGTTTTGCACCGATGCCTTCAACACCACGGATGTTATCACCAAGATCTCCCATAATTGCTTTCAGAGAGATAAACTGATCTACATCGTCAACGTTATGATGTTCATACATATCACGAAGATGGTACTCACGACGTGTGGTGAAGGAGAAGCGAGAAACTCGATCAGTTAATAGAGTATCCCAGTCACCATCGGTAGAAATCAACCAAACATGATCATATAAATGCCCTATGAGCTTAACAATATAAGCTGCCATATCGTCTGCTTCTACACCACGAATAGTGAAAGTTGGGAATGTGGTTTCACACAACTCGAAAGCATCACGAAGATACTCAAAGAACTGTTCATCTAGTGCTTTCTCTTCTTCTGTACGTTGAGCATACTTTTCATCACGGTTGCCCTTATAATCAGGAAGGTGCTCTAAACGGAATACAGACTTTCCTTTATCACCAAGAACGATTGTAGTTCTAGCTGAGTAGGATTTTGCGAGAGATTGAATTGTAGAAACATAACTTGAAGCGAAGGGTTTCTTACTATTATTATGTTTGAAGCGGAAGCCTAAGTTAGTTCCATCAACAATCATTAGGTTGCGACGAGAAGCCAGCTCAGCTTCTTCCTCTTCAATAAATTTTCCCCAGGATTTACTCATTATTTAATTAAGTCCTCAACAGATGCGTGATGTAACCACGGTTCGAATAACCCGATTACGATTTCCATGTCTTTCTTATTTAACACCATATGGGTACGACTCATTAAGTTGTCGACCATAGGGTCTGAGCTATCCAAAGCAATTAACCACTGTCCTCTGTCTTTCTTGAATATTAAGGCTGGTTTGGAGTTCATCTGTTCACCTTCACGGGAACACTGCTGCCACCACTTCTCTAGAGTGGATTCACCAACGTTAAATAAATTACTTGATATGTTATCATCTTTATACCACTTAACTTCGAAGCAGTATTTACTAATGTGTCCGCTTTGTGGTGGAAGGTAGATGTCACCCTTCAGTCCATGGCTCTGGCCAAAAGCACCAGAACCTGGAACACGTTCCCACTCAAGACCTGTACGTTCACGTAGTATATCTCTTACCTGATATTCACCACGTTTACCTTTCTCTCTACTATCTACGGCCATGTTTTATTCTAAATAGGAAAATCCTTCTGCATCTTTTTTGACAGTAATCTTATGTGCCAGCGGATGGGAGTGCCCATGAGAAACAATGATAGAATTCAGACTATCTTCCTCATTTAATAATTCAACGAGAGTATCAAGTCCTTTCGTATCAATAAAGCTAATAACTTCGTCAAGGAACAGAAGATTAATATTAACTTTACTAATAGATGTTAACAGCATTCGAATTGCTAACAGAGTTGCTAGGTTAATTCTACTTTGCTGACCAGTAGAGCAGTTCTCCATACTGGTACGGTTTCCATCATTGAAGATTACTACTTGTAATTTAGTTTCATCAAGTTCAAATCCAAGTGCGAACTTACCACCAGTCATAATAGAAAGATATTTATTAATCAATTCCTCAAATACTTTCACACTATGCTCTAGTTTATATCCTACCAGATTTTTCAATGCAGCGATCAGAATATCAAGATCAGCTACAGCTTCGGCTACTCCATCAAGTTTGGAAGTAATCTCAGTCATTTCTGCTTCTGCTTTCTCAATCTGTTCTAGCTTTGCTTTATATTTTGCATTGGCTAATTCGACATTTGCATTATGCTCTTTGGCAATTGCAACTTTAGAACGTCCATCAGCGATTTCCTGTTCTAATTGTCGTATTTGCACCTGTAGGATTTGCACATTGAGTTCTTCAAAAGAAGCATCACTCATTGAATTTTTGAACTCGTCTCTAGCTGCTACTGCCTTATCTAAAGCATCCTTAGCTCTAGTATACGCAGCGTACTCGAGTTGTTCTTTCTTTAACTGCTCCAATGTAGCTTCGAGAGATTGTTTCTCTTTAAACAGAGGATCATATTCTGTTCTAGCCATATCCATTGCTTTTTGAGCAGCAGTTGTATCAAGATGCGTACCACAAGTAGGACATTCAGTATTTGAAGCCTCTTGCTTAAACTTCTGATAACGTTTCTTGACTTCTCCCGCACGTGAGGTAACAATCGTTAAGTCACGCGTAACACTTGAGATCTCTTCAGATTGGTCAGTGGGCGCAGGGAAATTTTTGAAAGGCTCGAAAGATTGTTCGGCAACTTGTACAGCTTTGTCCAAATTACGGAGTTTAGTAATATTAGCCTCTTGTGACTTGGCTAATGCCGCCTTAATTTTCGATTCAGTAAGTTCTTGTGCTAATGGCTCTTCATCAAACTCCGGTACTTCTACAGGTTCCTGCAAAGTTCCTAGATTATTTTTCCCATTAAGGATTTTCGTAATTACAGCCATCTGACCCTGCAAATTATTTAGGGTATTTGCTATTTCTTTACGGTCAGCCTTAATAGTTTCCGACATTTCTTTGTATTGCTCTTGATTGAACAAGTTAACAAGAAAAGCCTTACGTGTTGCATCCGTTGCTTTTAGAAAATCTAGGTTGGAACCCACTGATTGATAAATTAGTTTGGTGAATGTTTGAAAGTCACCACCCATAATCTCTTCAATCATCTTATATGTTTGGGTTGCCGTATGCCCACTAATATCTTCTCCATTCTTAATGAGTGTAACTTTAGCAGTTGATTTAACTACTTTATGCAGTTCATACTCATCTTCATCTTTTGAGAAGTAAGCGTGCATATCGTATTCTTTCTTAGGGGCATTCCAAGAGAACAATGCATCCTTCTTGATACCTCGAGAGTTCTTGTTATAAAACAACTCCTCGATAACCGTAGCAATAGTGGACTTCCCTAGCCCATTGCCCCCAATTAGTTGAGTAACTGGATTCTTATCGAAATGAATTACGATGTCCTTACCGTAAGACATAACGTTACTAAATTTTAGTGTCTTAATTGTAATCTTTGACATATTTCGCAGCTCTAGCCAAGATTCTATCAATGTCGCCTTGAGATAACTTCTCGACTTCACGGAAGTAAAGTTCAAGTTCACCTAACATATCAAGATCAACAAGATTTAACTTAGCGTCTTTAGTAACTCGATGGTTAATCTTCTTATCTAATAAATCAGAGTCTTTGATAGACTTTAATTGAACAACGTCACCAGTAACTTCGTAGACTACACGATCATAATCACTAGGTTCCATCTCTTCACCTGCTCCGATTGTTTTACGAATCAGTTGTGGTAAATCACCTAGTTCAATCCATTCTACTTTTAATGTGTCGGTATCAATGATAAAGCAACCATTTGTACCTTTTGTGCGTTCTCTATGGAACGATGTAGTTAATGGAGACCCTGGATAGAGGAGTCTAGTAGATCCGATAGTCTGGCTATTAGTATAAGAATGTAAATCGCCAGCAATTACAGTATCATAACAGTTGTACTTAGTTAGATCAATTTCTGGTTTTACATGTGGAGGGATTTCACCACGAACATGCGTGAAACATAGTTTTGATTCAGCAGGTTTCCACTTGGGTTTATGAATCTCATCATACGGAACAATATCAAATTCAGGGGAACGATATGGTTTGGTAATTACTTCCCACTTCCCACTAGTTACTTTATTAATAACTCCCGCATAATGGTATAGACATGAAATGGTTTTAGTTATTAATTCATGATTACCTGTAAATACCATTCCTATATGATCTAGCCTAGACATAAATTTTTCTAGAAGTTCTACTTCTTCCGACGACGGGTCGGAATGATCAAATAAATCACCACCAATAATATGCAAATCACAGTTATGATTATGGAATATATCATTTAGACGGTCTCCCAGCATTAAGAATCTTTTCTTCTGCCATTCTTTGGGAATTTTATCTTGCCCAAGTTTTATATGGTGATCAGCACTAAATAGTATTTTCATGATCTGGCAAATTCTCCGTGTAGTCGCCTACGTTCCCTATCAGCTACTACTTCTGCTTCTTGAATAGTATCATAATATCCAAAGTATTTTGTTTCTCCGTGGATTTTAAACTGAACCCTATACTTATGTCTCCCAGGTATCCAATATACATTTTTAACACCTGTGGTACTATTAGATCTTACGCTTGTGTTTCTTTCATTACCTGATTTATTAGTTGGTCTTAGATTACTCCATCTATTATTCTTCTTATCTAAGTCTTTGTGATCTACTACTTCTGCCATTTCATTAGTCTGCATGGCATAAATAATTAAATGTACAAGATACTGCTCCTTATTAAATGAGGTTCTTAAATATCCTTTTCCATTATCCGTGCCTACTATAGATCCTGGTAACTGACCACCCGTTCCTATTTTCCTAGAGAGTAGCCCGGACTCAGGATCATAGGAAAATCTTTCTCTGAATTTATTTACTAATAAAATGAATTTTTTAGGGTCTTCCAAAAATAAGGAATATAGCTTATTTCTCATAAGTTAAAAAGAAAGGGAGCCGTAGCTCCCCTTGGTTTATTAGTCGTCCAGATCGCTAGCAGCTTCAGCGTCGATGCCTTTCTGAGAACCAGCATCTCCACCAGACTTAGCGTCACCGCCGTCTTGCTTCTCACGACCTTCCATGAAGGCGAGAATAGCTTCTTTCTGCTCTTCGTAGGACGGAACCGGGTAGGTTTCTTCCAGAGAAGGAACCTTTTCGAACTTGATGAACTCACCAGTATCATCACACATAGCTTCACCGAGGATATCAACATCAGCGGCGTGCAGTTTAGACTCAGCACTGGTAGGATCTTTTAGTTTCATCTGGAACTGCATTGCTGCGATCTGCTGTACATCGTACTCAGTATCGAAGCCTTTACCTTTCTTCTCGATAGAAATATCGATATCGAATGGATCTGCCAGTTCAAGCTGCTTCATGATAGACTGGATGCCTTTCAGGATAGTAGCTTTAACTTCCATAACTTTCAGTTTGTTATCGGAACGGTCGATAACGAAAGCAATGTAGTTTTTCTTCGGTTTCAGCGGAACACGATTACCATCTTTGTCCAGCTCTTTTTCGAAGAAGCCCATTTCGTGAATCGGGTCAGCTTTACCGCGAACGAAGCTCTCTTTAGTACGGTTGAAACGCAGGCACTCAAATGGAGCTGCATTACCATCTTTGTTAGTCAGCCAGTAGACATAACGTGGAAGAACACCAGAAACGATACGAACGCGAGTTACACCGTTGTTGAATTTCAGGAAGTCGATTTTATCGTTAGAACCGCCAGTAGTTTCGCCCCAAGACTTAGCCATATTTTATTTCCTCTTTAAAGATTATCTTCGATTTATTGATTGCAATTAGTGGGTTAGTGTCGATTACAGAACGTGGTATCCATATGGGAACATATTGCATGTCCAAACTCGGATCGTTTGTAAACTTATATTCGGCATAATTTCGTAGACTTAGAATTCCTAGATATTCTGCCAGTTGTCTATTAGACAATTTGTAAGGGTTATCAACAATAGTTGATTCATTCAAGATGAATGAATAACCGACCAGTAGTTGGTGAGCATCAGGCTCTGCAAGCATTCTATTAAATAGCTTGACAATCAGGTCGGAGTTTCCTCTAGCTAAGAGGTAAATTCTCTCGTAATCAAAGAATTTCATTTTTGTCTCTCATCAATTTATGTATATATTATACATTAAATCGGGAGGATTTGACAAGTACAATTTTTATTTTTCTGCTTCGGACTTTCTTATCAATCCGAAACTTTCTCTCTCAAATTTATGTGTATATTATACAATAATTATGAGCAGTTGCCAAATGCAATTTTACTTATCTAAGTCCTCACGTCGGCAAATATATCCTTTAAATAGTTCTTGCCTGGAATCCATACCTAGATGCTGTACTCTAAGTTCATTAGCTTTATTTATAGCTAACTCTAATTCTTCATAAGGGAATAACCCACCATAAACTGTAGAACCATCTGACCTACACACTTGTACTTGCCATTTCTTCTTAACCTTATTCCACGTAACTCCTTTATAACCAGATTTACTATAAGGGTTACGGTTTTTCATATTTTCCGAATGAGAAGAATCTTTTAAGTTACTCCATTTATTATCATAAGGTATTCTATTATCGTGGTCTACTTCAGTAGGCATATAGCCTTCCATGTACAAGAAGGCTAAGCGATGGGCTTTATAAGATTTCCTATCTATACCTATGATTATATATCCATCTTTATCAGGACTTCCAGCAATAGCCCCAATTTTACCTCCTCTGCCCCTGGACACCTTGTTAATAAAGTGGCCAGAATCTGGATCATATATTAGTAATTCTTTTAATCTTTGTTGAGTTATCATGTCAAGTTTTAAATATTTCTTGTGCTAATCTCACAGCTTTCTCAGGGGTCATTGTGATTACTTTCCACGCGTTATTGCGATACACGGCCATACGTCCAGAAGCCTGCCTTAACCCAGTGCCACCTTTCATAATTAGATCTACAACGATTGGGTCGAGTTTACCCTCGACAATACGTTGAACACGGCCTGCAAGCTGTTCAATGAGAGATTCATTATTAATGAGGCTCCCCATTATTAAACAAGACAGCTCGTTAAGTGAAATACCTTCGGAGAAGATGCTTTGAGCTGCTGCAAGCACACACGGCCCACCTTTTGCTATATCTTCCTGAATTTTTAATCTGTCATCTAAGTGGGTTGCACCTATAATCTCATAGGTTGTAACACCACGCTGTGCAAGAGCTTCTAGTACTGTTTGGATTAACTCTGTTCTATCACTTAGAATGAGTACTTTATGCCCCATATTCACATATAGATGTGCTAGGTTTATAATAGTCTCTCGGTATTCAGGATGGTTATACACATCGTTAGCACGTAATGCCCACGGTACGTTTTGGTTTCCTGATAGCTCAACAGGCACGGAGTACCTATGGATTGTAGGTGCAACAGTATTATTAACCGGTGGGCTAAATATCTTATATCCAAAGAAATCTTTGAACATAACTTGTAGACCATCTTTTCGTTTTAGTGTACCGGATAGTCCAATTTTATAGCGAGCACATGATATTTCTAGGAAGTTAGTGAAAGTTGTAGCCACACAATGGTGAACTTCATCAACTATAACAGTACCGAATACTTTAGAAAGATTATTCGCATGTTTATTCACTGTTTGAATATTACTGACCACAATGGGTGGATCAATATTGTACTTTCCAGAACCTATGATGCCTGGTTCAAACCCAAACCATTTACGAACTTCTGCCGCCCACATTTCACGAATGGATGTATTCGTACAGATTACCAAAGTTTTCTGGCCAAATTTATACGCAAGTGCAAGTGCTAGGATAGTTTTACCAAACCCAGGCTTACCATTAATAATACAGGTATCATCGCATTCTTCGTATATTGGAAGCTGATCTTCTTCACGCAGTTTAAACGACGGTTCTGGTATATCTACCGGAGCTAATGTGCGTTTATCGACTAATTCGTATTTTATTCCTTTAGCATCTAATAAGTCCAGACGCGTAATAGGAATCCACTTAATCTCTTTGGCAACAACACCACTATTCTTATACATAATAGGGTATTTACTAGTCATTGTCTCTATGTGATAAGTGGTTTGCTTACTACAATAATCCCAAAGTTCATCATCGGGCTTGAAATAGGCTTTATTAGATATAACAACCTTCATAATTTTATTCTAAGTCTAGGAATTTCAGGCTCCTCTTGATGGACTTGATAAATAACAGGGCTATTATTTACCAGAATATAGCTTATATAAGCTGGAACATAGGATAATACAAATGGATATGGAACTTTAGCTACATAGCATTGGTATTTTCCGTTATAAATTCTAGCTGAATGCAAAACTTTAGCGGTGACAACATCATAGAACGTAGTTTTCTTCCAGTTAATAAGATTTCCATCAGAATCTATAAATTGGCTACGCTTTGACCCAACTAATTGAGACAACATTGATATTCTACCTCTAATAGGATAGAGCTTGTACGGTAATTCTTTCCGCTTCTCAAATAAGGCTAACCTACGTTGAGAGAATGTGCCAGGCAACTCCCTGTTATCTAACACATATTTATTATATCTTGTTGTAATTATGGAATAATCACCTTCCTGCTCAATTGATACAAACGCCCGTAACGCATAGACGGGCAATTTGAAATTAAGCACCGAGAATCCTTCTTACATTATCCAAATCTTTACATACAGCAATAAACTTATCATCCTTGTACTTGCTGTGGTCTGGATGCTCTTTATCCATTGCAGCTAATTTCTTATACTCGAAATCTGCGTCAAGTAACATTTCTTTAACGTAACGAGTATATTCATCATCATCAATACAAGCGATTGATGGGTGCTGTTTCTTCATCTTACCACAAGAATAGTCACGAGAACCTCCAGCTTCAGAATCTGAATCAATACCAATCGGACAGCCAGGAATACTGATACCACGGTCTTTCTGAATATTACGAATCAGAATTTCATTGTATTGATCAATCAAGTCTTCACGAACAATAGCAACTACGGAGTCATGAACCAACATAACAATCTTCATCTCTTGTTCTAAGCCAAGAGAAATGATCTCATTATCTGCATCTACAGCACCTAAAAGGAGACTATCAGAAGAAGCAGACTGAATGATTGCATTAAATCCAGAACGAATTTCTTCACCCTGAACGCCACGGTCTTCGGAATGGATATTATGCAGACGACGTTTACGACCAAAGTGACTATAGATAAATCCATGATTCTTGATCTGATCGTGGCACTTATCAATCCAACGCTTAAGCTGAGGGAACTGACCGAAGTAAGTTTCGATATAGTCCTTCGCATCTGCAACGGTACATTCAACAAACGGTTCGCCTGTCTTAGCAGCCTGTTCCAGAAGAGCTTCGTTAACAGAATGAGCTACTTTCGCTGGGCCAGAACCATACAGAATACCGAAGGTAATTGCCTTAGCAGCCTGACGCAGAGCTGGGAACAGCTTCTTAACATCACGTGGTTCACAAGTCAGTTTAAATACCATGTGTGCGATGTTTGAGTGGAAGTCAGGGTATTTATCAGGCTCATTCTTCATGTTGATAAATACTTGTTGCATATTTCTGTCACCAGATAGAACAGCAGCATAGTAAACTTCCGCAGTTGTTAAGTCCCATGCGATTACACGATATCCAGGAGGAGCTACTACACAACCCTTGATAATAGATTCATCACGTGGTAACTGTTGCAGGTTCAGCTTACCAGAAGAACTCAGACGACCAGAAGTAGTCATGTGTTCGTGGAAACCTGTACGAATGCAACCATCTGCATCGATGCTCAGAAGAATCTTCTCAACATAAGTAGAAATCAGCTTAGTCAGCTTACGAATCTCTAGCAGAGTTTTAGCAATCGGGTGCTGAGTAGCCAGTTCATTCAGAGCTTCTGCATTTGTAGAATCTGCACCTGTATCCGTCAGTTTACCAGTTGGAGTCAAACCAACATAATCAAACAGAAGAACACGGAGTTGCTTAACAGAGTTCGGGTTAAACGCTTCGTTCTGATCCTTCTCCAGCTGAACGACTTCTGGATAAGTGTACAGTTTCTCCCGGGCTTTATTCAAATTATGAGTCAACTGATACTGAGCTTCTTTCAAGCGATCAACGGAAATCGGTACACCACGATCTTCAACACGTTGCAGGAATACACAACCAGGCATCAGAACTTCGTAGTATAGACTGCAAAGCTTTTCGTTCTTCTCAATTTTTGGTAAGAAGAAGTTATGCAGACGCAGAGTAGCATCGGTATCTTTTGCAGCATATGGCCACATAATATCAAAAGGAATCAGATCATAGCTGAAATCCTCTTTTTTGATCTTATGTGCCTTGCAATAATCATCCTTGAACTTATCTAGTTCGAAGTCATAGTCACCCATATCGGTATACTTCATTGCTAGAGATTTCAAGCCGTGAGTACCACGACGTTCATCGAGAACATAGTGTTGTAACATGGTATCGTGAAGTCTACGCTCTTTATGCGCTTTCTCAAAGGAAAGTCCCAGATGGTACTTATAAAAGTGCATATCAAACTTCAAGTTGTGAAAAACAATAGTGTGGTTTTCACTATCCAGAATTTTCTGGAGATAATGTACAGCTACTTCGGTGATGCTGTCAGAGTCAATATAGACACCCTGATACTCTTGGTGAGACATAGAAACACCAAGAAGATAACCATCACGAGCATACAGAGCTGAGGTTTCGGAGTCGAATGCGATAGGTCCGATAACCATGTTATACACCATCTTGATGTATTCTTCAGCTTCGTCTGGATCAGTAATAGGACGATAATCACCAGCTTTTGCAATCTTCTCACGACCATTAATAATGTCGTGAATACTTTCAACAGTAGCATCGAAAACTGGTTTCATTTCAGGTTTAAAGTGTAGCTGAGCTGGACTAATACTTGCAATCCAGTTGGCATAGCCACCATGCTCTACACGTTTACCAGTATAATCACCGATACCTTTCTTACCTGCGAAATACAGGAAAGGTTCAGCACCGACTAGCACAACAAAATCGTAATCGTTCGGATCGAACGGGTTATCTGGAGTTCCGATTGTAATATGCTTTTTCAGCAAACGACCAGATAACTTCTCGTTACACATATGGAATACATCAACTTCCTCACCATAAAGCTGGAAGTGTTTATCATAACGAGTGTTATTTAGAGCTTTATCAACTACTGCAATTTTCAAATTTAGTCTCCTTTTGGTAAGTAAGTATAACTTCAGTGTTTCTTCTCTAACTTACCAATATATTATACCAAATCTTTGAGCGATTCGGCAACTAAAATTTCAATACGTTGAGCCAACATATCGATCTCTTCTTTATTTAAATCACCTGGGTCTTTACCTTCTGGAAGAAGGAAGTTACCAACTACAGGTGTTAAACGTGTTTTTGTACGAATTAGCTTCGCTAGTGCTTGAGCAGCTTTATTACCAGAGGCATCATTATCTAGCAAGATAACAACTACTCTTACTCCAGCAATAATGTAAGGACTGAACTTATCAGCAATGTTATCAGATGTAAACTGATGTGTACCAAAGCAGCAAGAAGCATAGTCTATACCATTATCCTCTAGGTTCAGCATATCAAAGATGCCTTCAACTAGAATAAGAACTGGAGTATTATATCGTACAGGAAAAATTGGCGGTGAAACTTGTTTTGGTTTTACTAAGTATTTAGGAGGGGCAGAACTGTTTATAGAACGACCCAAAAATAGGATATTGCGTCCAACAGCATCTGTGATTGGGAATACAATTCTGCCTTCCCAGTCCTCTTGGTGTTGGAAAGCAAAATATTTCTTTAAGGTCTTAGAACTGATACCTCGGAAATCACCTTCAAAAAGAAAAGCAGATTCTGGGATTGCAAGATTCGTAGATCCATTTCTAATCTCAGAAATTTTTTTACGTACTTGGGATAGTCTTGGAGATTGTCTATATTGAGTCTCATTAAAATAATGATAAATACTAGGTATACCTTTGCCAAAACCGCAACTCAAGCAGTGCATAATCCCGGTTTCAGGATCAATACGCAAACTTGGGTGTTTATCCTCGTGTTCAGGATTCAGGCAGCATATAAGAATATCCCCGCCTGTATCCTTGTACTCAATTCCTTTTAGATCAAGTAACTCTGTTATTCTACTCATGAATTTAACTCCTCCAGTGAAGGATAATTAGATGTATCAAAAAATTCTATAACAGCACGTTCTCCATGTAACTTAGTCCTTAATATATTTGCTGAATTTACAGCTAGCTCTAGCTCTTCATACTTAAATCTGCCACCATTTTTAAGAGTGCTATTAGAGTCTCTTACTTGAACTCTCCATCTTTGTTTTTCTATATCCCAAGCAACTCCCAAATATCCAGACTTACTACATGCGGTTTTATTTCTACTATTTTCCTGGGCTGTGGCGTCTCTTAGATTACACCATCGATTATCACTTCGTATACGGTTTATATGGTCTACTTTTTCAGGTAACGTGTTTTCCATAAATAGGAAGGCCATACGATGGGCTTTATAATCCCTACCATCTATACCGATAATTATATAACCGTTTGAATCCTTTCTAGTTACTATACTCCCGGCTTTCTGGTTGCCTCTAGATACTTTTCTAATAAACTCCCCAGTCTCTGGGGAGTAGTCAAACAGTTCTTTTAGTCGTTCCTGTGTTATCATATATCGCTGGCCTGTTCACCTGTTGAATTTTCAGCTTTGTCTTTCTTAGCACGTTTAGATTGAGCTGGCTTATCCTTCTCAATAGGGATAACGAACTCAGCTTCCATTTGAGATATATCTTCCATTGCTAGGTTGGTAGTGTTATCCATCCGCAGGGTTTCCCAGTTCATTTTAGGCATAAACTTCACGCTATCAGAAGAACGGGTCTTAACGAAGTCAAACATAATAGCACCTTGACCATTATCAGCTTTTGCAGCATTAAGATTAGCAGCCATGTCTGCGGAATCAAGAATCCCTTTTGACATACGTGTTCTACCATCTTGATCAATCTGGTAAGGAGCTACACCAGCCACGTTATGTTTCTGGCAGAGGGATTTGAAAGACGAGCTAACAACCATCTGTTCTTTCCAGTCATACATATCAATGGTTTTAGAATCTGGAAGTCGGGTTTGGTTAATATAGTCAAGTAAAGCTACTGTAACTTTATCCCCATATCTAGCAACTAATTTATTTAATTCTACGTCAACTGTTGTAATAGACAGCTCAGGATCATAAACAATAATCATAGGAGTATGTAGCTCATATCCTTCTATTAGCTTACTTTCCATATCGTAGAAATCACTCATCTTAGCCATTGTGTATTGTTTAACGAAGTTATCGAAAAGCTCTTCACCACCGTTAAACATTCTAGCTCTAGTTCTGGCTAATCTCAACAGAGCTGCACCTTCTAGAGTATTATTACGCATTGCTAGTGCTGATACACCAGCTAACATGGCTAGATTACGTCTAAATACTTCATGTTCTTTCATCTCAATTGAGAAGTATGGAGCAATATCTCCATTCAAATATTGCTGAACCTGTATGTTTGAACAGATAATGGATTTACCAGTACCACGCCAACCACCAAGCAGTAACGTTTCTGTGCGAGCTAAACCAATTTGAGCGTCGAACTCATTACAAATACCAAGAGCGATTAAGTTCAGTTTGGTATCTTCTTCTCTCTGGAAAATACGCATGTTATCTGCGTTGAATACTTTTCCAGTATTCGTTACTTTCTCTTCTAATTTTAAGTGAAGGGAGGCAACTCGGTTAAGAATTTCTCCCTGATCCAGCATTGTTAAATCTTGAAGCACGTCTGTTTCTAGAAGCTTCAGGAATAAATCCTGCGTATACTCGGCCTCTAGGACTTCAAGTGCCTGTTCCATGCTAACTTCTGGAATTTGAGTGTTAGCTAAAACGACTAGAGCTTGAGAAAGGCGGGCGTTCCTATTAGCCTCAAGCATCAGTGCGTCAATGGACGGCATTGTGTTATATTTTTTATAATAATTCTGGACGGCTTGGTAAATTGAGGAGAAAGCGTCATTAAAATGATCTTTATGCAGTTTTGAGAATGTTTCCAATGCTATTTGCTTCTGTTCGGAAGCTAGAAGCATCTTCAACACTACAGCTTGCACGTTAAACAAGGTCATTCTCCTTTGCACGCTTTCGTGCCTTCTAAATGCAAAAAGGGGAAGGAGCATAGCCCCCTCCCCTTAGGTTTAATTTACCAGATTATTCAGCAGCCGCAGCTTTTGCATCCAGTTTAGCACGCTTAGCGGCACCATCATAGTCCTTAGCAACCAGACCACGACGAGACAGCATAGATTTAACACCGCGCTCAGACTTACCAGTTTTCTCAGCGATCTCAGCAACAGTCATGTTAGCCAGATCCAGACCTTCTAACAGATCTTCACGAGTTTTAGCACTTGAAGTTTCCTGTACCGGCATAGCGGCGATACGACCTTCACGAAGCAGGCTCAGAGCTTTACCACGGATCTGCTTAATATTGCGACCGAAGTGAGCAGCGATAGCTTCAATAGTAGCTCCAGCAACAACCTGATTAACAAAATCAGTTTCTTCATCCGGAGTGAAGGAACGAACAGCAGCAGCTTTTTCAGTTGGTTTAACAGAAGCGGTCATTTCCAGACTCAGGATCTTACCCTGTACCTGTTTAGCACCGAACTGACCACCAGCTACAGCAGCAGCGATTTCAGCATAGGTATACTGACCAGCATGAGCGTTCAGGAAATCAACCAGTTCAGCTTCCTGCTCAGGAGTCCACGGGGATTTCTGTACTTCGTTAGCTTTTTGTACTTCAAAACCTTCTTTACGCAGCTTAGAGCCAACAGAGCGAGCAGTAACATCTTTGCCAGTTTCAGCAGCCAGTTCAGCAGCGATAGCAGCTACTTGTTCTTGAGAGATTACAGCAACACCCAGAGCAGTGGCTTTTGCTTTCAGAGACTCGGTTACACCTTCTACGTTCCAGTTCAGTTTAGACATTATTATTTTTCTCCAATAGTTCTTTAATCGACAGGATTTCTATCCCATTCGTTTCGGCTTTCTTATAAGATGAGGAGGAACGCTTCGATTCATCCTCACAGATTAGGTATTTGACGTCTTTGGTAACGGATTTCTTAACCGTATACCCTAGACTTTCTAAATAGTTTGTTGCATCCGTTCTATTTGCAAAATCTTGCAAAGATCCGGTAATACATACCGCGATTCCATTTGGCTGGGCAACTAATTCATCTGTAATGATGACGTCAGCTTTAGTGCCCTTAATACCAGTTGAAAATTTCCACGGTAGTTCAATAACATCCTTGCCTTGTGGGGAATTTAGCCAGGCTTTGTAATTTTCTCCAGCCTTGCCGTCAGCCTTCACATCATGGAAGCTAGTGCAATTTTGGGATAATTTCTTTGCTGCAACCTCTCCAATTAGAGTGATTCCTAAAGAACCGAGAACTGAACCAAAGTCAATGTCTCCGCGAACTTTAGTATTTAATTCGCTAATTAACTTAGCGGCAACCTTGCTACCCACGGCTCTAACCAAATCTTCTTCGGTTAGGTAAAATAGTTCTGAAATCTTCGTCAGCTCCAGCTTCTCAATAGTTTTTGGGCCAAAGCCCTTTAACTTCATTTTTGTACAGAAGTTCTCAATTAACTTACTTGATTGCGCTGGACAGTTGGACTTATTACGACAGAATAATTGTCCGTTGACAAGATCTAGCTTAGAACCACAAGAGGGACATTGTGTTGGAATTTCGATTTTCATCAAATTTCTTCCTTATCAATTTATATAAATATTATAGCAAGTATTTAAGCATTTAGCAACTACAATTTTAACTAACTTTGCTTACCCTCGCCATAACTTTCTATCCCTCAACTGAATGATAATAGTATATACCTAAGCGGCGAAAATGTCAATAACCACTTTATAATTCCGATATGGTAGATGGGTAGCAAAGGGTTATGTATTAATCGTATACTCGCTCTACTATGCATGGGATTACACCACCAGCACGAATCACTCGAATCTGGCAACCGATCTCTAGATCGAGAGAGTTAATATAATCAACGTTATTAAGAGTCGCCTTAACAATTGTAGCATCATCAATAATTACCGGTTCGAAATAACCAACTGGAGTTACTTTACCAGAAGCCCCTACCTGCCATTCAACTTTAGTAAGAGTTGTAATCTCGCCTTCTTCATCCTCTTTAACAGCGAATGCTCCACGAGGAAATTTATTAGTCCAGCCTTCGCGGAAGAATTTGTTGTTGTCATTAATACGAACAACTTTACCGTCCGTCGGAATCCATTTAAAGAAGGAACGCACATTAACAACTGTTAAGAAGTTCTCATTCTCTAGCCAAAGCATATCTTTTAAATATGCTTCTGTAATACCTACAGATTCAGCAGAACACTGGATACCATATGCAACGAAGATTAAACCACCTTCCCCGATACGTTGTACGAAATCATCGCTATCTTTGAGGTTAATAGCACCAGAGGCAAAGTTACGTTTATTTTCTACTTCTTTTGTAATTAGAACTTCACCAGTGATTTGAGTAGGTACTTTTTGGGAAATCTTTTTAGGAATGTTCAGCAATCTTACGTTGCTTGTGACATCATTCCCCAGAATACCATTACCACGAGTTAGTGCTTGAACAAATTCGCCATTAATATATAGCAGAGAAATTGCACAACCATCTAACTTATCAGTTTCTACTTGACCTAACGGATTGAATGGTGGTTTATCACCGCGGTTATAGTAAACTTTCTGTAAAGAATACATACGATATAGATGTGGAATATCACCCTTAGGCCCGATCTCTTCCTCTAACGGGAAGCGTTTTACCAGGCGATCATATTCTTCATCTGAGATTAAAGACATGCCTTGATAATATGCTTCTTGACAGCGTTTAATAAATTCTTTTACATTAGTCATTTATTTATATCTCTCATTAATTTATATAAATATTATATAACAAAACTGAGTTGAAAGCAAATACATTTATAAAGAAAAAGCCAAGAACTAGGCATTCTTGGCTTTTAGTTCTTCAGCTCGTTTCTGTACTTCATGTAAAACCTCAGATTCGCTAAGAATCTGTGTAAACGCATAGAAAAGCTGTGATGTTGTTTCTAGGGTGTAAGGAAAAGAGAAGCCAGATTTCGTTGGAAACCATTCATCATTAATATCAAGAAGCCAGTAACGAATACCCATGTATAGATTCCCACGAAATTCAGATACTGTTAATCTTACTTGTTCCCCCTCCTTCTCCCAAAGTATGATGGACTGGTCATCAACGTGTCCTTCATAGTTTTGATTTACCTGTTCGCTCATTTACACATCCCAAATACACAAAAAGCCCCATATAGGGGCTAATTGTTTTCTTATCGGCCTACTGGAGAAGCACGATCTAACTCTGATTGGAGGCTAGTCACACGACGAACTTTCTCGACAGGAATAAAACGGAAGCTATCATTAGTACGAGAGAAGACAAGGATTTCATCATCTTTCGCTTTACGAATACGTTCACTGTTTAATACGCTCAGCCAGGTATTTATCCTGAGCTGGATCAAATTCCATCGTACCCTGAAGGTACGTGGTTCCTTTCTGACGAAGTTTCTCGTAATGAAGATAAAACTCACCAAATTTTTCACATTGTGCGATAATTTCAGCTTTGGTCATAACTGTAGTTCCTTTTGTTGGTGGATTTATCTAAAATTACTTAGTGATAGCTCGAATTGCTTCTGCCAGATGAGCGGCCGCTTTACCAGTCAGTTTGTCGATAATTGCATCATCCATAAAATCTGGTGCTAAGCCAGCGTCAGAGAATGCTGCGCGAAGGTCGGCATGGGCTTGAGCTTTGGAGGTACGAGAACCACCGGAAGCTTTTTCTCCAGTAGATGCGCTAGATTTAGAAGTAGAACCAGCAGCTTTCTTAATATACAAACCTGCTTTAGTCAGCTTCATACGAAAACCGTTCGGAGTTACACCATTTTCCTGGGCAATTTCGCTAACAATTTCCATGCTAACACCCGGACGTTCATCCTCTGGGAATTGCTCCATACGAGCAACGTATTCGGAAGACATTTTTTCGAACAGTTCATCAGTCCACTGAGTTGGAGTAGTCATATTTTATATTTCCTTAATTAAGAATTAAACAGAATAGTTCTTTCAAACTATGAGAATATTATATCAAGAATTGTAGGATTAAGCAACTGAAATTTTTAAGTAGTTACTCCACCAGGCCAACAGCGAGCATATCCTCGATGCTGGCAACCTCCCAATCATCTGCAATAGCTTCGCATACTGTTAATGAAACAACCTCGCTATATGGATAGTTACCGGCTACCCAGGTATGCTGAGTAGCTACATCCGAGTCAGCATCTAAAGTTAGTAACACTAAGCCGTTATTATCGTTATCCCAGCTTCTACGATATAGTGTTTTTACTTCCCCATCTTTAAGTAAATCAGTTAGTCTACTCACGGCGTTTTCCTTTTTCTTTATCAAGTTTCAAGGCAGCCTTAACAGCTTCGTTAATCAACGTAATAACTTCTTCACGAGTCCACTTGTACCCCAGGGATTTTACGTCAACCCCTAACTTTTCCAGATGTTTAACAGAAGCCAGCTCGTAATTCATATAATGAACGTTCTGTTGTTTGCCTTCTGATAGAAGCCAGACACGGTAACAACCAACAGGATTATCCATTGCTTTTTTGATTTCACCGATACACTGGTATCCAGGAACCCAAACTAGTTCTCCAACCTCAAATTCTTCTGCCACAGCATCATCAGGAATAATTGGTGGATTCAATGGATCTACAATATCATTCAAACGAAGCAGAGCACCATAGCGTTCCAGAACAGATTTAACCATTGCTACGGAGCGGTAATTACGATCGGCAATCTCTTCAAAAGAATCACCAGATAGATACTGTTCAATAACGTTGGCCAACTCAATACCTTCAATGAGTGTACCACGTTTCTTTTTCTTCATCTCGGCAACTTGGATCTGACGGTCTTGCCACTCTTCTATCATCCTTTCCATAGTTGGGTTGGATGATACGCCGAGCATTTCGCATGCTGCTTTCTTAGTACCACCGTTTTCCAGATGCTCTATAACTTTTTTAAAGACTTCATCCGGGATTTCATGGATATGTTTCTTTCTGCGAGAACCAGCCATATTTAAACTCCTCTCTCAAATTTATGAATCTATTATACAGAAAATTTTTCCTGAAAGCAAATAAATTTTTAATTTGGATAGAGTTCGGACTTAAAATTAGCCCTAACTTTTTTAGCCTCTTCTATAGTATTGCACTGCTGGTACTTACGAATAGATCCTTTCTGCATTAGCACACAATATTTATCGCCCCTCATGTAGATATTAGGCTCACCCAACTTATTGTCTTTACGTACATTAATATTGTGCATTTGCTTAGATCTATTGGAGTCTTCTAAATTCTCTATAAAGTTGCAATCTTTAATCCTGTTTTTGTGGTCTATCTCTTCTGGTATGTACCCCTTATGATATAAGAATACCAGCTGATGTTCTCCCCAGTGCCTACGCTTAAACCCTATTCTTATATACCCTTTATGTTTACCACCGGCAAACTTACCTACTAGACTCTTCTGTCTTGTTTTCTTCCATTTAAGATGGCCTGTTTCAGGATCATACTCAAAAGCCTCTCTAACCTCTTCCTGTGTTATCATTTTCTTTAATCAATTCTCCCAATTCTCTATAGATTTGGTCTAACTCAAAAGATATACGTAATGATATGCTTTGCTTTCTCTGCTTTAGCAACCATGCGCCTATGCCATTTATGGATGCTAGTCTAGCAGGAACCACCCTACATAGCTTCTCCGAAGTATCATAAACAGGAACTTTACGTTCTTTTACTGGAAACTTCCTTGTTTCCCATTTTTTATTCTTCACTGTCATTTCTAGCACCTAGCTCTGACATTGCTTCATCATGCATATGTTTTTCCTCGTCAGTCATGAATTTGAAAGGAATCGGCATACACTCGATTTTACAATAGGTTCTGTACCAGTCTACGATATTTTCAGTGTTCATATCCTTACCAATACCCATCATACCAAGATACATTCTAGCATATTTTGGGTTAGCACTCTGACCTGTTTTAAGGAAGAAGTCTTTCTTCTTACCTTTCAGAGCTTCTATGAATGGTTTAATGGTTACATTTGAACACTTCTTAATATCTTCCCAGAACATCTCGTGCATCTTATGGAAGAATGCAGCTCGATCATTCGGTTTATCTTTGATATATTGTTCAACATGCTCAACTGTTACATCTTTAATAGACTCAAGATGATAATAGCGAACAAGAAGTAGTTTAGCTTCATATGCATCTGCATGACGTGGGGCACAATAATCTGGAGTTGAATGCAGAATAGCTTTGATTCGCTCTTCTGTATATTCTTTACCAGCACCTTCAATAGTTCCCCAGCTTTCGCTGAAAATATCAATAGTTGCGCCCTGATCAAGCAAATAATAACGTAAGGTACTAGTATAGTTTCTAGATTCCAGCTCTCTACGACGTGCGTATAATTGCTGTGCTAACTCCAGCCAACCTTCATCAATATTATATTGTTCAGAACCTGCGGAGAACCCACTAGTGGATTTATCAATAAAATAATAGATGTTCTGAGCACCACGGTCGCGCCTGATTGCTTGGAAACGCATGTTCGGCGCCTGATTACTGGTTCTAGTAATAACAAATACATTATCGAAATAGTTGAAGTCAACGCCACTCGTTACGGATGGACTACATAATAAGCAATCAATTTGTTGATCAATTAGCTCATTAGTTGTATAATCCAGAATACGTCGAATATCCACATCTGAGGTAGAGTTTGAATGGATTTCCTTAACTAACGCACCAGTATTACGACGTAGTGCCATACCCTTCTCATTCAGCTCATCAGGCCCACAATCAGATACTAGAATGGACTTCTCACCCATTTCTAGAGAAGTCTGAAGTGCAACCCAAATACTGGATTCATCAGGAAACTCATAAGCGTGAGCTTTTGACAGCATCTTACGATGATGATTATAAAATGCTACTGGTTTATCAAAATCAATCAAAGAACCATAGGCTTCAATTGTTTCTGCACTAATATCACCATCAGATAATATAATTATTTTTGCAGTTGCAAGAATATCCCGAAGAACCTGAATACATTCACGACGTTGTTTAACAACGGGGGCGAATAATAAGTCATTCATTACTGCATCACATTCATCGATAAAGATTGCATCAATTTGACCAATAAAACTCTTAAACTTGTGCAAAGAGTGAATAGTTGTGGACATACGGTCAATAGCACCACGCTTGAAATTAAGCATATCTACAGACTTATCATATTGTCCTGCACTAAATTTCTTAGCATTTGAAGACACTAGTGCTCTAGTATTTGTAACTGCTAAAAAGTTGCCAGGAAGAACACCTGCGTCCAGCCATTTAGTTACTGCCGTAGTTTTACCAGTACCAAGACTTGCCTTAACAAATGTTATATGGCCTTTTGGGGGCACAATGTTAATCTTCAGGTATGGAACTTCTGGTGGAGAATCCACTTCTAATTTCTTAAGTGGAACACCTTTCAGATTTAATGGAATCTCACGTTTGGAGTTATTCACAAACGCTTTGAGAGCCTGCTTACGACCGTTATTAAAGTAATCTTGAATATTACGACTGTTATCTTTAGTTGCAATATATTCAGATAAAGCTGGTTTAATCTCACGTTCTAGCCATGCAAAATCAACCCCATCCTCTAATGCTCTATGATATAGTTTGGGGATAATACGCAAATACACTCCATCATCAGCCTCTTCTAACTCGCTGATGGTTTCTTCTACTTTATCAGAAGCAATCTTTTTGCCTTTAATTTGATCAAGTAAGGAATAAAACTCTTCCTTAAACTCCCCTCTAGTTGTTTCATAGTCAACCAGATTATTGGGCAAATTTACTTTCGAACCTTTAACATACACCAGACGTGGCTTACTCTCCGCTTTAAACGGATCAACAATACCATCGCTAAATAAGGGGTCGGCAAAATAGTGGAGCTGGACAGATGAATAATAAGCTAGGTCGGCAATATCAAAACCAAATTTTTGCTTACTGCTATCGTTGATAGATGTAAATAAGAACTTTAGCTGACCCTGAGTTACCTTGACGTTAGATTCTAGCATTAAGTGCATTCGGATACCTGGTTTTAGCCCAGCCGAAGACGATGCATGAGCTATAAAGCCTGCATCAAGAGGAAACATATCCTCACTAATACTATTCAACATCTTAATAATGTGGCGGGCCATACCAACAAGATTAAATTTGTCGTACCCACCGGTATCTAGGATACCATCCACGTCCATAGCAATAATATTACTAGGATTAGATACATTAAAGTTACCTTTCTTACGTCGCACATTATTTTTTGGTGCAAGACATCGACCTCGTACCGCAACGATATGAGGATCAGACGTTAAACGTCTCATAAGGGGTAACATTTCGGCAAGGCTTTGTGGGTCGTGCTCTTCTATTACATCAAATTTGAAGGGCATAGAAGCTGGTTTACCTTCTGGATGCTCTTTCGAGAATCGCTTGGCAAAGGTATAATCTTCCGCTTTGATTTCTCGCCAAATACCTGTTGCTAAATCACGAGAAAATCCGGCGTGACCTTGGAGGATAGAAAACACAACAATACTCCTGTGTTGGTTAATCGAAATCTTTTCTTTAGGACTATTCAGAAAGAATAGAACAACTATTACTACTATTTACGTAAACATCAATTATCATCAAACAATATGAATAAGTTATCATATCTCAGTGCTGTGCTCTCTTCGCTCATATACAGAATAGAACCTAGGTCATTGGCCGCTAAGCCGATTCTATTTGTCCTCACTATCCTATTGGTAGGTGACTACTGTACGTGCCGCCATTCGCTGCTCTTTTCGTTCGCACCCCCATATAAAACTCTGCCTATATAACGAGCTAAATATGCACGGTTTGGATTTACCTTTCCGAATTCAGGGTACACAGATCACTTAATTGAAGATTAACTAATGCAATATAAACACTAGTAATAGTTAAAACAACCCTTAATGGGGCAGCCTAACTGTTCCGTATCGCGGATTGTAAACAAGAAAAATTAGCAAAATCAATTTTTACTAATGTCTCTCATTTATGGGAATATTATACTATAAAATAATACTCCCTTGCAAATGAAATTTTACTGGATTGATTCCCTACCGTATAATTGACCTCTAAACATCTTGGCCATAGAACATGCAACCTCATAGTTGTCATATGTTCCTTTAACTATACGTTTACGGTTAATAGTAAATACCACTTGCCAGTTCTTACTACCAGAAGGGTAAACATGCATTCCTTTCTTATATTTGATATTTCTTAGATTACCGGATACTGTCTGCTCTCTAAGATTTTCAATACGATCATCACCTTTTATAGTATTCACATGGTCTACTAAATCAGGTAAGTATCCATGATGCATTAAAAATATTGCTCTATGCCGAAGCATAGTCCTATTCCCTAGAGATATACGATAATATCCGTTACCCGTAGAAACACAACATTCTTTCCCTGCATTTCTTCCTGTAGTTCTAAATAACTTACCCTCTTCATACCGGAAGTTATCTAAAAGTTCTTGCTGTGTGAATGACATCCTCACCTCCAATACATATATTATTACATAATCCATCCAAATTGTCAACGACAATTTATTTTGACTATCAATCGACTGAAAAGATTATGTAATAATCCGAGCACTAATAGCCCGGATTACAAAGTTCAGCTAATAAAAATCATTCATCATTCAGGCCTGGAACATAAATCCCAACACGGTTTAATTGTTCTTTGGCTTCTTTGAGAATATCTGGAGTGTACTCCCAAATATCATCTTCCACCTGTAAAAGATGGGGCGAACAACCGTCCTCAGGCACACGACATATGGCCAAACCACGTGGATGGAACAAAGAGAAATTTAGGGCAACAATTAGACCTATAGCAGACAATTCATTCCAATCCAATTCCCATTCCCCAGCGTAGCCTGATAGAAAAACACCAACACAGGGATCGTCTATTTGCTGCTCCGGAAAAGTGAAGGAGGCTTGTCTTACCCCCAACCAACGTTGTAGCAGCTTCTCCGCACGCTTCACCAAACTAGGGTCTATCTGACGCCAGTATACTTGTTCCATTGTGCCTCCTTAGGCAGTTAAACCCGGAATTTGATAACCAAAACGACGAAGTTTCTGGATACCATCATTTACCTCTTCCGGTGAGTAAGACCAACCGTAATGTTCGTTAACTTGAAAACCAGGAGATTCACCGGTTTTATAGTTAACAACAATACGGTGTTTATTGGGCATAAATAGCTTATAGTTTAATGCAAAAACCAAGCCCATTTCATCTAACTCTTTCCAGCCGACAATCTCTTCAAAACCATCCTCTACCTGCACAATTAAACCAATACAGGGAGATTCTTCAACCTCACCTCTAAAAGCAAAGGAGATTTCATTATTATCACACCATATTTTCAGGGCATTAATAGCCTCATTGTACAGGTTGTCTGGAAGAGTACGCCAAAAATTAACCAATATTGGGTTAGCTTCTTTAGAGAATACATTATTAAACATATTTACACCTTAAATTGTTGTAGGGCTTTACACATTTCAAGATCTGGACTAAATTCTAACATATAGCTAACAGCTCTTAAATCTTGAAGATTTATTCCAGTTCTACCATTGACTATAACCGTTGGATACTGATACATCATAGCACCAGCGTCATCCAGCACACACCAATGTTTGAGCTTATACTTTTCAACGAAGCGAAGAACAGAATTACCCCTAGATAGCCCACCACCAGTAAAATCCGTTGTACCAAGAAAACGATCGATAAGATCTAATCCGGTCATAATCTGAACGTTCTCCATCTCATTCCTGACAGAGAACCATGAAGATACCCCAACAATCATTATTGGAGAAGGACGAATAAAGTCCTGAAAAGCCTTGAGAAGCGGTTTAAAAACCCAGTCACTTCCAAAGAAAATCTTTTCATCATTAGGTGCATGGTGATGAGAGATGCTCGAGTTGAGCACCCCATCAATATCTAGAAAAATAATTGGAGTATTACTTATTTCCATTTTTGTCCCTTGCTAAGAACGTATCATACTCAACCGTATCAACATATATGACACCATAGTCATCAGATTTATAGTCCATTTCCCATAGCTCACATCGATAACACCAACTACCATCCGCCCATACAAATATATCATCAGGATGTGTATACACAGATTTAACTATGGACATGTCTGTTTCCCCGGCATATAAGGTCTACCCTCTAGATGAGCTTCTACACGAGCGATAAAACCAGGGTCACTGAAAGCATCTACCGCACCTTTACTCCAGTAAGGAATACCACGATCTTCCAGTTGGTACATATCACTACGAGTCATACCTTGATAGCCTGGTTCTGCCGCTAGGGCACTATCATAGTAGTTAACTACCATAAGTTTCGCAGCAGTACGGTTAAGAATAGGAAATAATTCCCAGTAGAAATTAATTACTTGGTTAGAGCAACCAACTACAACTATCATATCTTGACTAGTAATACCATCAAAAATATTGTACATTTCTGCGTACGCTGGAGCATGCTCCCCAAAGAAGATTACATTAGGTTTAACCCATTTATAATCATCCGGGTCAATAGAGCTATACCCAACATCAATAACTCGTTTATTACTGCTATTGTAGCTGTCAGCTACAACAACCTCTTTTAAATACCCATGAATATGTAGAATGTCACTATGCGGAACACCAGCACGCTCAATAAGGTCATCAACGTTGGTAGTCAAGTTTACTACTTGACCTGGGTATTGTTTATACCACTCACCAATACGCAAGTGTGCAAGATTGGGTTCAACAGTTTCTAACTCTTCACGACGTTTGTTGTAGAACTCGTGAGTTTTGTGGTAAAAGCTACCACGAAAGGCATGAATATTACATACCTCTTCTAAGTCATAATCATCCCACAATGCTTTACCACTAGCAGTATCAGTACGGAAGGCTCGTACACCACTTTCAACGCTCAAACCTGCACCACTAATAATAATTAATCTACGCATTTTTCACCTGCTCTCTGAAGTTTTTACTAAGGTTATGGAGTATATCAGATACTTCTGGATGGGCTTTCCCAACTACAGAATTAGCCATAATATCCATTATTTTTGCACAAGATTCAACCCCATCCTTATATCCAGCCTCCCACTGCTGCATCAATGCATTTTCCAGCGCAGCATTTAAGCCATTATCGGGTAGCATCGGCTTCGAGAATGCCATAAAGTTTCTCCTCTAGTTCCATAATACGACTTTCATAAGAAGCCCGCAACTTTTCAATAGCTAACGCACGTACCGTGACCTCATTAGAATTAATAGCTAATTGAGCTAGGTCTTCTGTTTCCATACGTCCGTTGTAAATTAAGCGATATTTAAGGTGTTTTACATTCTTAGTCATTATTAAACTCCACTGCAACTGTTTCCAGGTCTTCATTTGAAAAATTGGCATAAACGTATTTAAGGCGCTTCTTAGCTACTTCAGTAATATCCACATACTCAATAGGGCTGCCCTGATGCTCATAGATACTTAAGATTCTTTTATATACAAATTCAATGTTATCCTGTACCTCTTCTTCATCTTCATAATCAGAATTATATGGATTAACATCTAAATTAGTTTCCACCCAATTACCAATAATGGTAGGATAACCAACCCCCTCAAGATGAGAATAATCACCAGTAGCAGCAAAAATAGCTTCTTCTATGGTTTCTACCGCTAATTGGTAGCTCCCACAGGTTGAAACAATGATATAGGGTTTTACTTTCATAGTCTTTTCCTCTCAAATTTATAAATCTATTATACATAAATTTTTAGCTGAAAGCAAATAAAATAAAAGCCAGGTCGACTAGCAACCTGGCTGATTAGCTTACTTAAGATTTAAGTGTTTTACTCTACCAAGCACTTCTTTTTGTTTCCCAGAATTGAAAGGCCTACTGCCCGGGGATCCCAGGTACCCGCAAACCCTACGTGTAACCTCTATTTCTTCAGACCCACAACTTGGACATACAAACCCACGCTCAGAGGCAATAGATTCACCCATATATCCACAGTTGAAACACTCGTCAATCGGTATATTAACACCGATATAATGGCTACACTCTAGTCCCTTATCTACTACGTATTCAAGAGCTTTATGGAATTTTTTCATTTGTGGTAATTCCACAAACGATATATTACCACCATTAGCTATTTTGGTAAAATGAGCTTCGTACTCAAATTTAGTATCTGGGGCTACCTTCTCTCTTACGTCCAAATGGTGACTATTAGTAAGATAGCCTTTGTCTGTTAACCAAGAATACTCTGGGAATCTACGTTCTAGTAATTTATTAAAACGATTACATAGAGACTCACTAGGGGTAGCGTATAAGCTAAATCCAAGATTAGTCTCATTAGCTTTAACTTCGCAACGATTTTTTAGGTGAGTAAGAACTTCTTCTGTAAATTCAATACAATCCCTATGGGTTTGTGGTAGACTAAACATTATTTGGCACATCTCATAGACCCCAATGTATCCAAGAGATACAGAAGATCTACCCTCAAAAATAGGCCATACATACTCTTCCCCATCTAAACGCACACCAAAACCACCGTGCATATAAAGAATAGGGGCTTGTTTAGCCTTCACTTTCTTAAGTCTATCCAAGAAAAAATCATGAGCTTCAAAAGCCTCATCCACATATTTGTCCAGAATATCCCAGAAATCTTCAAAAACCCCATCTGCCTCAGCAGCAACCATAGGTAGATTAATAGACACTACACCTAAATTATTGCGCCCTGCAATTTCTCCGGAGGGGATAGCAGATAAAAAGCTACGACAACCCATAGGGGCTTTAAAATCACCAGTAACAGCTACAACTTTCTCATAGCTTAAATAGTCTGGGTACATACGGGTAGCAGAACACTCAAGTGCTAGCTGTTTTATATCGTAGTTAGGATCGCCTGGATTTTTATTTAACCCTTCTTTAACTGAGAATACTAGTTTAGGGAAGATAGGGGTTGACTCAGCAGCACCTAAACCTTTAATACGATTTTGGAGGATGGCTTTCTGAATCATCCTTTCCTCCCACTCCTGACCTAATCCAAAGCCAAGCGTAACAAAAGGGGTCTGCCCATTAGAGTTAAATAATGAATTAGTTTCATACTCTAGAGCTTGGAATGCATCATAACACTCTTTTTCAGTAAGCTCAGTAGCATACACAGCAGCTTTTCTTTCATCCTTGAGCCAACGTAGCCCACGACCCAGATGTTTATTGTAAGACTTTCTGACATACGGGGCTAGAACCTCGTCGATACGATCAATAGAGGTGCCACCATACTGAGCACCAGATACTTGGGCAATAATCTGAGCAGTGATTGCACATGCAGTAGTTATGGATTTAGGAGTTTCAATATTTGCATTACCAATTTTAGTACCATTCTTCAGCATGCCACCAAGGTCTACTAAGCAACAGTTAGTGTACCCCTGCGCCCTGTAATCCATATCATGAATGTGTATCTTACCTAGATTATGGGCGTCTAATAGATGTTTGGGTAATTCCTGCGATACTAAATATTTGTTGATTTCTCCGGCCAATAAGTCTCTTTGAGTATGGAACATCTCACTAGGCTTATTAGCATTATTATGCTGTAAGTCCTTATCCGCAGTTAGAGTGAGCAGACCTTTGCAATTCTCAATTAATTCATTCTCTGTCATTGATTATTTCCTCGATAAACTTTATAGCTACTTTTGGTTCAATATTGAAGAATTCCGTAGCGCCGTCAAAATCTTTGTACTGGCAATTCTGCTCTTTAAAGTAGTTATGGGCTAATTTTTCTATTCGAACTGCACTACTATATTCCCCAATTTCAAATACTTTAATTATTTCCAAATCAATAAGGTGGCTACTAGATCTAATATGTAGAAGTCTACGCTCTGGATTGTTAGACCTACCTATTTTAACCCCATGTGAGGGGCTATACATAACATATATCCTAGTACTTTCTAAATCTCTATAACTACAGTAAGGACAACCGTTCCCCCTTAATACAGACCCTGGAGTAGCTTCCCACCTATGCCCTGCACCACAAAGAAAGGCGGTCTTAGTATTCGCATTACTATACTCACCCACTATTCTGATATTTCTGGCAGCAAGACGATCATTTATAGTATTAACACTAAGTTTCTGTTTATTAGCAGCACAAGATGGGCAGCCACTACCTCTATTAATTATACTATTAAGTGTAGTAGCCCACTCATGACCACAAACACACCTAAATTTAGTATTTATATCGGCACTATTTTTATAGCCGTTCAACAATGTAATACCTCTGTCCTGTAATATAGTATTAATTTTATCAATATCTAGTTTACGGCTACTAATAGAGCAAGTAGGACAATTGGTCTTTCCATTCCTAATAGCGTCAAATTTAGCTGTCCATTGGTGACCGTATTCACACTGATACGTATGCCTATACCTAGAATTTTGATATGGCTTATCCACCATAGTAAAACCACGCTCGGCTAGGCATTTATCTACTTCTTCTTGAGTTAATTTTTTCGGGCATTCCACTTCTCCACAGAATTTTTACACCTATTATACTAAACATTATCCACTATGTCAATTAAAATTTTCTTTCGCCATCTAATACTGTAATATTTCGCATATAAATAAATGATTATCTAGTATCATATTTCTACCTTTATAAGCAAGTAAATTTTTTATTTAAAAGCAATATCATAGGTTTATTTAAAATTATACTTGCTTTTTGCTGTAAACCTTGTTATAATATATTTGTAAGTTGATAAACAAGATCTCTTTGTTGATCCTCTGTTAGAAGCGAAGTACACTATAGGAGTGTTATTTATGGGAAAAGCACGTCAAAAAAGAGAGAACCGCAATGGTTCAAGAAAGCGTGGCAACAAATATGAGAATAACGTAATTCAGGCTGATTTTTCTAATGATTACGCTAACCCAGTTGCTAAATCCCTAGTAGGTAAAAACCGAGAGCAAAAATCATATATTAATATGATCAAGAACAACACAGTGACTGTGGGTATCGGTGAGCCAGGTACAGGTAAAACCTTTATCCCGTCTGTTCTTGCAGCTCAGGAACTCGTAGACATTCACTCAGATATTGAGCAAGTGATCCTCGTACGTCCTAATGAACCTCTAGGTAAGTCTCTTGGTATGCTTCCTGGTGATCTAGCAGAAAAGCTAGAGCCTTGGTTGGAGCCAATAGCTGATGGTATGAAATGGGCCATCGGTGATCATGCCTATAAGGGATATGTCGAACGTCAGAAAATTAAATTTTTGGCTATAGAACATGCTCGTGGCAGAACTTTCAACAACTCCTATGTAATTGTCGATGAAGCTCAGAATATTTCCGTTGAGGCAATGGTTTGTCTCCTAACTCGTGTAGGACAAGACTGCCGTTTAATTATCTGCGGAGATATAGCTCAGAAAGACATTAAAGGTGACTCAGGTCTAGCACTTCTTATGGAAGTTTATGAGAAATATGAAAATGCTCCATTCTCAATGATCGAATTGATTGATAACGTTCGTTCTGCTGAGTCTAAAGCATTCTACGATATTTTTAAAGACATGGGGAAGGTGTAATATGGGAGACGTTGTACATTTACACCGACAAACTAAAATACATCGTACTTCACTGAGTGCTGCTAATATGATTACACGTAAGGAAGGGGAAGAAAGTCCTAAGACTACCCTAGCGTGGACAATTGTAACCTCAAATCCAAATCGGCCCTTCAATTATAATGAACTAAGTACCTCAATAGATATTCTGCTGAGAACTTAAGTGGCCAAAAACTAGACTGACAACACAGGAGGCCTGGGTATGAAAATACTCGGGCCTTTTCTATCAGAAAATTTTATTTGCCAAATGACTGAGAATAAAGTAAACTATTTCCTAAATCCTGATAACTATAAAAAGGAAAACCAAATGAGCCATCGCATTGAAAAAGTAATTAAACGTGACGGTACTGTAGAAGACTTTGCTCCTGAAAAACTCAATGGTTGGGCAGAGTATGGTTGCAAAACAGTTGATGTAAGTTGGTCTGCCATTACTATGGCTGCTCAAAAAACTCTGCCTAAAGGGGTTGTAGATTCCGATACTCTGATGGATGCGTTAATTAAAGCTGCCGAAAGTCTTATTAAAGATAATCCAGCATACGACGTGCCAGCAAAGGAATTACGTCTTGCGCAGATGCGTAAACGCCTTTATGATTCCTTCGAACCACCTTCTCTACGCTTCTTCCACGATCATATGGTTAGTGTAGGTGCATGGGAAGACATGAGTGCATGGATTACCGATGAGCAATTTGAAGCTCTGAATCAGGTTATAGACCACGATCGTGACCGTCTTTTTACTAGTGGTGGACTGAAACAGTTCTTTGATAAATATTCCCGTCGTAATATAGCCACTGGTGAAATTTACGAAACCCCGCAATTTGCCTATATGGGCATGGCAATGGCGATGTTATCTCAACCCAACTGGACAATTCTAGATGCAATCGATCTCTACAATGCAATGTCGCTCCACAAAATCAACGTTCCTACGCCGCCACTGGTTGGTTTGCGTTCTAGTGACCGTGGATTTGCTAGTTGCTGCCTCGTGGATTCCACTGACACGTTGGATTCAATCGACACAGCCGAGCACATCGTCTTCAAAATGGTCGCAGCCAGAGCGGGAATCGGGTATCATCTTGAAAGCCGATCAATTGCTGATCCGGTGCGAAATGGGGCATTCCCGCATTCCGGAAAACTGCCATATTATCGACACATTGACCGTTCAGTAAAAGCTAACACTCAGCAAACCCGTGGCGGTTCTGCTACTGTGTCTTATCCATACTTCGATCCTGAAATCATTCAGTTGATGCAGGTTAAGCAGCAACGTGCTACAGACGAGAATAAAATCGATAAGATGGATTATTCTCTGAGCTTTAACAACCTTCTGTTAAAACGTTACCTGAAAAACGAAGATATTACGCTAATGTCCTACTTCTACGCACCAGAAGTTCATGAAGCGTTTTATGGTGAAGATGAGGCTAAGTTTGAAGAAATCTACGTGGCAGCGGAGAAACGTGTGGCATCTCTTACAAAGACCGACCACGAAGGAAAAACAATTCCAGCAGCTCCTAGAATCTCTGCAAAAGAAATCCTAGATACTTGGTTACGTATCCGTATGGAAACAGGGCGTATGTATGCTCATCACATTGGTGAATCTAACCGTCATGGTAACTTCCTTGACCCGATTCGTATGACCAACCTTTGTGTTGAAATTACTCAGCCTACACGCCCGTTCCATCATATCACGGAACTGTATAAAACAAAAGAACAACTCGATCAAATGAAGCCGGAGGATATTGGGGAAGTATCTCTGTGTAACTTAGGTGGTGTTGTATTAGGACGCATGGAATCTCTGGCTGAGTGGGAAAAGACTTGCTATATTCTTCTGAAATTTGTTGATACCATCATTGAAATTCAGGATTACCCGTTCCCAACTATGGAATATACGGCTAAGAAACGTCGTAACGTTGGTATTGGTCTGATGAACGCAGCAGGTGCAATGGCAGCAGAAGGTCTGGCTTATGAAGGTATTGAGGCTCGTAACTGGATTCATCGTGAAGCTGAAAAATTGTCCTACTTCCTGCATAAAGCCTCTGTACGTCTAGCCAAAGAGCAAGGTGCATGTGAATGGTTCGATCGTACTAAACCATCTAAAGGAACTCTGGTAATCGACACGTACAAGAAAACTGTTGATGAACTGGTATCCGTAGGTCTAGAAATGGATTGGGAGTCTCTGCGTGCAGATATTCTGAAATATGGTATGCGTAACTCTGTTCTGACTGCTCAGATGCCGGGAGAAAGTTCTTCTGTTCTGTTAGGTGTTACTAACTCTATCGAACCACCTCGTAAGATTGTATCTATCAAAGGTAGTGCAGTAAATAAAGTAATTGCAATTGCTCCAGGTGCAACCGACTGGGAAACGTTAATGAGCTATAAACTAGCTTATGATATTGATCGCACTGAGTGGATCAAATGGAACGCCGTTTACCAAAAATTCTTGAGTCAGTCATCAAGTTTCCAGATGTATTATGATTACTCTAAATTCGAGAATGAAATCATCCCTGGCCCAGTAGTAGTTCGTGACTTTATGACTGCGGTTAAGTATGGTATAAAAACCTGGTATTATGCTAACTTTAACACTGCGAATGGTGGAGGAGCTGGAGAAACTACAGGATGTTCTTCAGGTGGCTGTACCTTATAAAACTAGTAAAGAGGGTTAATTATAACCCTCTTATTTTTTATACTAATTGGTTGGAAATTATAATTATGTCAAAAACATTAGAAGATCATCTAGAGGTAGCTAAATTATTTGATTATGATCCATATACTGGAATATTAACTCATAGACCTAGAGATAATAAAACATTTAATACCAAATATGCCGGAAAACCAGCAGGCTCCTTAGATAAATCTACAGGATATATAGTATTAAATATTAAAGGATACCCCTACTTAGCACATAGGGTAATCTTTGCTAAAATTCATGGGTATCTGCCACCTGAAGTAGACCACGACAATAGAATACGACATGATAATAGAGCTATTAACCTAGTAGCTTCTGATAGATTCAGTAACGGAAAGAATGTCGGGGCGCATAAAGATAATAAGTTAGGTATTAAAAATATTCATCCAAAAGCTAGCGGATCTTACCAGGTACAGATAGCCCGTAAAGGTGTAAAATATACTTAAACATTCCAAGAACTTGAGGATGCTATAGAGTGGCGCGATATGAAACTATTGGAGCTTGATAGTTTATAATTTTACCTGCTAATCGCTACCTGATTTGCTATAATATTCCTGAAATAGTGAGAAAGAGGAAAATCAATGACTACTTTACTAAACCTGAATTGGGATCATACTAACGCTGATCTTTTCCTGGGGCGATTCTCTAGGTATCGCAGATTATGTACGTGTAGCACATCCAGAACTAGAACGTCTGGCACTTCTGCAACGCTCTCAATTTTGGACTGAAACTGAAATCAGTCTGGAAGCAGATAAGAAACAATGGCCCAATCTCCCACGTGAAATTCAGGAAATCACACTCCTGAACTTAGCATGGCAGACCCAAACTGATTCCTTTATCAGTCGAGCGCCTGAAGCAGCTATTATGCCGCTTGTAAGTCGTCCAGAACTAGAAGGTATGCTCAAGCAGTGGAGCTACTTTGAAGACCTGCATAGTCGTGCTTATAGTAATATTATTCGTAATGTGCTGACTGATCCGGCAGAATTTATTGATTCTGTAACCAAAAACCAAGAAGCATTCGCACGTATCGCTGATTCTGTTGAGCTGTTCGATGAACTGTACCAGTTAGGTCAGTATTTCATCGCAGTACGTGATCATCGTGGTGACAATACATATCCAGAAACTGAGTTCCCTGAGGTTAAGCGTGAAACTCAGGCTAAACTGTTAGATGCTTATTTTGCAATCTACGGTCTGGAAGCAATGCAGTTCTACGCATCCTTTGCATGTACCTTTGCGTTAGCAGAGAACGATATTCTGCAAGGTATTGCTAAAAATCTGCAATTGATTGCTAAAGATGAAGCCCTACATACTCAGATGTCTAAAACAATCATCCAGATTATGTTCCAGCAGTTTGACAAAGATCTGGTAGATGAAGCAGTGGCTAAAGCACCAGCACAACTCCTGAAAACTCTTAAAACTGAAATTGAATGGGGTCATTTCATCTTCAAAGGTCGTAGTCTGATTGGTTTGAATGCAGAACTTCTAGAAGAATACTTGTACTTTGTGGGGCGTAACGCATTTATGCACATTGGTGTAGAATGGCCTAGTCACTTACCAGTAATCACTAAAAACCCTATTCCGTGGATCATGAACTGGTTGGATACTACTTCTCTACAGCCTGCCCCACAAGAAATCCAGATTGGTGCAGCCTACCGTGTAGGTCAGGTAACTGAGACCTCTACTGATACCTTGAAAGATTTGGGTAATGAATTTGGAGACTTCCTATGATTACAGCAATGTATGCAGTTGGGCCGAATGGGGAGTTCGGCCTCCGAGGTAAGCTCCCCTGGGGTTCTTTTAAAGAAGAACTAGATGCTTTTTATTCACAATTAGATGTACTAAATCCTGATAATATTATTATTGGGGCAGGTACTTATTTAGCTCTTCCATATGCCGTTAGGGAACGTATGATTGGAGCTTCTGACCTATTTATTCGTGCTGATCGTCCACTGCCAGACGATATTACACATGATATTTACACTCCCATATCAATGATAGGTGATACATTACCTACTTTTCTAAAAGATCAGCAAACAGTAGTTCTAGGTGGAGCTAATCTTCTTCTAGAAATGTATCAACATGGGCATATTGAAAGTGCTTTTGTATCTACAATCTTTAGTGAACAGAAGCTAGAGGCAGATATACACCTAGATAGTATGATACTGGATTATAACTATGAATCCACTCGATTAGTCTATGCAGTTGGCGCAAACAGTGATAACAGCCTGCGATTTGTACAGGAATTGGTTACTTATTAATGCAACAATACTTAAAAATTTTGACAGATGTAATTTTACTGGGTGAACCCCGTAATGACCGTACAGGAACAGGCACAGTTTCAATTTTTGATTCCTATGCTAAGTTCGACCTACGTGATGGGTTTCCTGCCGTCACTACCAAACGTCTAGCTTGGAAATCCGTAGTAGGAGAACTATTATGGTTCTTGTCTGGTTCCACAAATCTTCATGATCTACGTGTATTCACATTTGGGCGTGACGAAGGACAGTGGACCATCTGGACTCCAAATTATGAAGACCAAGCTATAAGTATGGGGTATGATAAGGGTAATCTAGGACCAGTATATGGTAAACAGTGGCGTAACTTTGGTGGGCGAGATCAGATTCTAGAGCTTATTGAAGGACTCAAGAATAATCCTCATGGCCGCAGACATCTAGTTTCTGCGTGGAACGTAGCTGAACTTGATAAAATGGCATTACCACCTTGTCACTACGGCTTCCAGTGCTATGTAAGTAACGATGGATACCTAGATCTTAAATGGGCACAACGCTCTGTGGATTGTTTCCTCGGTTTACCTTTCAATATTGCTAGTTATGCTTTATTAACGCATATATTAGCAAAACTGACAGGATTAAAACCTCGTTACCTTATCTTTAGTGGCGGTGATACTCATATCTATAATGACCACATGGAACAGGTAGAAGAACAGGTAAAACGCAAGCCACGCCCTCTGCCAACTCTAGTAATGCCAGAGTTTATAGATCTTTACGATTTATTAGAAAATAATACAGCAGCTTGGTCATTCCATTTAGAGGGGTACGATCCTCATCCAGCTCTTAAAGCTAAAATGTCCTCTTAACTTAAATAGCCCTTTCGGGGGCTATTATATTTGAAATTGTACTTGCTTATTAGGTATAATTTTAAATATAATATACTCAATAAGTACAAAAGGATAATAAAATGAGTAAAGAAATTGAATTAGAACAAGCCCTTCTGAATTACTCCAATTACTTGCAGGGTGATAAAGAAACTATTACTAAGGAACAAATCCTACTAATTCTAGATTCTCTAGTTTTAAAGTTTAAAAAACTAGAGGAATACTACTCCGTAGGTAATGGAGATGAAAGAGTAGAACTATCTCTAAATCTTCTAGAGGATATGGGGTGGGATGAGGAGGACCAAGTAGGGTACTTGGGGATTTCTACCGAAATCCTAGAAAACACAGAACATGAAGATATTCTAGAAGTGAAAAGTAGAACAGCTATTCGTTATGATACTTATGGAAGTGGAATAACTGGATTAAAAGCGCTTCTTAGTATGGATTTAGGGTGGTTGGATGAGTAAACAACCGACACTAGAGAGATTAAAAGAACTTCTAAATTATGATCCCGATACTGGAATATTTACTAATAAAATAAGTAGAGGTAGGGGAGGTAAAGCCGGAGCAGTTGCTGGCTATTTAAGAAAAGATGGTTATATAACTATAAAAATAGATAAGGTAGATTATCTAGCCCATAGACTGGCATTTCTGTATATGACAGGAAGTATTCCTGACTTAGTAGATCATATAAATCGTATACGGTCAGATAATAGATGGAAAAATTTAAGAGAATCTACTAGTCAAATTAATAATAGAAACTGCACTGCCTCTAGCAAATCAGGGTACTTAGGAGTACATTGGAATAAGCAGCTACAAAAGTGGCAAGTACAGATAATAAATAGTGAGGGTAAGAATATTTATGGTGGAATATTCGAATATCTAGATTTAGAGAACGCCGTATTAAAAGCAAATACCTTGCGACATGAGTTACATGGTAAAGATGCTGTAGAAGAAACATTTTATAATAACTATTATCCTACCTTAGAGGATCTTAATAAATGAGTACATTCCACATTTACACAGATGGTGCTTGTAAGTCTAACCCAGGTCCCGGTGCTTGGGGTTTTATTGTCTATGATGATAACGACGATCGTTTAGGTTCTAAATCTGGATATAGTCCTAAAACTACAAATAATGAGATGGAACTCACGGCTATTGTAGAGGCTCTACGTTGGTCAGTTAAAAAAGATAATAGGCCAATTGTTATCTATACTGATTCTGCTTATTGCAAAAATGGTATGGAAAGTTGGATGTTTTCTTGGCAAAGGAAAGGCTGGAAGAAAGCAGATGGTGAAGTTCCTCTTAATCTAGAACTTTGGCAGGAAGCATTTAAATTAACACAGCAGTATATCAACTTTCATAATACTAACCCTACCTTTATTAAGGTTAAAGGACATTCTGGTATTAGTGGTAATGAAGCTGTAGATGCATTGTGTAACACAGTTATTACTGAAGCTGAAATGGCTGAGATGTGATAAATAAATTAAAAATCTTCTTGCTTAAAGCCCTCTAATTTAGTATAATATTCGCATTGAAAGTGAGGAGGGCTTTATGCGAATTTATAACTCAAATTCATTAGGATTTAAACCATTGAGAAAACGTGCACAATCACCTCGTCAAATAAGAAAGGCTAATATTGGTGAGCCAGAAACACGTCTTCCACCTCCTCCAGAACAACGTTTAGTTTATCTGGATGAAGAATTAGCTGAACGCGAAAGAAAAGCTCAAGAAGAGATTGAGCGTAAGAAAATGTGTACTGCTCCAGCGTATAATAAAGGAGCGTATCAATATGTTTCCGATGCAGAACAAGCCAAGATGGTTGGTAGATAATTTTTAAAAAATTCAGTTGCTAAACGCTTCAAATTACCGTATAATATACTTCATAAAAAATAAACAAAAAGGAAAACAAATAATGGCTAAGCAGAAAAACGCAAAAACTCAAGCAGCTACTACAGTAAAAACTTTCCCGCAGACTGAGGCTAACCGCAAAGCTCGTCTGGAACGCCACCTGCGCAAGCACCCTACTGATGCTCAAGCTGCACAGGCACTGAATCGTCCGGCTCCGATTCGTCAAAAGCCGAAGGCTAAGAATGCTACTCGTTCTGTAGCCCGCCTTGTGACCTATGTACAGGGTTATGGTCACAAATCTGTTCCCGTAGCACTGAGTTTCAATGCTGGAGCAGAATTGTTCCCTCGTAATGGCATGGCCATGAAAGATTACGAGAAAGCAGTTAACCAGAAACGCAAACCAACGGCAGATGTATTGCGTGATACTCGTGGACAGTTTGGTTCTGTTAAGCCAAATATCTTTGGCGTAGAGTATAGTAAAGATAATGTTCGTGCTCTGTGTTACGGTGTGGGTATTAAATTTACGGGTGATTCTGCTCGTAAATCTGCTAAACCAGCTCGTAAGCGTAAAGCGAAGTAATAGATAAGAGGGGCTTTCGCCCCTCATATTTTGGAGAAACTATGCGTAATTTTGTAGCAAAGAATGATTTTAACCGTGCTAGCACTCATAAGTCCGCTAGAGATTATACACGACTTTCTAGTCATGAGGTAATGGATACCTGTTATGAAGAGCTGGAAGGTAGTTGGAATGAATGGCCCGACTTCTCTATGGAAGAAAACTGGGATGTTAGTGAAGACATGCTTCCTGGTTTTAAAGACCCCAAGAAGTGGGAGTCTATTAAAGAGACAGCTCTTTAATAGTTTTCTACACAATAAAGGATAAGTTATGAAAGTAAAACCATTTGGTATGTTAGATATTGAATCTCTAGGAACTCCGGGAGATTGTGGTACTACTCATATCGTAATGCCTTCTTTCGCTTTTGTGGCTATGCACGGAATTGATAAAGATCCTGATCTAGTGTTTGTTACTTTGGATGTGCAGGATCAGCTTAATTCTGGTGCCAAAGTTACAGCATCTACTCTAGCATTCTGGATGGATCAAGCTAAAAATAGCCCCTCTGCTATTCACATAATGGAAGCTATGAAGGAACGTAATCCAAAACTGATTGCATTCCAAAACGGTAAACATCATTGTACTAATAAACTCGGCTCTAATTATGCTGCTTACTCTATGGCTCAAAACATTATGGAGTTGGCTCTAGGAGAGAATGCTTTGTATTATGGCAATGGCCCAGAGTTTGATATGACAATCTACTCTGCAAATACGTTCCATGCCGGAACCCATGAAGAAATAGTTCCGTGGAAATTCTGGAACTTAGGTAACGTTCGATCTTTCCGTAATCAGTGGATGCAAGCTGGTTATAGCTATAAAGATCTAGAAGCCGAAGGTGCTAGCTGGGCAAAAGCTAAGATGGAGAAGATGGACACCATTCGTTATGGAATCTACCCAGTTAAACATGACCCAGCATTCGATGCCTTAGTTGAGAGCTATTGTGTTGCAGCTATGGTCGAAAAAATCAAAATTTGATTTGCTTCCAGCTTCCAAATTCTGTATTATATATTCATAAATTTGAGGGAACAACCAAAGGGAGACAAATATGCCAGTATCTAAAAATGTTCGTAAAAATGGTAAGAAAGCTACTCGTAATCTGGGTATCCGTCGTATGGTTGAACGTCAATCAGGTGTCCAGAAAATCTTTGATTTGCTAAATCGTGCTAATCCTAAAATTGATAACAGTAAAGATACTGTTCTGCGTACCTTACTGGCAATTGGTCTGTAATAGACCAACTTTAAACAAATTCAAATCTTAAACTTCATATAAGGAAGAAACAATGACCACTCGTATTTCTAAAACCCGTGCTCTGGCAACCATCAAATCTCTGGAAGCTAAAATCCGTAAAGCTACTGAACAACAGCTTCTGATCGCTGTTGGTGAAGGTAAGGATAAAAACCAGGTTGTAGTTGGCGCTGCAATCGAAGTAGATGCCCTGTCTACTCGTATTAAGACTGATTTCCAGTCTCTGCTGGATATGATGTCCCAGCGTGATCGTATCAAAGCTGCTCTGATTAAGAGCAATGCGGAAACAATCGTTGAGATTGGTTCTCGTAAAATGACTGTTGCAGAAGCAATTGAAGCTAAGCGTTCTATGGAGCTTAAAGCTCAATTGCTGGCTAATATGCGTAAGCAGTTCCATGCCGCTACGGTTAAGTTTAATACGCAGAAAGCACAGTTTGATGCTAAATATGAGCGTTTGCAGGATAGCATGGCTACCCGCGATAAGAAAACTTCCGAAGATGAAGTTAAAATGCAGCTCAACCTGTTGGAACTCAAGAATACTCCATTCTTGATTGATCCGCTGGAGCTGGAGAAGCTGATTAAACAGCATGACGAGCAATACCAGGACTTTGCAACAAATGTTGACTTTGTTCTGTCCGAGTCTAACGCCTCTACCTTCATTGAAGTAGAGTAATAATTTAAAAGCTAGTAAATCGGTAGACGAAAGCCCAAGCATCTTACCTCGCAGCAGCGGTTGAAATACGAGGTTAAATAAGACCGCTGACCATACTATAAAGTATAATCTATTGGAGATTATGTTTATTACACCAGCCTTTTAAGCTGACACGTAAGAACAAAGCGTCGTTGATATTACCGACACAACTTCAAAGATCAACATTTAAGTATGAAAGCTGAAAAGTTTAAAGAACTCAAACTTCTAAACTTCTAAAGCTAAAAGATGCAAAGTATTCGTTGATGATTCAAACCCTAGATCAAAGGTACATGGCTCATAAGATATGGCCTGTGGCGCCTCTAGGCTGTTTATCGGTTTACTAGTTTCACAATTTAAAAATGTATTTGCTAATTTATTAAGTTATCTGTATAATATATTTTTAAATTGATGAAACGAGGCTATTATGGGTAAATTACAAAAACAAATACTACCATATATAGATTATATTCGAGAAATTATAGAGTATAATCCTTATACCGGTAAATTATTTTATAGGCCTAATAAATACAAGAATAAAACTTGGCACACCCTATATGCTGGGAGAGAAATATGTAGTAAGAACTCTGATGGGTACATCAGAGTTAGTTTGCTCTTAGATAATAAACCCACAATTATTTATGGACACCGAATAGCGTGGTTGCTCCATTATGGTGAAGAGCCGCCTTATATGATCGACCATATAAATACTATACCGTGGGATAACAGAATTATTAATCTAAGAGAGACAAATTTTAAGTTAAATAGGATTAATACTAATAAAACCGTAGGTGTAGAACTCCTCCCCGAGGGTTTTGTGTATAGCATTACATTAGGTGGAAAGTTTTTCGTATCTCCTGGCTTCACCACTTTCGAACAAGCTAAAGGGGAAAGAGAAAAACTAGTAAATGGTTTATGTAATGCAGAAATTGGGAAGCAGACCAATATTCTAATAGACGATGTTAGAGATCTACCTGAAATGTCCATTATTTGTCGTACAGTTATAGGTGCGCTGGAGCTATCAGATATATTTAGTTTCACAGGATCCTATTTATTTATGGACTCAGATTTAGGAGATCCAGAGGTACAAGGAAAAGACTTATTAGATCATATACTATTTTTAGGTCAAAGACCACTAAAAGTGGTTCTAGTAACATCTAATCCTGTTGACGCAGAGTATATGAGGGGTACTCTTACGTCTTATGGATACCGAGAAAATCCCAATAGATTAGAATATGATCTATTTTAAGGAGTAAAAAGAATGAAGGCAGCTTTGCTTTTAGTAGCTGCCCTTACCTTCAGCTTTAGTAGTCAGGCATCGCACGATGCAAAAAAAATAGATTGCATTGCTAAAATTTTCTATTTCGAAAGTCGTGGTGAGGGCATAAAGGGAATGACGGCGATTGCACATGTTACTAAAAACCGTGTAAACTCCGGTAAATTCCCAGATTCCTACTGTAAAGTAGTATATCAGTCTAACCAGTTCTCTTGGGTATCTAAGAGACCAAAAGTTGATAAAACCGATGAGGCTTGGAAAACCGCCAAGAATTTAGCTAGAGTGATATACTACGTTGATTTACCACAAGATCCTACACATGGAGCCTTATACTTCCATAGTGGTAAAGATAAACCGTACTGGACAAAGAAGTTTAAGAAAACAACTAAGATTAAGGGACATACATTTTATAAGCCTGTTGTCACTAAAACTTAAAAATTTATTTGCTTAAATACTTAAACTTCTGTATAATACTTTCATAAATTAATGAGAGGAAGCGAAATATGAAAAACTTGATCGTCATTGGTGTTAACACTCGCGGTATTCGTACTACGAAAACTGTTAAAACTTCCAACGTTGCTGAAATCACTACGAACCCTAAAAAGTTTGATTTCGCCAAAGTCTCAGCAGTTATGACAGAACAATCTTTCAACCAAGCGTTAGGAATGAAATAATGGAAGAGAATATTTTAGATGTTTTGCGTAGAGCTTTGCAGGATTCTAAGTTTAATGGTTCTGATAAAGAAGTCGCTAAAAGCTATCAGACCATAATCGGGGATCTTCAGCGTATTGATAAAGATTTCATCACTTCTGAACAATTTGTGTCTTATCTCAAAGCTCAACTAAAAAGCATTAACCAGACGAAAGCTAAACTTCATGGTCAAGATCTTGATAGTTATAGCTTGCAGTCCGCTCAGTATGAATACATTCTAAATAAGTGGTTACAGCAGTATTTGCCTCCTCAGCTATCTGATTCTGAGATTCGCAAATACTTCGCAGAATTAGTTAAGCTGAATCCTGGGATTACAAAGGGTATGCTGATGAAAGCGATTAAGGAAGAGTTTCCTGGTCGTTACGACGGTGGCATTGCTGCTCAGGTTGCTGGCGAATTTAATTAAAAATTAATTTGCTAAACGCTTCAAAATTCTGTATAATATATTCATGAAAAGGAAAGAATACCCTACTAAAGAAATACTTGAAAAATATTTTGTAGCTGATCCTGATAATGGGATACTATATAGGAAAACAAAGAAAGGTTTGAAAGAGTGTTGTGCCAATAATAAGAAATCACATCCAGATGTGGGATTTCAGGGCGACACCTATCAACTGCATGTCTTATTATTTATTATGTACTATGGATATAGGCCTGAAGAAGTAGATCATAAGGATACTAATCCTAGAAATAATAGGAAAAATAATCTAAGGGACGCCTCTAGATCGCAAAATAATGCGAATAGAAACCAACAATGCAATAATACTTCTGGGTACAAAGGAGTAAGTTGGGAAGGCTCTTCCTGGAGATACCAAGTAAGACATGAAGGAAAAAATTACAGTAAAAGAGGGTTTAAAACTGCGGAAGAGGCTTTCGAGGCCTCTAAGATATTAAGAGAATCCTTACATAAAGAATTTACTAACTTTGGTTAGTAATAGTGGGGTGTCGAACTGACTTATGTGATAACACTGCCGTCCTAGTATAAACGGTAATATCAAACCGTAACTGGTGGAAGATGCAGGTTCGAATCCTGCGGTCGGAAAGAATCAGATAACTCGGGGCTTATACCGGATAAGCATTCGCTGCTGGAGTACATACTATGACGGTTCAGGAGGTACGCCGCCTGATCAGTATTAGGTTAGAATCGAAACAGCTAAACCACGAGGAAACCTGACGGCCTCAACCAAACTCGGAACTCGGGATCACTGCCTAGTGTGTACCCCGTTTAACTTGAGACTAGGCATCCAGCTTCGCATCGAAAATCGGAGGTGCGATTCTAACAGACCGCGTGAATATGAGAGTGGGAAATGATGGCATGAGAGATGCCACTAATGGTGCACAATAGCACAGGTAATTCGCGATAACTCCTGTTGAGTAGCAGCAAAAAGGTGGGGAGTCATGACCCTAACTTAACCGAGTCCTCAGTATACCGCAGGACATAACCACTAAGTCACCTTGACTTAAACTGGAAAATAATAGACGTTACTGTATTTTGTCTTGAAATACTTAATGAGTGAGACTTATGACTCTCCCGGTATCGTCTGTATTTTTAAGGGTTTTTACGAGAGTTCTTAAAAATACTTAAACGGGGTGTAGTCTAAGGGAGAGGCAGGAGTCTTCTAAATTCCTTTATGCAGGTTCGAATCCTGTCACCTCGGCCAATTTTATTAACTGTAACTAAAACAAAGGAAATATATGTTTAATACTAAAAATATGAAAGAACTGACTTCTGAGCAAAAAGTAATCCGCACTATTAAACGTTGGGGTATTGGTGCTGTAGTTGGTTTAGCAGGTTTAATCCTAGCTTTTAATTCATATACTATTGTTTCTGATGGTACGGTTAAAACCCAAACATTTCTGGGTAAAGTAGACCCTAATCCTGTATTACCTGGTTTTCATCTTGTAAACCCATTTGCATCTTTCGATACTTTTAGTACAAAAGACATTGCTGTAAAATTAGATAAACTTCAGGTTCCTAGTCAGGATAAGTTTAAATCCACTGTTGACCTGACTGTTATGTTGCAGTTTGATGGTTCTAAGGCACCGATTAACCGTATTAACGCAGGTACCCAGGATCAAGCATTAGACAAATATGTAACTGAAAAATTACTGTCCACTATTCGTGAGTTCGGTAAGTCTGTTCCTAAAGCACAAGATTTGTTTGATGCTAAAATCCAGGCTCAATTACAAACCGCAATTCAACAGGAAGTTGAAGAGTATGCACGCCCTTATGGTTACACAGTTAAGCAAGTGTTCCTTCAGGATATTACTTTGCCGCCTGTAATCATGGAACAGGTACAGAATACCAAAGTTCGTGAGGAACAAGTTAATGCTGCGAAAGCTGAGTTGGCTCGTGTTGAACAAGAAGCACAGCAGAAGGTTAAACAAGCAGAAGCAGATCGTGAAGCTCGTAACAACCAAGCTATTGCAAACGAACGTGATGCAGATGCTAAACTGTACGCAGCTAAGAAGGAAGCCGAAGCTAACGCCGCTCTGCAACGTACTATTACTCCTGAGATGATTCGCTGGAAACAACTAGAAGTTGAAATGATTCGTGCTCAGAAATATCAAGGCGGTGTACCTCAAACAGTAGTTGGCACTGGTTACGATGGCCAGATGATTATGGATATGCGTAACAAGTAATTCCCACACGTAATATTCGAAGTAAGCCCTGTGTTCCCTGGAGAGCGCAGGGCTTTTCTGTTTTAAGGTAGAGGATAAGTGTGTCTCTTTGGTCACTCAGCTATGACAAATACTTTACACTATATCACATTGAAAATCAAGTGGGGATAACAATTTTGGGGTCTACCCACTTACCTGCTACCCTTAAGCATCCTGTGATTTTCCTCTAAAAAGTTAAAAAATTCAATTGCTTGAATGCTAAATTCTCTGCATAATATATTTATAAATTTGAGAGAGGAATCTAGTATGACTATTGATGAACTAACAGAACATCTCTTATCTAGAGGGTTTGATACAGATAAATATCACTGCTGGTTAAGCCCAGAAGGATGGCTAACAGTCCCATTGTATGACTTCTCTGGAATGTTGAGAGGCTATCAGACTTATAATCCTTCTGCTCCAAAAGGTCATGGTAAGTGCCCCTTTGAAGCTAGATATTTTACTTATTCTACTACACAGTGTGTATGGGGACTAGAAACTCTCAATGGGGATGAAAAAGTAGTATTAATTGCTGAATCTGTATTTAAGGCTGTAGCATTACATAATGCTGGGTATCCTGCTCTAGCAATGTTGGGTTCTTCTCCAGGAAAACCGCTATTAAAGCAATTGAAATTACTACCTTTTAAATTGGTAGCTGTTGGGGATAATGATCCTGCTGGCGAAAAGTTTGCTAAACAATTAAATGGGTTTGTTTCTCCTATAGATGTGGATGAGATGTCTACCGAAAACTTGAAAAATTTTCTTGCCATGAAGCTAAATTTCTAATATAATATATTTATAAATCCGGAAAAATAGCAGAACGGTTTTGCAGCAGATTGCTAATCTGTCGGTTTGAAATATAGCCTTGTGGGTTCGATTCCCACTTCTTCCGCCAAATTCTGGTTCTCAAGCCCATATGGTATGAGCACCCGGCTCATAACCGGAAGGTACGTAGGTTCGAATCCTCCTTCTCCAGCCAAATTAATGCGTGATTAGTTCAGTGGCTAGAATAACTGGCTTCCAACCAGTAAACACGAGTTCGACTCTCGTATCCCGCACCAAATAAGGAAACACAATGCACGTTTTTGAGTTTCGTAATAAAAGTACTGATAAGCGAGTTATCATTATTGGAGAAACATATCGAGCGTATGAACAAACTGACGGCTCTGTTATCTTGAATGATGAGAAAGGAGGTTTTAGCTTTTATCCAGAAGAATCTTATGAAGAGTTTCGTACTAAGTTTCTTTTACCAGACTGGCTAGCAGTAGCCGAGCAACGAGAATCAGAAGATGGCTGATAACCTAAAATTAAAGGTTGACAAGCAAAAGAAATACGTTGAGATTGAATTAGGTGAAGAACGTTTAAAGCTAACTTTCGAGTTTCTTCAGCAGTTGGCTATGACAGTTATGACTGATAAGTCTCCTGTTATTGAAAAAGAAATCCCGTTGAAATAACGGGATCATCGCTCCTAAAGCATTGCTGGCGATGCAGTTGCCTTGTAAGCATCTGAACCGGGTTCGATTCCTGGTGGGAGCACCAAATTTAAAAATTCATTTGCATTCTCTCTTATTTCTTGTTATAATAATTATATAAATTAATGAGAGGGAAACCAAATGAAACGTTATCTTTCTGTAGTATTCCAAACTGGTGGTCAAAGATATACCTATGAATTTCCACCCTCCTGGAAAATCAAAGAGGGTGATCAAGTAGTAGTGTTAACACCGCGTGAAGGATATAAAGTAGTAACGGTTAAACAAGTATTTCCAAAAGATCATGAACCAGCTAAAGGCATTCGCTATAAGATGATTCATGGTGTAGTTCGTCAAGTACCACGAACTGAGGTAGAAGTAGATAAGACTGGAGAAACTAAATTCCATTATACTTCTTACTTAGAAAGTGTGTGATGTAAATATTTTAATACTTCGGTAGCTTAGCGATCTAAAGCACTCGGCTGATAACCGAGAGATCGGGGGTTTAAATCCCTCCCGGAGTACCAAATTTAGGAATTAAGACTATGCGTCCAGGAAAGTTTAAAAAAGCTAATTGGTCTAAAGAGTACAAAGAATACTTACTTAGTCTAGTAAAACATAATAGTTAGTTGGCAGAGTGGTTATGCACCTCCTTCATACGGAGCGACTACAGTGGTTCAAATCCACTACTAACTACCAAACAGGAGAGCTAATGAAAGCATATCAAAATCTTAAGTCTGGCGTAATTAATCTTGTTCATGATAATCAGATTATTCAACTGTACTCTAAAGATGGTGAACTTAAACAAAAAGTTCTGGTTGAGGATCTAGAAGGTATCACACCACATTTTGACCCCGAATCCTTCCGTGAAGTCAAGGTGGAAGTAGTTCCTCAAATCGAGGGAGGTCAGCACCTAAATGTCAATGTGTTAAGTCGTGATCAGCTTTTGGATGCACAGAAACATCCTGAAAAATACCCTCAATTAACTATCCGTGTTTCAGGGTATGCTGTACGTTTTAACTCACTGACGCGTGAACAGCAGAACGACGTTATTAGTCGTACATTTACTCAGGCGATGTAATGGGGCTTGGATACGGTTTCTACGAACTACGTAAGGTAGTCGAGCAAACTCCATTTATCTCCCAAGTTTTAGGAGAAATGTGTGGATCGAGCATTAAGACGTCATCACCGGCAACGTGTAAAGAACAACCGCAAGAAGTATTGGACAGTCTTCCCACATGAAGAAAGCCCTAAACGGTTAGGTATTATCACTACTACTCCTTGTATCTGTTCTTGTTGGATGTGCGGGAATCCTCGCAAGTATTATAAGAATAGTAAAGCAGGCATGAAAATCTCGGAGATTAGGAAAATGGAAGCAATGATTACGGATATTTCAAATGATGAATTTGATGGCTTCGTAGGATTCGGAGAAGGAACTAGCTCAGGCTGTTTCGAATATGAACTCCCCGATCTGTGATTAACAACAAACCCCAGCTATTGAATAAGTAGTCTGGGGTTTTTCTGTATACAGGTAGATAATTTATGTATAATAAAATTCATCCACATTAGGTTAATTCAAAAGACTTAATGGAGGTAATATGAGCCGTACTTATCGTAGACAAACTGGTGATCAGTGGTGGAAGTCTAAAGCTAATTACACCCAGGGATATACTTTCCTCAAAGCAAGTGGCTACTACATTCGTGTTACTTATGCCAAATCTTGGGACGACATCAAAAAAGAAATGAAGGAAGCAACCATTCGTAATGAGAAAAAGGATGGTTATAACTGGAATTCTATTAGTAAGAATGTTAAGTGGCATTCTAATAAAATGGTTCGTCAAGGGAATCGTCAAGAACTCCACCGCGTGATGAAAGATCCAGAAAATTATGATTATAATCGCGATCATGACATGCGTAAGCGTGGGTTATGGTGGTGCTATGACTAACTTCTGAAATAATTCATTTGCTAAACCTCTCTTTTCTTGTTATAATATATTTATAAATTGATGAGAGAGGTTTGAAATGAAAACTCGTCTAGACTGTGCTATTCATGTTCTTGAACATGATGTTGCGGGAACCTGTATGTCTTACCACGAAGCAGGTCGCTTAATTAAAGAACGTGTGGCAGATGTGTGCGGATTGAAGATTACTGTTAAGGAAGCTGATGATCTTTTAGGTCAAGCACTAGAGAAAACCGAAATGTTTCTCTGCGATTCTTGTTCTTGGTGGCGTGAAGCTCACGAACGTTCTTTCAACGATTATGATGTATGTCGTGATTGTAGTGGGGAGGATGAAGATGAATAAGTTTATTATTGCACTGATGATCTCCGCAGTTAGTTTCGGTTCTCTGGCATCTACCAAAGTTTTTATGAAAAATGGTAGTGTTAGGATACAACAGAACGGCATTATCACTGAGTATGGTAAAGTGCGTGATGTTAAGGAACGTAATGGCAAAGTAGAGGTATACACTAACAAAAATTTCTCTACACCGGCAGTAACTATTCACCGTAATGGTAATATTACTACCCAGCGTTCGAACAATTCAGATTCCTTCACTTGCCGTTACGACTGTGATATTGAGATGGAAGAATGATTACACAAGAAAGGTTAAAAGAACTGCTGATATATGATCCAGAAACAGGATTATTTTCTAGACGTCTAAAAAGTGGTAGAATAAAACCTATAAATAATAAGCCTAATAACTATGGGTATATTCAGATTAGAGTTGGAGATGGACACAGGGAACTAGCGCATAGATTAGCCTTCTTGTTTATGGAAGGGTATATTCCTGAATTTGTTGATCATATCAATAGAATTAGGGATGATAATAGGTGGAGTAATCTCAGAGATAGTTCTAGGCAGGAAAATAATAGAAATAGGACTGCTACTAGCAATTCGGGATACTTAGGAGTATCTTGGGATACTCATCTCCAGAAATGGAGAGTTTATACTAATAATAACGAAGGTATTAGAGTTTACGGTGGTCTATTCGATTATGAAGACTTAGAATCTGCAGTATACAAAGCTAATGGATTACGATTAGAATTGCACGGAACTCTAGCAGTCATCGAAGAGTTTAATGGGTTTCCTAAAGAATAACAGAGAGAAGAACGTGAAAAGACTAAACATCAACAGCACAGTGCAGATTCCAGCAACTAAGGATATTTTAACATTCCTACGTAGTGAGAATACCCAGTTTTGGCATGACTATATTCAGGAAAATAAAAATAATCCAGACATAGTTGCTTTTGCCAAGAAACGTATCGAGGAGTATAAAGATCCGGCGATTAAAGACGGTATGATAACCATGCAGTTATGGGTAGCCATGAATACATTTGGCCCTACCATGTGCTTGGGGAATACCCCATTATTTACAAATATTTTAATTAATGAAAAGGATCTGAAATGATTATCTCTCCATTTGCTTTGTGGTTTGTTATTGGTGCAGTTGTCGCGATTTACAGTCTGATTGATGATCTGTATATCTCTAAAAATAAAGATGTTATTCTTTATGTTATAAACAAATATCGTCCGCCAGAATTAGCAGTATTTGACGATGAAAAGATGTTCAAATTCGTTATGTCAGGTATGCTTATTATGGACACCTTGTTCGGGCCAGTAGCTACTTATTTCTTCTTCCGTAAAACTCGTAAGATGAAAAAGTTCCGTGCTGAAATGCAGAGCAAGTAAAGAACTCGCGTAGGACCGAGTTGCGTCACCTGCAACTGTTACGGATAAGGGAGTCGTGCCCCTTAGTGCGGTAAGTGGTGAGTTGGTCGCTGACCTTAACTGGAGATGATATGACCATAGTACTAATTCTTGTTACCACTTGGTTTTTAATTGGCGCTGGGTATGCAGTAGCCATACTTAGACACTTAGATGAATATTCTGCTGAATGGTTTATTAAACACCTTCGTATAGACAACAAGGATCACGAGTTTGAAAACGAAAAACAAAGAAAAGCAGTTGAAGAAATGACAGGCGAAGAATGTTTATTCTATATGCGTGCAATAGGATTCTTAGGGTTATTTAGTGCTGGCCCACTAGGTTTTACCATAGCTCCTTATAAAGAAACAGTAGACGATATTAAGTTATGGAGAAATGCAGGGGTACTACGCAAAGCTAGAGAAACTAATATTACATAAGATTGACACTAAGTCAACTTACTAGCAAAAGCAAATAATGACAAAGCCCAGCCTGCACTTTTGCGACTGGGCTATTTTTGTAATAAAATTTTAGTTGCATAGATGCCCAAACTTTTGTATAATATATTCATAGATTGAGGCAAGAGGATTAAATATGAGGATCATTTCTAAATTCGCAGATGTGTATGATTTGCAGAACAGTTTGTTTGACCCCGATCGTGTTTGGGAGCGTAAAACTGAAGAGTTACTGGTTAAGGTAACTGATGATGCAGAAAAGAACATTGTGCATACTCGCCAAGTATTTCGTGAAGGTTCACTATCTTTCCGTGGCGACTTCGAATACTTTGTAAACCCACTGTTTGTTGCAGGTGAAGTTTACTGGTTACACCGAGTTGTACTGCTGGCATCCAGCGTTTAGCTTTAAAACGTTCGACCTCGACACTATGTTCGATAAAATGGAAGAGATGGGATTGCATGCTCGCTCCTACCTAATGGATAAGAGTCGTGGAGATGTTCGTGAAACAATGCGTGATTTGCTCGTTGAAGCAAAACCTAAAGCAGAACGTATCTTGTCCGAACTGCGTGTACCGATTGCGTATGTGAAAGGTATCAAGAAGAACGATAACGATGATGATTCGTAACTTCGTGATTCAGACTAACATTCGTTTCCATCAGTCAGGTATTCCGTGGCAGGAAATTGAAAGTAACTTATACCGTTTACACCAGATGATCGAGCAATATATCTGGGGCGTGTTAGGAACCGGTGAACCAAATACTATTACGATTTCCGATAAGGATCGCTTAGCTGCACATGGATTTGATACTGTTACTTCTTTTAGGAATATGAAAAGATGATCAGTAAGGAAGAGCTAAGAAGAATCTTCGATTACCAAGAAGATGGTAATCTTATCTGGAAACCCAGGGAAGGGGACGAACATTTTAATAAGATATTCGCCGGAACAGTAGCAGGATCTAGACAAAGTACAGGGCATAGAGTAGTTGAACTATATAATGGTTCCATAGCTATAGGGGCACATAGATTAATCTATGCATGGCATACTGGAGAATGGCCTGAAATAGTTGATCACAAGGACAAAGACTCAACTAATGATAGATTTGAGAATCTAAGGCCTGCTACAAGATCTGATAATGCTTGTAACCAAAAAGTAAGAAGCGATAACCATTTAGGCGTTAAAAATATCCATAGAAAAACAAATGGGACTTACCAAGTAAGAATTACCAAACATGGTAAGCAAGTTTCGAAAACACTTAAGAGTTTGGAAGAGGCTATAAAATGGCGGGATACCAAACTCAAAGAACTCCACGGTGAGTTTGCGAGTACAGGCTAATGCGGAAATGGTTTGTAGACTTAGTTTGGAATAACAAGATGTATATCCTGGGAGCTGGTTTGGCGATAGGCATCGGATTCGGTGCTTATCACTTAGTTAATAAGGTTGAGACTCTAGCAGGTGATCTTGCAGTAGCTACTAAAAAGATCTCTGCTCTAGAAACTTCCCTTAATAATGTGAGGGCTGAGAGTGAACTTCGTGAGACTCGAATGAATCAGTATTTCACAATGAATAATGTTTCGCAAGCAGATCTAGACAAGAAAATTAATCAGCTTGATAAAGCACTTAGTCGTCAAGATATTATAGCTGCAAAGCCTGGATTGGTTACATTAATTGCTAAAAAGCAGAGTAAGGAATTCGAGGAAAGATTAGCATGTCTTTCTGGTAGCTTGGAGTACTGTAGGGATGAGCGTAAAAATAAATAAAGAAATCTTTAATAAAGATTTAGAAGCTCAAGGTAGGACAGTAAGATTAGTAGGGGAATATGAACATAATAAGACAAAGACACAATTTAAGTGTCTTATATGCTCTAATACATGGTTAACAGCCCCTACAAATGTCAGAAATAAAGGTAGAGGATGCCCAAAATGTGCAGGCAATGAAAAGTTAACCAAAGACAGGATTAACTCACTCCTCAGTCCTAGAAAAATCGTATTACTAAGTGAATATACTAATTCTACTTCTAAGCTAAAGTTTTTATGTAATACATGTTCCCATCAGTGGGAGACAACCACTAACCACGTTTTACACCATAGTGGGTGCCCAAATTGTGCCAAAACAGCTTGGGATACACAAGGATTTTTATACATATTTGTTTCAGATAAAGGCATAAAAATAGGTATAAGTAAGAGTGTGCAGAAAAGACTTCTAGAAGTTAAGTCTTGTAGTGGTTTTAAAGATCTGAGAGTATCATCTTACTATATTTGTGGCAAGGGTTCTAAGGAAGAAACAGCTAAGATCGAAGCTGACCTACATAGTGTCTATAAAAATAAAAGATGCAGTTATGGGGGGTTTAGTGGAAGTACAGAGTTTTTCAATGTTTCTCCAGTAGAAGTGGAACAATACATAGAAACACATTATGAGGTGCGTAGATGCACAAAATAAAACTTGGAATACTGCTCGCAGCCGCAATCACAATCACAGGCTGTGCACAAGAAATAAAGCCAGAACCTACCCATGAACTACCAACAGCTCATGTGGACTGGCCTAAAGGACTTCAACCTTGTAGCTTTGACTTTAAGTTTGAAAAGAAATTAGCTACAAATGGGGAGGATGGCGTACTAGTAGTCGTACCATATAAAGATTGGAATATGTTGGCAAAATGCCGCGAGGCAGAATATTCATATATCTCACGACTGACAAGTATGGTTTGCTTCTACCGCCAAGATTTGCAAGAAAAACGTTGTTTAGTATATTATCCACCAATTAACAATAGGAAAGATTAATGTGGTAATACAAGAAAGATTAAAGGAATTACTTGAATATAACCCTGATACTGGATTATTTATTAGGTTAGTGGCTGTTGGTAATCAAAAAGCTGGTAATATCGCAGGTACACTTAGGAAAGATGGATATATACAAATAAAGGTAGATGGAAAACCCTACCTGGCACATCAGCTAGCATTCCTTTATATGGAGGGCTATACTCCTGAGATGGTAGATCACATAAACCGCGTAAGGAGCGACAATCGTTGGGTAAATCTTAGAGAGTCTAATAATCAAGAAAACCAGAGAAATAAAGCTACTAGAAGTAAATCTGGTTATCTAGGAATTAGCTGGAGGAAACGTGACCAGAAGTGGGAAGTAAATGTTGCTAATTTTAGAGGTACTAATATGTATGGAGGCTCCTTTAGATACCTAGATTTAGAGTTGGCAGTTAAAAGAGCCAATGAACTTCGTTTACAGTTGCATGGTGAAAATGCTGTTGTAGAAACTTTTGATTCTACAAAATCTTTACCAACTTTAGAGGAACTTAATAAATGAGCGTACTAGTAGGTTTACATGGCGGGGCAGGTGCAGGAAAAGATACCGTTGCAAAATTAATTATCGATTGGTGTAATGACACGTATCCAACGTGTTTATCCCGTCGTTACAGTTTTGCTAAGCCCGTTTATGAACTTGCATCCGTAATCCTCGGTGTAACTCCAGAGTTTCTAGGAGAGCGCAGAGGGAAAGAGATTGACCAATGGTTTACAGTCACACAATCTCAGTTGGAGCGAGCTAGAGACGTATGGTTTAAATACGGTATCGATAAGTTTGAAGACTTCTCGTACCTTTGGCCGATTTTTGAGGAAAAATATCTTAATCCTCAACAACTTATCTCAGAGAATAAAGAAGACGGACTTTATAGTTTATTTATTTCTCCAAGAAAAATGTTACAGCTCGTAGGAACAGAGCTAGGAAGGCAGCTGGTACATGAACGCATTTGGCTCATAATTCTGGAGCAATCCATCGCTAAAGACGACCCAGATGTCGCCGTAATAACAGATGTGAGATTCCCCAATGAAGGAGAGTTACTCAGAGAAACGAACCATTTAGATATGGATTCTTTACTAGTAAATGTAGTGCCCGCTGAGCAGAAGTTCACTATTAAATCAGATCATCCATCTGAAAGTGGTATTCCTGCAAAATATATCACTCACGAATTAGCTAATACACCCGATGGTATCNATAACCTCACACTAGAAGTGTATAACTTCTGTGACTCAGAGCTAGAACCACTAGTGGGGTAATCAAGGATCGCTATGACTAATAGAAAAGAAGAAAAGACTAACCTGTTCCACTCCATTCGCCTATGTAACGAGTATACCTTTTTCTTTGATGAAGAAATCGGTCCGCCGGATGAATACCGTGATTTATCAATGGTACTTATGCAGGCAAATGAGGACGACGAAATTAATCTGATGATTAATGGCCCCGGTGGTTATGTTGATACTGCTGCACAGTTATCTAACTTAATTGCTAATTGCCGTGGAACAGTTATAGGGCACCTGATTGGTCCTAGTGCTTCTGCTTACTGCACAATTTTCCTATCTTGTCATGGATGGGTAGTACATCCACATGCTACGCTAATGGGACACACGTTCTCTGGTGGGTTCTGTGAGAAAGGTCAAGAAATCAAGAAAGCCTATGAATCTTACAACAAGTTCGTAGAAGATATGATGCTAGATGTCTACTATCCGTTCTTCTCAATAGATGAAATCGACGAGATGGTAAAAGACAACAAAAATATCTATCTAGATAGCAAGGAAATCCATAAGCGTATTGAAATCTTGGCAAAATATCGATCTGAGCAATATAATAAAGCCCAGTTACCTCAATCCGAGGAGCACAACGAAGAGTAAGTAATTTTAAGCCAGGTTTAAGTACCCTGGCTTTTCTTTTATCTAAAATTCTTCTTGACAACGACATAATTTTGTGCTCCAAGTGTAACATTTAAAAACCCATTGAAATTTTCCTCCAAAATTAGTATAATGGTACTGGTTAGAGGAGGTTACAAATTGGAAAAGTTCTTACAATTATTAACAGTACTGCTCCAAGAAGCGAAAGACCCAGCATCGCTTCTTAAACGTCTGCTAACTATCTTAGTTGCTGTCATTATTTTCTTATTTGTTAGTAATACTAGTGAAGTGATGTCATTCTTAAAGACTTTTTCCACGTCTGCAGTTTTACAGGATTTACAAACCCAGAGGATAGATAACTTCCCTGATGTGGCGAGGGAAAAGAGCATGGTTCTCTTCTCTCAGACGGGTGCAGATGCTGTTTTTGTAGTCAAGTATAAACCAGATGCTATCAATGACTATTCCAATATTATTGCATGGGAAAGTAATGCGCAATTAGATAGGGCTGACTTGGCCGATAAAGCGGTAAATAAAACGTCTGAATTATACAGACGTCATTTAGAGGGCTTTAACTACGCATCGGATTTAAGTGTAAGAGTAAATAAATATATGGGGTTAAATATACCTGCGTTTAAAAACGTTACTTTTAATTACATATACACTTGTCCATATTTCAATCTAAAAAATATCTATGCTGGGTACATTGGTATTGCTTGGAAAGATAATCCGGTAGATACAGCTGATTCTGAACAGTTCAAGGAATATTTAGCAAAGCTCTGTTCCCCACAACAGAGATCTTTAGGTAGATCAATATGAGTTTTAAATTTGGTAAAAATAGTGAAAAACAATTAGCTACCGTTAAGCCCGAACTACAAAAAGTAGCTCGTAGGGCTTTAGAATTATCTCCGTACGATTTCACAATCGTGCAAGGTATTCGTACAGTAGCACAAAGTGCCCAAAATATTGCTAATGGTACTTCATTTCTAAAAGATCCTAGTAAAAGCAAACATATTACTGGAGATGCTATCGATTTTGCTCCATATATTAATGGCAAAATTGACTGGAATGACTTAGAAGCATTTTGGGCAGTTAAAAAGGCTTTTGAACAAGCTGGTAAAGAACTAGGCATTAAACTTCGTTTTGGTGCTGATTGGAATGCTTCGGGAGACTATCACGATGAAATAAAACGTGGTACCTATGATGGCGGTCATGTCGAACTAGTTTAATTAATAACTTAGGCGGGAATATTCCCGCCTTTTTAGGCAAAGGGGGCTTTAATAATTTTTGAAGATAGGAGAAAGCCATGTTTGCAGAACTATTCACTATGATGCTGCTAGGTATCTGGAAAATAAGTCTAGTAGTATTCGTTTTAATGATAGTCTTTACTATCATTGCATTAACTACCCGAAATAGCTTATTAATAAAGGTTATTCACGGACTAGAGTATATAATTATGGGTTCATTCGGCGTTTGTAAATGCAATTGCCATAGAGATACGAAATATTGTTGGTTATGGATGGAACTAGAGAATCCTATATCCATAGCTTTGGCTGTTTCATTCGGTATGATTCTTATGGCCCTTACTCTAGCATTAATACCTTTGATGTTAGCTGGGGGAGTTACAGCGTATTTCACCCTTTTCTCCCCGATACTTATGTACTCAATTTACCCAATAACTATGTATCTAGTTAGGAAAAGATTTATACATGCAGTAGATTAAGATAAAAAAGTAGTTGACTTTTAGCCCTAGTTATTATATAATATATACATAAATTAGTTAAGAGAGGTATATATTATGTCTGATCGTTTCTACACTCAAATGGCGGAACATTTTCGTATACCACATTACGAGCTAAACATTGCACTCCGTGATCATGACTCTCCTGAGTACAAAAAGCTCGAAAAGAAAGCGGGAAAATCTATTGATACAAAGGTAGGTGCATCTATGTCTAAGGGCAAAAAGTTAACTCGTCTTGATCTTAATAAAATTTTAGCTGAACTTTTGGGTACTGATATTGAAGGTGCTAAATTACCACTTCTTGTACTAGAGACTATGATTAAAAAGGTCCAAAATAAAGAATATAAGAAGGTAGAAGTCCCAGAAGGCAGATTAAAGGCTCCTTATCAGGAAGCATTAACCGAGTGTTTGGGTGTAAATCTTGATCTGAGCACCGCAACTGTTAAGTGCATGAAAAACTTCTTAGAAGCTATTAATAAACTATGATTACACAGGATACTCTTAAACAGATGTTCAATTACGACCCTGAAACGGGAATCTTTACATGGAAAGTAAGTAGAGGACCGAAAAAGAGGGGGGATATAGCAGGAACACTCACTAAAGATGGATACATTAGAATAACCGTTAATAAACGCCCTTATTATGCGCAGCAATTAGCATGTCTATACATGACTGGAGAATGGCCAGAGCATGAGATGGACCATGAAAATCGCATAACCTATGATAATAGGTGGTGTAATATTCGTAATGCTACTAAACAGGAAAATCTAAGAAATAGGAAAGCATGGAGTAAATCCGGCTATTTAGGAGTTTCATGGAATCGAGGTAAGTGGCAAGTCTACGTCGTGAACTCAAATGGAGAAAGTATATCCGGCGGGCGCTTTGAACATAAAGATTTAGAATTGGCAGTTAAATCAGCCAATACTTTAAGACAAAAACTACACGGAGAGCGTGCTGTTTTAGAGGTATTTAATGGAGTTATTCCAAGTATTGAGGATTTAAATAATGAGTAAATTAGTATATCTATTGAAAGGTTCTACTTGCAATCCTTGCAAAATGTTTGAGCCAGTATTTGATAAAGTAGTCAATGACTATAATTTGGAAATCCATAAAGAGACTGATAATACAGAATTAATGCAGAAATTTGGTGTACGTCAAGTACCTGTAGTAGTTCTGGCAGATCGCTTACCTAATGGTCGAATAGAAGCTAATCATATTTTGATTGGACGTCAGCTTCGTAAGGAAACTATGCACGAAGCTATTAAAAACTTCCTGGATGATAATCCAGAAGATTAATAAACCAAGCCTGATCTTAGCGGATCAGGCTTTTATTTTACTTGCTTTTTGCTAAAAATTTTGGTATAATAATTATATAGATTGATAGGAGGATTAAATGTTAGCGGAGCAAGCAAAACGTTTATCTAGAATTAATAGGGCTGCACTCCTTAAGAGCAGAAAGAAACCATATAGGTATGTTAAAAGACGGATTATAGCTTCTGTAGAGGCTGGGGGTTCTTATGTGCAGTTTAACCGTGACGAAATTAGCTATGAAGCTATAAAATCCATTTATAAAGAGGGTTATACTCTAAAACTATCAAATAATTATGGTACAACTATTTTAAATGTTATTTGGGAATAATTATGAAAAAAGAATTTAATGTACATAAAACACTAGTAGTACCTGATGATGTTAACTTATTCTTTGTTGGTGATATTCATGGATGCAACGATTTACTAGAAGATGCACTACAATTAGCTGGCTATAACGGCAAGAAAGATTGCGTTGTATGTGTAGGGGATTTAATTGACCGAGGCACGCAGAATCTACAAGTTCTAGCTAAATTCTTATATAATCCACGTTTCTGTAGCGTTCGTGGAAATCATGACCAGTTTATGATTGTAGGAGATTGGGCTAACTGGATGTATAACGGTGGTATGTGGGCTATGAATGAACTAGATGCAGATACCATTAAAAATATTGCCGAAGACATGGCTGAAAAACTTCCAGTATTCCTGACTGTGCTGCATCGTGGTAAGAAGTATGGTGTTGTTCATGGTGGTGTACCATTCACGTATAAAGAATGTGGTAATGAGGTAGAAACCCCAGTATGGGATAACCTTATTGCACAAGTAGAAGCAGCTAAGGAAGATCCACGTGATCACCCGGGATACCTTGTTGAACCATATCTATGGGATCGAGATGTAATCCAAGAAATAGGTTTCCACTTGTCTAAAAATGGTGAGGAACACCCGTATTTCCAGCGTTATTCTGGGTTTAAAGAAAAATATATGGTAGAAGTGCCAGAAGTTAAAGGAGTAGATTTCGTGTTTCACGGACATACTGGAGTACCTTACCCACTTCTTTATAAAAACCGTGTTTATCTTGATACTGGCGGTGTTTTCAACGGGCAGTTGACGGTTGCGCAGGTTAATGATGAAACTGGCAAAATCACAACATTTACCACTGACAAAAATAATAGCTGTGGTGTACAGAGGATTCTTTAAATGAAAGTTTGCTTTTGGAGTGATCTCCATTTAGGACATGCAAATATTACTAAATTCAGACCAATCTTTTCTACTATGGAAGAGCATGATGAATTTATTATGGATACTATTACATCCATGAAAGATAAGCGTACAGTATTTTATATTTTAGGGGATGCATTTGTATCTAGAAATGGTTTGGAGAAATTCGAAAAACTCTTTAGTAATGCTAGAACTACCTTAGTTTTGGGGAACCACGACTTAGAACGAGAAGGGTTATCTTTCAAAGACTTAGTGGGAGTTGTAGATAACGTACAATCACTAGTTAAATATAAAAACTTTTGGCTTTCCCATGCTCCAGTACACCCAGAAGAGTTAAGGGGCAAGAAGAACTTACATGGGCATACTCACTTTGAGTTAATGGGAGATCCCCGTTATATTAACGTTTGTGTAGAGTATGCAAAATCACCAGTACGCCTGGAAGACATCATGAATGGTAAGTACACTTCTCATGATAAAACTAGCTGGATGTTAAATGTCTAAGTATATAGCTGAGGCTATCATTAAACGAGTCATACAAGCAATAGCAATACTTATAATTATTTGTATTGCTATTGGTACAGGACTAGGCATTTTAATTAAAAGTTTTATTTGCTAAAATGCCTAAGTTTCTGTATAATTATCTTATAAATTGATGAGAAGGAAACAAAATGAACAAAGTAGATAAAGCTCTAGTTTTCGCAGCAGCAGATAAGTTTGAACAAGTTAAAGCTACTTTCCGAACCCTGTTTCAGTCTTACGTTCAGGATAAGTCTAATCCTATTTCTGAACGCTTGATGGTTTGGGAGTGTCATGCTTGCAATGCCCTACTAATTGCTGATTACCGTAGTGATATAGATAAAGATCTTTGTGAAATCCTTATCCCCGATGAAGCAGAACGTTATCAGCTAATCTCTTTCCAAGATTTGGCAGAGCATATCATCCCTGACGATCTTTGGGACAAGTATTATGGTGATCCTGAAGACGAAGGAATGGCTCCAGAAGCATGTATTGAGTTAATCTGTAAAGATCATCCTGAAATTGCAGAAAAATTTGAGAAAGTTTTTGCTTCTGAGTTCTCTGGTGTTGTTAACGATTGGTAAGTAATTAAAAAATTCAGTTGCTTTAAACCTCAAAATTCTGTATAATAAGTTCATAAATTAATGAGAGAGGAAATTATAATGGAAAACATGACTAAAGACTTCGACGCCTCTAACCTTACCAAGACTGAAATGGCCAATGTATTAGCAATTTTCCTCGACATGCAAGGATTTGAGGGGCAACTGATGAAAATGTCCATCCCAGCAATGAAAAAGATGTACGATTCTCTTAACAAGAACGCTATGGCCTTTAACTTAGCAAAACAAGAGGCACGCTTTGCTAAGGAGCATCAAGCAGTGGCAGAACGCCGAGCAGCTAGCTTTGAGCGTGAAGTTAAGCAATTAAAGAAAAAATGATAACACAAGAAAGATTAAAAGAATTATTGGAATACCGCCCGGAAACGGGCGAGTTTATTAGATTAGTAAGTATAGGTAATCAAAAAGCTGGTAGTATTGCTGGCTGTCTAAGAAAGACTGGGTATATAGAAATAAGAGTAGATAAAGTAGGTTACAAAGCACATCGACTAGCCTTCCTCTATATGGAAGGTTATATTCCCGAAGTAATAGACCACGTAAATCGTATACGGAGTGATAATAGGTGGGCTAACCTTAGAGAGTCTAACAACCAAGAAAATTCTAGAAATAGAACAGCAAGGAGCAAATCAGGGTATTTGGGAATCTTTTGGCATAAACAAAAGCAAAAATGGGAAGTAAGGGTTGTAGATTCATACAAAAAGTTAGTACATGGTGGGTATTTTGATTTCTTAGATCTAGAATTAGCGGTTCAAAGAGCTAATGAACTACGTTTAGAACTACATGGGTCTAACGCTGTTATAGAAACTTTTGATCATACAAAACCCTTACCTACTTTAGAGGAATTAAATAAATGATTACAGAAATTCTTATTGGGTTACTAGTTCTTACTACACTAGTAGCGATTGGTGGAGTTATTGGGATTATAAACGCACGAAAAAACATGGAAAGTATGCTTATTACTAATGATGGACTACACCACCGCTTGCTAGAGCAAGAGCAAGATATTGAAATAGCCCAAAGACGCTCGGATATTCTTAAGGAAAAATTAAATAATATAGAAGCAATAGTTGGGAATAATAAATTACCTGCTAAAGTAATGCGTACACAGATAATCACGGAGATTAAAAAATGATGATGTTTATTCTAGCATTTTATATAATCGTGGTAGGGGTTCTAGTTACTAAGTACCATACATGGGCACCAAAGAATATAGTTAAGGTAGCACTATTTGTTATCCCAGTTCCACTTATTATACTTTCTATGTTACTGGTGATGTTAATCGGTAAAGTGACGAAAACCGATATTAAGCGCATTGCTGACGAATTGCAACAGTCCTGTGATATGGTTGAGGATATTCTTAAAGATGAAACTTAATTTTAACGAATTAAATACTTTGCATGAGCTGTTACAGTTTGTAAATAATAATATTAGTATTCCAGATGATACACTAGAAGTTCTCATGTTAATCGAGAAAAAGGTAGGGGTTGAAATTGAGGATTCTTGGAAACCACTTTCTATATTAACACCCCTTAATATGAAAGTGATTGTTAAAAATATTGAAACTGGAGAAGAATGTGAGATGGTTCGTACAGAACTGGCGAATAGTTACTCTCCAACGTCTGTAGTGATGCAACACGATGGTGTTTCCGAAGTTCTACAGACTGCTAATTATGTATGGCGTCTCCCATGATTGATTTAGTACCAATTACTGCGGGGCTAATAGCACTATTAGTGCTCGCAGTTTTCATTATTGTGGAGCAGGCCAAAGTAATAAGGAGACTTAAAAACAATGATAAAACGTCTTGTTTATCAGGCACCAAAGATTGTAACTGAGTATTTTATATTACTGCCTCAGATTGTATTTCTAACAGCATTATTTAATATATTTTTTCGACATCTAGGAATAACGGAAAATATCTTCTACACTTCTGAACTACTTCCTTTTATGTACGAAGGCATCATTATGGCAATTAACGGGGTTCGTAAATGACAGCACTACAACAACTACAGAATTACTGGTTTGATAACCAATTTAACGATCTCTTCATCCAGTTATTTGTCGAAACGAACGGACGCTTCAACTACCGATTCTTTAATAAGTTTCATGAAACAAAATTCTCACATACAGAAATTAATGCAGCGATCCAAGACCTAACTGGTTCTAAAGTAATTCAATATCGCGAAGTAGACTTTACACTAGATTGTTTTGGATTTGAATTGTTTAAGAAAGCATATAAATTTGGTAAGTTTGAAGATGCTCGTCAATGGGTTCACGATTTTTGGTATAACACCGATATTGTTCCTAGTCGCGTGCTGATTCTTAACTGGATTGCTAAGCAACATCCACCTAAAACGCAATCATCCTTCTTACCGACTGACACAGGAAACCTCTACCATGACAGAAAAGAAAAATCCATTATTGGAGCAGATGAAGGAGTGGGAGAGTAATATTGAATCTGGTCTAATAGACGGTGAAGATATTGTCAACTCCATGCTAGAAGTAACAGTAGATAATATTAATCCTATTTTGGCTGGAGAAACCTCAGATCTTATAGGACTCTCTAACACATTTGATTCTTTGGCTAAATTAGCTTTAGACGATGAAGAGATAACCAAAGAAGATCTCGCTACAGCTATGAATATGGCTATTAATGCTTACATCAGTAAACGTACTGATGAACTTGGTAAACAGATCAATAAGCGTGATGCTACGCTAGGTCTTATGGAAACGGCCACTATGTTAAGAAGTGGTAAACAACTTCATTAATTCTAGGGGCCAGGACTTAATTGTTCTGGCCTTTTGTGTTTTCAAGGAACTTTAAATGCAAGTGTATGTCCTTACTAGGGATATAAATGAGTATAATCAGGATGGTGAGTATTTTGTAAAAGTATTCGCTGAAAAGCCAAGTAAACAACAATTATTAGATGCTGGAGTACCGGAAGATCAGGCTAAGTGTATACTACAAGATAAAGAGTTTACTGGAGATGCTTACGAATGTTTCCACCTTAGTTGTGAGAGTATCTAATATGAGAGAGAAAGTAAATGAATTATTAATCGAGGAAGCTAATAACTTTCCAATAAATAGATTCATCAAATCGGATGGGTCTATTAATAGAACTAAGATTAAGCAGCTACACCCCGACTTTCAACAAGAAGCACTAAACCTTATATTTATCAAGAAAGCCATTGCAGCTCATGGAGCTTTCTTCGGATATGAGCGTGTAAATTATAAGACAATGCAACAGCAAGTCGAGATCTATTGTCCAGACCATAAGGGTTATTACTGGCAAACTGCTAGATCTCATTTAGAAGGGCATGGATGTCGACTGTGCGCACACAAGGTTGTGCAGCGTGTCACTGATTATGGAACTTATACCGTACCAGCATGTTACCATAAATTTGTAATTGACGATAATCATATAGTTTGGTATAATAAGTTTTCAAAGCTAAGAATGGAGATAAATAGTGAGTAGCTATATTGTATGGTCAAACCCACTAGCAGCACTTAGTAACAAACTATTTAAAACAGAATGGGGTAAAAACGAAATAAACTTAAGCAGTCGCCCAATACCAAACAAACACCCCTTAGTTCCAGAAGCTGTATAGGGTAGTAATAAATGGCGCAGAGTATTTAGTTGATAAATTTGACAGAAAACGTTTACTAGAGGGTATCTACGATAATTCTACATCAATAAATGAATTAGTAGAACATGCCCAAATATATAATAAGAGTTGGATGTTAATATGGAGATCATAGTAATTATTTTAGCAGTTATGTTATTTATTGTAACATTTGTATCATTTGCTATTATGCGCAGAGCTAGGGAACTAGCGGAAGATTTAACAAAATTACGTGGTGAGTTAGCTGCTCTTAAATTACAGCGTGAGGCTTTAAAGTTGTTTGTGGTTCAGGGTAGCCTAAAACATACAACAGAAGACTTCATCACATATCTCAAACGTTACATGGGAATTAAATAATGGAAACTCTTTTTCTTTTAATGCTTGTAGGTTCCCTGCTAGTTATACTAGCACTTCTACTAATCTGTAATATTCTTAATAATAAGAATTTAGAGTTAAAGTGTGAGAACCAAATCCTTAACCGTGAACTTAAACAATATAATCTAGCAGCTCATAAGCTGTTAGACAAACTGGAGAATAAATAATGACTTTATATGCACAACAATCTATTCAAGTAGTACCAGATCATGAACTGAATACGTGGGATTATAGCTTCAAAGATTTAACTGCCACTGTACAATTCAAATCTATGAAGCTAACCTTTGCACACACTAATATTAAAGCATGTAAAGATTTTGAAGGTAAGCTCAACAACGCTCGTAAGATTTTTGGCAAGGCTCGCATTCCAGCTGATAACCTTATTAATGCATTAATAGATGCTGGTTATAAACTCGTGAAGACTGAGGTGAACCGCCCTAGTACTCCAGTAACTATTCGGGATCCGTGGCAGTCAGGGCCAATTACAATGTGGAACAGTCCTAAAACAACGTCGGATTTGCACAATGTTCCGTGTGGTGGCGTCATAGAAAATAATTCCTCATATCGAGTTGGTGAAGATTATGGACCATCTGCACAGTTGAAACATACTCAAGAAGCTTTTGAATCTGACATGAAAAGCGTAGCGCCTGTGGACTCTGGAGTTTCTAGGAATCCCATCTACGTTACTCACTTAAGCAATCCTAGTAAGCATGGAAGTCTAGAAGATGCAATTATGGAAACACTGGGAGCTGCTCTTAACGAAGATAAGAGAGGTAGTTAATGAAAGAAGCATTTAAGTTTGCTAATATACTGTTTGAACCAACAGAGGATTCGTCGGTTTACTTTCTACAAATAACCGATGGTTCTACCGTACGACGTTATTTAACTGTATTAACCTTTGAGGCTATTACGCTTATTGAGACTATCAGAAAAGTCTCCTATGATTCAGAAGATGTCCAAACTATTGGATTCCTGAATTTCTTGAAAGAACAGAAATGCGCTGTGATCCCTATGAAAGAACATATTCCTGTTGATAGTACGGGAATACTAGAATCTTTCCCTCTTACTAAATATACTCAGCTACACTTAAAAGAGTATACTATATGTTTAGGAGAGGAAGAGTTTGAAGTTCCTAACCCAAGATTCTTATTTGAATTAATAAAGAAAACAGCCAAAAATAAATCTGATGCAAAAGATATTATTAATAATATCTTGAAACGTGAAAGAAGATTAGCAGCAACAGCTAGTGGACAGGCGGATGACATATGAGTATTAAAAAGAATTTAGCAGAGATTATTAAATTAGCTAGAGCTTGTAATGGAAAATGTGTTTCTCAACTTAATGAACTAGAGACACATGCAGTAGCGTTTTGTGCAGAGTTTTATCCTGCGTACATTAATGCTAGTGGACAGCCTAAATATAATAAGGATGCGGAAGAAGTTACATTAGCTCCTTCATATATTAGTATACGTCGTCTGATTCAAACTGTTGACCCTACTATTAAAGGATTTTCAGCAGATTCATTCCATGTCTTTGCGGATAAAGAACTCCCACATTTTAAAGAAGGAAGTGCAAAGACAGCCTTAGAATGTTATCCTAAGATTTTGATAATTCCACCTAAGCAATGTAAGTATGATCATCTTCCTAGACTTACAAAGAAAGTAGAACCACCTTATTCTTCTCTATCTGAATTAAAGCTAGGAATTGTATCTATACTTGCGCAGGTTCATCTAAGTATAGTTGACGACTCAACAACATCTAACCCTATTCTAGATGCTGCACATTTCGAAATCTTACGTGATCCTGAACAGGCTAGAAAAGTTGCGAAGTCTGTTAAGTTTGACATCTCAACAATTCTTGATACGATGCAGGATACGAGACCTAGAGGAAGTGTAGATTATTCTGCGCTAAATTCCGAGTCATCTTACCTAGCAACATTCCTTTTCATGGCATCGAAGGGAGTCATACTCAAAGTCAATCACGATGTATAAACGTTAACGAAAAATTCTTGACAGATATCCAAATGCATGTTATAATAATCTCATAGATTAAAAACATCAACTTGTTTTTACCTCTAGGCCGTAGATTTACATCATTCCTCGTAGGAAAACACTTGATGACGGTTCTGTTTGCAGGTTCTCGTCAATTGTTCTTCCACACCGAGACTTAGGAGGATGTATCAAATCGCACGCGCCTAGAGGGGCTAACTCTCATGAAATGGGGGTATATTAACTTTTAAATAACTGATAAATATTTAAAGGCAATATCTGTGTTCAAGATGATACACTTGTTGCCGCTCATCTGCTAGGATGGCACAACACTTTCTTCTAGACTCCTAAGTTTCTAGGAATAGTTGAGCACTAACTCTAGAGTTTACATTAAACTTTAAATCTGTTTCTCTAGCCAACTCAGGCGGTTTTCATGTTCCTAGAAACTCTAGCAATAGGCGGTTAATATAGGGCGGTTATAGGGAGGGCGGTTATTTCTAGGAGACATTTTTTGAAAACACATTTCTGGATTTTACTGTCGGATTTGCACATTGTGTTTCTAGAAATTTATGGTCGGATTTGCACAAACGCCTAAGTTTTTAGGAACATATAATCTCTTGAAAATAGCAGCATTATTTCGGGCCGAAGGCCCATGATTGCCTGAGTTTTTAGGGCCACAAGAATTTTCACTTGTCAAGCTATTTTGCCCCATTTTGCTAATAAAATTTTACTTTTTCTGCACCTATCTCAAATCTCCCCAAATTATCTCAACTATTCCCCAAAATCCCCGCAAATCAGGTGCTCCGCACCAATCCTGCGCCCACTTCCTTCTAGTCCCAAAATTTCTCTCGCTCTCTCATCTTCTCCACAAACCCATACAATCACACACCCTCTCATCGAAGTCATAAAAATTTCATCGGATTCGCACATCTCAACACATGTCGGATTTGCACATACTCTAGCTAATTCCACAGGATTCGAATAGGGCGGTTATAGGGAGGGCGGTTATTTTCAAATATAAAAATTTCACTTGCACACTTTCGAAAATTTTGTTATAATATTACTTCATAGGAGGAATTTTATTATGTCAAGATATATACCTATCGAATATGCACAAATGAAAGACTTATTTTTTATTGACCCATCAAGTCCCAGTGGACTGAGTAGATTACCTAAAAGAAAACATACAGGCACTTTAAGGGACGACGGAAAAGGTAGGAAGTCTTATGTGGTCTTTGTATCTGGGGTGGGAACCCTAGCAGTTTCTCGGATTGTTTTCTGCCTACATAACGGCAGTATTGATCCCGAGTTGCAGGTAGATCATATAGATCAGGATCCCACTAATAATTCTCCTGAGAATCTAAGACAAATACCTGACTATAAAAATGCTAGAAATCGCAAAAATACCAACAGTAAAACAACCAATCTTCCAAAATATATTCGTGTTGCTAGAACTACCTCAAAGGGTAATAATAACCGGGCTTATGTCCCTACTAGTAATGGTACCCACCCTAACTGTCCAAATAATCTAAAATTCCTAGTAAAATGGAGGAATAAAATTTAAGGGTCGAATTGGCACACTACCAAAAATGGGTCGAATTTGAAAATACATGCCCGAACGTAAAACCCGTGGAGCAATGTCGAATTTGCACAAAAGCGCAGGGCAATTGCCCTGCTCGCCTGAATGCAAATGATAATAAAAATCAATCTCATTTAAAAAGTGAAATGCAAATGATAATGATCCTCATTTAAAAAAGGGAATGATAATTATCCAAGAAGTGAAATGATTCTCATTTAGAAAGGGGAATGATTATAATTTAGAAAGTGGAATGCAAATGATAATGATCCTCGTTTTAAAAATGGAAGTGAACAAACATTGGTTATTAAGGTTCTCCCACAGACTTTATTTAAACGCACGATTTGGATTTGGACAGAATCCTTACCCCTTTTGGAACCCTTTATTAACAAGACTTTCCCCACACCCTTATCCCAACCGGTTATAAATATCAGAGATCTGCCTATGTTAGTGGAATAAGCCCAAATATTAGGCGTTAAAAGCGCTCTTGAGATCCCCATTCCTCACGCCGTTTATCATTGTGGGGGGGGGATTATCAAAAAAGAGAGGGGGGTATTCTCCCGGAAGTGGGGTGAAAAACGGGGTGGACTCGTGCCCCCCGCTTTTGTATAGCACCC